ATCCGCAACTAGCACTGTTTCCAGAAGTAATGCTATAGAAATAATATAATTTCCTTTTACCACACTCGCAAATAAAATAATATTTATCCCCGCATCCCTGACTTATTTCATCTGGCAATTGCTGGTGGGAATCAAGTATTAACTTTCCCCATTTTTGTTTTAACCAATATTCTTTTGGATGAGTATTGCAAGAGTAGCATGATTTACTCTTATGGTTATATACATCAACAAATTGTATATTTGAGGATTTCCCGCAATCACAAATAAAATAATATTTATCGGATGTTGCCATTCTCCATGTATCTGGTAATTCTTGGTTTGGATCAAGTATCAAGTCTCCCCATTTTTGTTTTAACCAATATTCTCTGGTTTGTATATTATCACATCTGCATGATTTGTCTTGTCGGTCAATTAATTTAATAAATGTGTGGTAAATAGTTTTTCCGCAAGTGCATTTAAATATAAATTTTTTGCTGGATCGTACTCCCCATTTGTCTGGTAATTTTTGATTCGGTGAAATAGAATAATCTCCCCAATGTTGTTTTAACCAATATTCTTTACTTTCTTTTTTAATCAAGGTATAACTCCTATGATTATTATATCAACATAAAAATAACATTTCAAATGCATAAATATTTATATGGCAAAGTTTAGTGAAAGTTCAGTATTAAAAAAACCAAATATTACAAGTTCATATTCTGCTTTAGAAATTCGGGAATTAATGAAATGTTCGGACCCAATCAATGGTCCATTATATTTCATGTCTAATTATTGCTATATTCAGCATCCAACCCGAGGAAAGATTTTATATAAGCCATATTCATATCAAATAGGAATGGTAGGTATATTTCAAAATTATCGATATTCTTGCAACTTAGTAAGTCGTCAAATGGGAAAAACTGCAACGGCTGCATTATATTTGTTATGGGTATCTATGTTTAATCCAGATCAAACTGTTTTAATTGCTGCAAATAAAATGGCGGGTGCATCAGAAATTATAAGCCGTGTTAAATTCGCATATGAAAATTGTCCAGATTTTGTTAGAGCAGGGGTATTAGAATACAATAAACAAAGTATTGTATTTGATAATGGTTCTCGATTAATCGCGCAATCAACAACTCCTACTACTGGTCGTGGATTATCGATTTCAATGTTATATTGTGCAGATGGTGAAACCTCATTTGTAACTATTAAAAATAAGCAAACAGAGGAAATTGAAAATATATCAATGTTGGAGTTATATAATAGATTAGTAAATAAAAATACCTCTATTGCCGATAATATGAACTATTCAATCTTATCATCCAACGGATGGAAAGATTTTAAGGGAATTTCTTGTAATCGCGCCGCTAATAAAAAAGCTAAAAAAATAATATTTGAAGATAATAGTTTTGTTATTGCAACATTAAATCATAAATTTTTAAAAAATGATAAATGGATAACTGTTAAAGAATTGAAGACGGGTGATTCGTTACAAGGAGATAATACTAGTATTAAAATTAAAGATATAAAAGAGGATACGCTAGAAGATACGTATGATTTTTATGAAGTGGACGGGCATGAATATATTCTTAATGGTGTAATAACTCATAATTGCGATGAATTAGCATTCGTTCGGTCATCGTTTGCATCAGAATTTTGGAGTTCAATTGTTCCTACATTATCAAGTGGTGGGCGGTGTATTATTACAAGTACCCCGAATAGCAGTGATGATTTATATGCGCAAATATGGTTTGGTGCAAATGATATATTAGATGAATATGGAGATACCAGAAAAGATGGTATAGGAAAGAATGGATTCAAGGCATTTTCTGCAAAATGGGATGAGCACCCCGATAGAGATCAAGCATGGGCAGATGAGCAATTATCGCAATTAGGAGAAGAAAAATATAGAAGAGAAGTATTATGTGAGTTTGTTATTGCAGAAGAAACGCTTATCAATTCTATCTTTCTTTCTGCTATGCAAGGATCGGAACCTCTATACAAAACTGGTCAAACTCGGTGGTATAAGAAGCCAGAAAAAGAAGGCATTTATATTGTTGCGCTTGATCCAAGTATGGGAACGGGTGGTGATCCAGCCGCCATTGAAATTTTTGATGCAAGAAGCCATGAGCAGATTGGAGAATGGACTCATAATAAAACTGGTATTGAAAAGCAAATAGAAATAATGAAAGAAATTGTTGGATATTTGTCCGATATATCTGGCAGTAAGGATAATGTTTATTATTCAGTGGAGAATAATACATTAGGAGAAGCTAATTTAGTAGCTATTAGGTCAGTTGGAGAAGAAAATATCAATGGTTATTTCCTATCTGAGCCACATGTAAGAAGTTCAAAAATATATCGTAAAGGATTCAATACTACTCCAACTTCGAAGCTTGCAACTTGTTCTAGAATTAAGACCGAGATTGAAATGAAAAAGATGGCAATTCATAGTAAGAAATTTATAAGTGAATTGAAGTGTTTTGTTTCTAACGGAAATAGTTATAAAGCAAAACCCGGAAAAACTGATGATCTAGTAATGGCCGGGATTCTTGGTATAAGAATGTTAGATATAGTAAAGAATTTTCTTCCGATAGAATCAGTTGAAGATGATGACGATGAGTTTTATGATTTTGATACGGCATTGCCATTCATATATAACAGATACTAAATATCTCTATGAGCACTCAACAGTTTTTTTCAGATAATAATATGCGTAGTTGGATAGTACAAATCCAACGATTGTTTAGTAATTTTACGGTACAATATGGACTTGATTCAAATGGTGCGCAGATGTATTCCAAAATCCCGGTAATTTGGGGAGATAGTACATTTAATGCGTCCACTATTCAAAGATTGAATTCAGAAAATATTATGCCAAGCGTTCCTCTTATGTCAATATATATTACTGACTTAAAACCAAACGCATCTAGAAGGCAGAATCCAACTTATGTAGAAAGTAAACAAGTAAGAACAAGACAATGGGATGAAGCCACTGGGAAATATCTAGCCGGGCAAGCAAATGCTTACACGATAAGCAGAATAATGCCAGTTCCTTATGATTTATCTTTTAAAGTGGATATAGTTACATCAAGTACCAATCAAAAATGCCAGATTTTGGAACAGCTTTTGCCTTTGTTTAATCCAGCGTTGGAAATTCAAAAAAATGATAATTATTTAGATTGGGAGAGTTTATCTATTGTTGAGCAAAAAGATATTCAATGGAGCAATAGAAGTATTCCAACTGGTACAAGCGGAAATGATAGTTTATATGATGTATTCACCATGACTTTTCAAACTCCTATATGGATGAGTCTTCCTGCCAAAGTTAGTAAAATGGGAGTTATTTTCAAGGTTATCAATAATCTTTCCGGATATGATGGATTAAGTGACTTAGTATATGGAACAAGACAAGTAGTTACTTTCAATAATTATGGTTTATATGTTGAAAATAATACTATTCGTATATTGAATCAATTCGTTCAAGCACCATTTGCCAATGTTTCAAATACTTCAAATTTGTCTCCACAAAATGCAATTACAAATTATGCATTATATGGTCAGCCATTAGAATGGAGCGGAATATTAGCAGCATATGGAAATATTCGACCCGGATTATCTAAGATTGGGTTGACGTATGATAATAGTGATAGTGAAATATCAGGAACAATTACTATTTCAAATAGCGATCCAACAATAGTAAATTATTCTATTGATACTTCTACCCTACCATCTAATAGTATTTCTTCTATTAATGGCGTAGTTAATCCATATGATACATTTTTTACAAATCCAAATGTTGGAGATAGCTATATTATTACTTCCAATATCGGATCAGATTGGCCATATTCCCCAGCAATACCCGTGGCAAATACAGCTAATCAAAATGATATTGTGACTTATAACGGGAATGCATGGATTACTACCTTTGCCTCTGCAAATAATAGTGGTAATGTGAATTTTGTTTGGGATAACGCTAGTAATGTACAATATCAATGGAATGGTAATGCTTGGGTGGATGGCTGGTATGGACCATATCCAAATTATAAGTGGCGATTGATTATTTAAGCTTCTTGGCTCCTTTCTTAAATTTGTTATCATTCTTTATTCGAATACTCGAAAGAAGCCGTCTTTCCAATTCATCAGCCAATTCATCACCAAATTGTTCTTGAATAGATTCAATTAAAGAAATAGCACTGGAAATAATATGAGTTCCGCGAGACTCAATAACCAGTGCCATTTCTTTTTCAGTAGAGATATCAATTAATGATTCCAATAATGATTTTGTTTTTTCTTTCATAATGTTATTTATCAGGAAGCTATTGCCGTTCTTCCGAGTAGCAGTGGTTCATCAGATAGATGCGTCTTCCATTCCAGCCGCTCTAAGTCGAGAAATATTTCCGAGCATAAAACTCTTTTGTTCCAGCGCTTTGATAATTCCCAAGTATTTATTTCTTATAAGAGCAGTCTCGTTGATGATTAATGAATATTGAATTACTTCATCTTCGGCATCGGAATATTTTTCAGCATCTCGGGATGATAGTTGCCTATTATATCCTTCTAAGTATTTTTGATAATGCTTTTTATGAATGCAAGTATATTGAAGTTCTAAAAATTTTAAGATAGCTTCTATTTCTTGTAATTGGCTAAAAGCTACTTCGGTGATGCCGGGTAATCTGGCTTGATTTTGTTCCAGATTACCCTTGATAGAAGTATCTTTTCTTAGATTTTCTAATTCCTTTTCATAAAATACAATACATGAATCTAATTTAGATACATCATTCGAAACTATCGAATACCATCCCATTTACTCTCCCTCATCATCTTCCATAGTATCTTCTTCGTGTACATTAGAATATGCATCTGATAAATCCACATCCAATGATATAATGCTATCAATTTCTTCGGTTTCTAGAGTGTTATCTAGATAAAGCATAATCTGTTCTGCTGCATGCTTTTGTTCTTTGCGAGGGATATATTCTAAAAGTTGCTGCCAGCATTCTACAAAAATTTCCGTATTCATGAGTCTCCTTACTTGGTGCAAATATCGTGGATAATATTATCCACGATATTTATCTATTCCCCAAGCCAATAGATTTTTCTTAATTAATCTGTTGGCGTTGTGGGGATGTTCATTAATTATTGTCTGAATTAGAGTCTTCATCTGCTCCTATTAAATCTTGCTCTGTTTTGTGTAGTATTTTACTTTGATCCCATTCTGACATAATTAAATCTAATATACCGTCGGTGTTTGAAATATACTCTTTTCGCCAATACTTGTGCTGATTTCCGGAATTATCTGTATATACATATCTGTTGCCTTCTTTGATAATGGTATTTTGTTTTAAAACAAAATTAAATAGTCCAGAATATATGGACATGCCAGCATCATATGGAATAAATATTTCAACAGATTCAAATGGTTTATTGTATCTAGACTTAACCACTTTGCATTTAGATCGAATTCCAAAGACTTCGCTTCCTTTTGTTCCATCTTCATCTTCTTTTAACTTAAAATAATTCATAGTGACTATGATACTTGCTGCAAAAATTGCGCCAGATCCACCAGAAATTATATCATCACTATACTTATCTTGTGAAGAATAAACATGATTTGTACATACCATGCCAATATCTAAATCTCCGAACATATTAACACAATTAGTTACTAGGGCTTTAAGTTGTTTGGGTTTAATACCCATATCACCTTTAAGTTCCCCATCATTAAATTGAGCAACTTGCGCTTCAGCCATTAACATACCAAGACTATCTAGCACGAATAATACTTTGGGCCTAGCATCTTCTGGAAGTTCTCTATATTGAGCTATAAATTCACTAATTAATTTAGCAACATCAGAAATCATTGCCATATTAATTTTTAAAAGTTTATCTTCGCTAGTATCAACTCCTAGTTTATGTAGCCAACTTTCATCAATTGCATTTTCTGAATCAATTAGCACGACAAAAATTCCTTGTTCTTGGGCATTTTTCACAATATTTCCAGAGGCCAAATATGATTTGCCACTTCCGCTAATACCAGCAAATATTGTCAACTTCCCCAGTGGGATTCCTTTAAAAAAATCTCCCGAGATGAGATAGTTTAAACAATAATTTCCAGTTGAAATCCATGTTTTTGGATCGCGGAATCCTATACTCATGCCTGTGATACTTTTTGTGATTGCCTTTCTAAATTTTGATAAATCAAACGGTTTACTCATATTTTCTCCATGATGTAATGAAGCCCGCGAACGAATTCACAGGCTTCGGCTATCCTTGGTATATTGTTTATTGTTTGTGTGCTCGATTCCTAACTAAATCTAGCAATGCTTGTGCAGACTGCTTTGGTGAAGTTGTAGCAGGGGTGGATGGTGTTTCTACCGTGAAGGTGGGAGTATGCGTGACTGGAGCAGAATCAGCCGCATTGTGGGTATCTTCTGGAGCATTATGTTGTGATTCCGATGATCCTGCCACGGTTGTTTTTGCAGAAGTGGGAGCATTTACTCCAAATGGGCGATAATGATTGCCCCAACGCTCTACATCATATTCCGCACCATCAACTGATGCTTCAAACATCTCGTTGATAACTGCAATATCTTGCTCATTTGGTTTCTTTCCAATGAATTCAGAAAGATTGAATAGGCCATACTTATCAATTGCAGCCAATTCATCCTCGGTAAGAGAACTTTCTCTGCGAGAAAAAGCAGAAGTACCATAGTCAGCATATTGGCCTTTATTAGTCTTGATGATACGAAAATCTAGACCATGCTGATAATCACAAGGAATTTCCATGATATCTGGATCATTCATTACAGTGGATTGAATAATATTGAAAATCTGCTTATTCAATTGAAATAAACGAATTGGATTTTCTGGAGAAGTTTCCTCAGTGATGCGACTTTCCCGAACAAATCCTTGGAAAAGATAATTCACACGACGATAGTAAGTTGATGCAGTCTTCTTAATACTTTCGTCGCCAGATTCCTTTGCCAAAGTATACATATTGCGTACTTCATTTGCAATTGTATCCTGAGACTTTAGATCATCCCACTGAGACATTGATGGAATAGTAACTGTAACTGGCTTTGATGATTGTCCCTTGATTCCGCTAAATGGAAGACGAACAGTATGCTTCTCTTTCCAGAACCATGCATTATTAGGATCGCCGTCTGGAAGATAGCGAAGAGCAGTAGCTAAACTTGGACTAGCTTCAGCATTGAAGAATGGATAAAAAACTCCCCCGCCACTATTTGGTGTAAAAGCTTTCTTTTGTTCTTGCTGTGCTAGACGATTACGAAGTTCCTGAAGTTTTGATGACATTGCCATGATTTTGTTTCTCCTTAAAATTAAACCATATTAGGTTATTGTTAATTGCCCATGTTTTGGAAGTTATATTTTTACTCCCCTTCCTTATTACTATCCAAGTATATCAACCAAAAATTAACTATTCAAATGTTTCTTTTTCTGAGGGAAGTTTTAACTTCCCTATTACTTATTTATCTTATCAAACAAAAATTAACTATTCAAATGTTCCTTTTTTACTTGATGGAACCGAATCAGATTCGTCCTGATCATGAGTATTTAGCAAACTCAACGGAGATATTTCTCCTGATAAGTTTTGCAATTTTTTTAATTGTTTCTTACTTCTAAATCTATTAGGAACATCGGCGGTAACATAAGTTAACGGAGATGGGTAATAACCACTTAAATTATCACCTTCTGATAATATCCATTGATCAAATTCGTCTTCTTCTACAATATGTTGGGAAGAATGGTATGCTCTCATAATATAAGGGATGGCATCTGTGCATTCTTCATCTAAGGATTGATCATTGAATAATTCATATTCATCTGTGGGGAATTCTTGATTTAAATTTGCAAGAGACGGAGAATTCTTTTTATATCCACCATCACTTATTAAGCTAGAAAGCATTTTTTTGATTTGAATACATCGATTTTTACCGGATTCCAGCGCAGATATCTCTTCAGGAGAAGAGGCATTATGCTTCATGGTGTGAATGAATTTATGAATGGATTGCAATTCATCCACAAGCGATACAATTGATTTTCCGATGGAATCATACGGAAGACCACCATTATCAATGTGTCGGGCCATTGCTCTCGCAGCAAGCAATGATTTAAAGGGAAGCAAGAATCGTTCTCCATTTGAGGTGGTTACATAAATTCTATCTATCCTTCTTGATCGGGCATTTTTAATTGATGGATCAATTCTATCATTGTGCTTGATGACAATTTGCATATTATCTAATGGTTGACGGCTGGTTTTCACAGAACCATCAATGGGACCAAAGGTACTTTCAAACATTGGTTCTAAATCAGATTTTTCAAGAGTACTTTTATTAATATTTCTAACATCAAACCCAAGTACATGGGTTTTAGCAAATTGTCGTATTTGCTGAAGAAAAGCATACCATTCATCTTGTGCTTCTCCAGATAAATCAGATAACTCTTTTCCAAAATATATTTTAACTGAATTAATACTAGAAGAATCATCTAATAAACTAATAACAACACAACCACTATCTTTTTTATTTTTAGTAACAAAATCAAAAGTAAAAACTTTAATGTCTTCTGGTTTAGTAACAGTTTTTCCGCTCTCATCAATTCCCGGTCCAAGAGAAAAACGAGTTGTTAAAAAATTGAATAAATCAGATGATATATTTTCTTCTGGTACTGGCATAATAAATAATACCTCACTAAGAGATATTTATCTTTTATATAAAAGAAAATCCCCACCAATTGGTGGGGATTTTTAAGTCCATAGACTTCTTCGAAGTTTAATCAATTCAAGAAGTTTATTATCTTCTTCTTTTTCATATTGAGTATCAATATCTCTCATTTTATTTAAAAGATTTGATTTATCTTTATTGGTGTTACCCATCCCGGATAATAAATCAGCCGTTCGTGGATGATTTTTATCATATTCTTCCAAGCCAGATAATACGTAAGATGATTTTCTATTTTCATATACTTCTGTATACCAAGTATATAATTCTAAAACTTTCATAGCTTTGAAAGCTTGATCCGTTGGAGTGTTATAAAATGGAGAATCAATGGCAGTTCCCATTTCCTTATCTAATAATAGTGATTTTTCCCAGTTTAAATAATCAATTCCAGCTTCTTTGCATCTGCCATGTTTGAATTTATATTTTTTATTTTTGCTTTCATCACTCCCGTTACTCCATACACTCATATGAGCAACTTCGCTCTCGACATATTTTACTAAAGTATCAAATAGACAATAAAACATACGAGTATCAATGTCATAATATTGTCCTCTCTTCAAATGTTTCGAAGTGGCGGTAAGTGCGTGAATTTTTGATATATATCTATTATTGATATAAGTATGAATGATATGATATATATCAAGAGGGAGCATGCAAACATCTTGTGCAAATATCAACCCGGTGTCTGCAATCCAATATCGAATGGGATGTTTTATTTTAATATTCATAGTCCATTCATCCCACTCTTCGGCAGTTGCAGAACGTGGCTTAGATCCTTTTAATAAGAATCTAGCCAATCTGCTTTCAGACCAATAATTATATCTCGGACCACTTGCAAAAAATAACATAAATCTCCTTAATATAATGCCTCATATGAACAATATGAACTATCTTCATTTCTTGATAGAAAATATTGACGGACATCATCCCGTAATTTTGATTTGTTTCCTTTCCATATAACTAATCCTTGATCATCATAGCATATATCTGCATTTGGGTCAAATTTATTATCTTCCAAAATCTTCCAACGAGTCTCATAACCACGATTGCGAAGATCACCGTGCCATGTGTGAGTAATAAAATTATCAATATATCCGATATTTCCTCGTACAACATTATACGCATTATCAGTCCAATGTATAATAGAATTCACATAAGCCGGATCGCAATGAATAATTTCTTCTCTATTATTAAAAGGACAACCAACCAAGCCAAGTGCAGTAAATAAATCTCCTGATCCTAATACGCAAAAATCAATCATTCCACATACATTTTCAAAAGATTCTTTTGTCCATGCCCAAGCACCGCCAACAGCACCAATATTTGGACCATTATATGATTTTGAATAAGCAATATCATCGCTAGAAGAAGTAATGAGTGGTTGAGCAACTGCCGCGAGTTTATTTCGATCACATTTAAAATAATTATGATAGCAATACGCAAAACTTGGACGACACCACATCGGGCGATAATCTGCGGTCATGAATGCGTATCCAGAGAACAATTGGACCCAATCATAGTGCTGCATCTTTTCAATCGCTTCTAGTGCCCAATCTTCGCGAGTAAAGTGGAAATCTCCATCAATATATGCTGCATATTTCCAATCTGATGGAAGATGAGAAACTGCAACATTAATAGCATTTTCTTTAGTCCAAACAATATCTTTTGCTCTTAATTGAATTACATTATAATAGTTGTCATGCGGAATCTCAAATGGACGATCACCATATGCAATTTCGACAATGTATAATTTAATATTTGAAGTATGTTTAAATTGATTTAGAAATAATTGAAAAGAGTTTTTTCGTGTTTGTGAGCGAAGTGGATTTGAATATACCGAAATGGTATGTAAAATTTGTGATGACTTCCATTCGAAAAGAGTATGCATTATTTTCTCCAAAAATATAGGTAGGAAAATTCCTACCTATATTTAGATATTTTTCATGCATGAATAACGTTGATACCAAGTTTTTTATAAGCCTCGATAACAGATTCTTTGTCATCAATGGCCGTTGTTGCAATATTTGTAATGGGAATATGAGAAACGATTTCTCCCTTCACAACGTAATCTGGACGCCGGTCATTGCTTGATCGCATGAAAATATAATCAAATTCAAGTTTTGCGATTTTACGAATCCAATCAATCGTGTCATATTGATAAGTATCTGGCCGTCCAGTTACCACACAAATAGTATGAGTTTTTGCTAATTCTTTTACAATTGCAATATTCTTCTCAATGGGAGAATCTTTACTCATCAACGAAAAATACATATTCCAGTTTTTCTTTTCTGGTAATAGATATTGCTCTCGGTGAGAACCATCTGCTATCGTTCCATCTAAATCTACAATCAATATTGGTTTATTATTCCAATTAATAAGATCATTGAATAGCGCAGTTTTGCAAATAATAGCTTGACCAATACGTTCTGACCCAGTTCGCAATGAATCTCGGTGAATGCATTCTTCAATCGAAGTATCCATTATTTTTGTTTCAAAGGTAGCAGAATATTCTCTTGCAAACTCCTTCCAAAGATTTTGATTATGAGCACTTACGTTTGTATCATCGATGACCACAGAAAATCCATTTTCTATCATGGTTTTCACCATATTCTTTTCAATGGCAACAACCGTCTTTTCTCTGTCCCTTGACCAAATTCCTCCAAAGAAATCTTTACGAATTGAATCACGATTCACCCGCAACCAATTTTTATCGGTCTTAGTTAAATTATTACAAAAGGTAGATTTACCAGAACCTTGCAATCCCCGTAACATTAAAATTTTCATATGTAACTCCCTTCTTACAGAGTCCCGGTATCACATTTCCAAATAGCAGGACTTGGAATTGATACTACTCGCTCTGGCTGTTTATTTCCGCAAGTTGGACAAATTACTTTATCTGAAACTTTTTGTAGCTTTGAAAAAGATGTATTGCATTTACTACATTCATATTCGTAAATTGGCATATTATTCTCCTATTGTTCCATTTGATATTGAAACTGTTCTTCTTCTGATAATATTGAAATATCTTCTCGCCGTCTAACAAATTGATAGTTATAAATATTCTCAATTACAAAATATTTTTGATTGATGGTGCTGCATATAATATTTCCTATGAATTCCTGTGTATTATCAAAAAATTTAACAAAATCTCCGGATGAAAAATTTGATACCACTTGTAAATTTATTTGATGCAATTTAATAATAGAATATTGAAGTCCATCGCTAATTGAAGGAGCAATGTGCCTCTGAAACACATACCTATCTGTATTATCTGTTAAAGACAAAAACACAATTAAATCATCTTGCCATACATCGCTAACAATATATGGTGCATCTTTGATGCCATCGGGATCAGTGATCTCCGTTAGAAGAATAATATCGCCTTTATTCAATTCATTCCCGTAGCTATCAATCATATTTTCCAGTCCTTTCATCGTAATATCTAGAATCTTCTGATGAGAAAACGCATTTTCGTTCTTCTTTTGTAAGATTTGCCCCCCATCCAGAAAAATTAAAATCCGGATACTTCCCAGTTAAATCATAATACGCTTTCTCAATAGCATTTCTCATAGGACCATCAGCACCAGATGGAAGGTTAGGTAAATCAATTCCGCCAATTTTACATTCCCAAATTTTCATTGTTCCATCTGCCATTGTAAGTACTCCTCATCACTCATTTTATAGACAGTGCTATCATATATTTTTCTGGTTATATCATTTCCATAAATTGCGCTATTATCATTGATATAATTTTCAAGATGAATTTCCAACCATTCTGAATAACATTCAGTTATCACGCCAACATAAAACTTATCATCATATACAATGGATTTTACCCAAACATACTCACCTTTCTTGGTATTTGTGGTAGATGCTATTAATTCCAAACTAGTCCTCCATGCAATATTGTAAATATTCTTCATCTGATAAAAGATATATTTCTTCAAATGATACTACTCGAAAACTGATATTAGATTCACTCCCACAAACACATCTAAAATATACGTGGTCGCCACAGCATTCAATAATTTTCCCAACTTTTGGACCGTCGAGATACCGGGCATTCACATAACAATGCTTTCCGAGAAGATCAGACGACGCAGATAATATCCGAGTCATAATTAATATTGATCAAACTCGTCATAATATTCATCTCTGCGAGTTTCCTTTAAATTTTCTTTTGATTCTTTTTGAATAAGAGAATTTTCATCATCCTCGGTATCGTAATAATCTTCTTCAAAGTCTTCCATTATTCCTCCATTTTATATTGAACAATTTCCTCATCTGATAGTAATTCAATGTCTGCTTCTGGACGATAAATGTATCGTTCTTTCTCTGGATTATTATTCATGTTTCTATAGCTAATGGTCCACCCACCTTCCGAATCTGGCGTAATCAGTTTCCCAATAATCATTTGCTTTGGATGTGTTCCAAATAGATATGCTCGTACATAATCATTTGTTTGCATAAAACTCTCCTATAATTCCATTTTGTATTCAAGTATTTCTTCTTCCGTCAATTTTTCCATTTCATAGCCTTGGTAGTAATAAATGGCCCCGTTAGTAGACAAACTTGCTTCTCCAAAAACGTTAATAAATTCAACTTTACATATAATATAAGTGTTGTCAACGTTAAATCTAACATAATCACCAATTTTCACCATTCACAATTCCATCCTATATTGTAAAGCTTCTTCCTCACTTAACAATTCCAATGATTTTGGTGTGACTGAATTAGTAATGCGGGAATTGCTATTATCACATGACAACCATTTTACATATACACTTGGATAATAAATGGCGGTTATAATTCCAATCATATTCTTATGATAAGTATATTCCGGGAATTGGTACGGATCATTAATCCGTACCATATCTCCATAGGTTCCGTCATTTCCATCGCCCAGTATCATTTAACTCCTCTCCACTTTCATAGACTTGGCGACATGTTCTGCAAAAGAAAGAAGCTCTTCTTTTGTAGTAAATCGATCATCCAGAAAAGCGTCTTCCGTCTTCTCAAGTACCTTTTTGAATTCTGCACCAGCCTTGAAACCAAGAGCAAGAAGATCGTTGCCATTTACCAGCGGAGTAGCATTGATCTTATCGGTATTCTCTTCAAAGAAATCATGAATAAACTGAATATTTTCAAGAAGTCCATTGCTTGCCAGAGAATCAAAAAGACCAAGCTGCATCAGTTCTTCAAAATTACGATGACGGCAAAAACGAACCACCTTGCTCTTCTTCATATGCATCACATTCATAAACATCATATGATTCCGAACATGAGAAGATACCACATTGATAGTATCCTTATCAAACTTCATACGACGAAGAATGTTAACTGCGATACCTGCTCCAACCTTTTCATGACCTATAAATTGAATCTTGCCATTTTCGGTAATATTCTGAGTAGATGGCTTGCCGATATCATGCAGAATCATTCCAAGAGCAAGATTGGGAGTAAGCTTTTCAGTATTTACCAGAAACATTTTCACCGTGTGATTGAAAACGTCTCCTTCTGGATGATTCTCGGCACCCTGCTTGCATCCGATAAGAGAGATAAGCTCCGGCATAACAAACCGAAGAAGCCCCGCTTCCTTGAGGATAGTAAGCCCCTTTGCAGCATTGGGCGAAGTGATGATCTTCATAAACTCTTCGCGAATACGCTCAATTGAAATATTTTCCAGACGGAACCCATTTTCCTTGATGGAATTAAGAGTATTCTCTTCAATGGTAAAATCAAGAACCGTTGCAAATCGAACTGCTCGAAGAATGCGAAGGGCATCTTCCTTAAAACGAATATTCGGATCACCAATTGCGCGGACAATCTTGTTCTTGATATCTTCCATTCCGCCAAAGAAATCAATGAACTTTTCGTTTTCGTCCATGATAATAGAATTAACAGTCAGATCACGTCTGCCGAGGTCTTCTTCGACATTATTAACCAGATCAACATTATCTGGATGACGATTATCTCCGTTAGAATCATAAGATTCCTTGCGGAACGTTGCCACCTCGAAAGAAAATCCATTGCGCTTAACCAAAGAGACACCGAAAGCTTCTCCAATAAAGCCGGAATCAGGAAAAATAGCATGAACCTGATCTGGAGTAGCATTCGTACAAATATCAAAATCCTTGGGAGTAAGACCAAGCAGAATGTTCCGGCAAGCTCCCCCAACGATAAAGGCGGAGAATCCAGATTCCTTCAGTTCTTTAACAATTTCAAAAGCGGTGTTTTTCATGGCGGCTCCCTCTATCAACAATAATATCAAAATAGTAGGAAGATGTCAACTATTATTTGAAGACCGTAGAATCAGGATAATCTCCTTCTTCATATTGTAAAAGTTTCAATCGAAGTTGTTCAAAACTAATAGGCACATATTGATTTGAATCAACCCCAACATCGATCCTCTTCTTACTTTGTGCAAGATTTCCATGGCAATGACCATGTACACTCACATATGATTTTGGAAATTGCATTAGTGGATAATGAGAAAGATAATAACGAATATGATTATCCTTTATCATATCAGCATATAAAATTTTATCCCATCCATTTAATTGAATACTCACTTTATCATGATTCCCAACTAAAAGAATCTTTTTTCCGTTTAATCTTGACAAAATCTGCTGTGCTTGGGCTTGCGTACATTTAAGTGCGAAGTCTCCCTGACAATAGATTGTATCATTTTTATGTACCGCATTATTCCAATTTTTAATTAAAGTTTCATTCATCTCTTCGAAATTATTAAATGGGCGGTTGCACAATTTAATAATTGAAATATGATAAAAATGAGGATCAGATGTAAACCATGTTGCCATAAATTATTCCTCCATGCAATATTGCAAAAACTCTTCTTCGCTTATCTTCTCACTTAAATTTGAATATGCGCAATCGTTATCTACATTTTCGGTTCCATGCGGAGTTTCGTACATAATTAAGATTGTTCCATCAATTTCATCCAGAGACTCGACTTTTCCAAAACTATTATCTCCTCTTGATTCGATCACATAATCTCCGACTTTGATAATTTCTCCAGACGGCAAATGTGCTTCTTCAATACTATTAAATCTCATAATTCCATTCTCCACTGCAAGTATTCTTCCTCGGATATTTCTTCAAATTTAACATCGAGGCATTGTTCTATCCATGTATTTATTACCCAATATGGAATAATTACTTTCTCACTAACAAATATATTATCTTTGATTATTCCATATTGGTTATGTATGCGCTCAGTAGATGAAAATAAATGATAATATTTCACTTTCATTAATTATTGCTCCATAACATATTGCATAGATTCTTCATTTGATAACTTTTCCCAATCATCCGACTCATCATATATTATGCATCCGCATGGATTATTGCCGCAGAATCTATTGATACTTGTAATTAAATCCAATTGTAACATGCTATTTTCATCTCTTGATGCAATGCAATTTTTACAGGATGGATTGGCGGGACAGCCATACATATTTTTATAATAATTTATATTCATATATTAGTTCTCCATTATATATTGTAGATATTCTTCGTCGGATAGTTTTTCCCATTTGGCAAGAGGCTGATGGCAATGGCACGGCTCCGGTATTAACCTTCCCATCTTATTAATACTTTTAAAATCATATAAGGCGTGTCTCGGATATTTCGACCTAGAAGCAATGCAATTATAACAATAACAGTCATCGTCTTCCGAAACTGTAAAAATATAATATTTTTCATTTATTGCTCCATCATCCATTGTAAATAATCCTCCTCACACGAAAATATTTTAAAATCACTTCCAGAAATGATATTCGTATGATATATAATTCCATCATTTTTTCTATAAGTATTGGCACTATATACATTTTTCACATGAATAACTTCGTTGGTTTTCCTATTAATCATAACGCAGCCATCTCTCCACTCAGAAAACATTATTGCTCCATAATATATTGCAGAACTTCTTCTTCACTTGCAGGAACAATAGAATCTTTCGGAATCCACTGCTTGCGATGATTATGACAACAAACAAAAAATGTGTAATTATTTAGGTCTTCAATAACCGCCAACTCTCCCGAACGCAGATCAATAAAATCATCGAAAGTATCAGTAGAGATTATTTTTCCACAATCTCCCTTTTTAAGATGTTCAGATTTCATAAAATCCTCGCAATTCTTTGATAACAAATTCATTTAATTTATTGGATAACTCTTCCGATGGCTTTTGCAAGGTAGAAGCTTCTTCCAATGATTTCAAATTTGTAAGTTGTGCTTCGATTATTTTTGATATTTCTTCTCTTGAATATTTCCCCATGCGAACGTTTTTAATTAAATTAACTCGCTTTTCCGAATATGGAAATATAATTTTCCTATTCGTAAGAAGATCTTGCCCTTCCAAAATGATACGAAGAGCATGTCCCATTGCTTTGAAATCGCTGCCATCAGCATTTGCTGCTGACTTAACTCGGGCACCATATTTCTTTTTCATGGAGGAAATGGTTTGCAAACCAATATGAAATGAATTGGTATAAGGAAACGTTTTTGTATTGACTTTTAAACACGGCATATATTTCCCCATAGATGCTTCATATAAATCAAATGAGAAATACTCTGGATACTTTTTCAAAATAGGCAGCATCAATTCTTTTAATTTTAGAGAATGATCTTTTAATTTATCATTCGGAGGAAACTTTAAGAATACCTTCTCAACTTCTAATATCACATTTAGGCGGTGCCCTTTATCTGAATATAAATTAGCCTGATCTACACTATATGAAATCATCGAAGTTAAATCAGATGTTAAAAAATTATCTTGCAGTTTCTTACAAAATTCAAGAAACCTATTATCATATATTGTCCCAGTGCAGAAGGCAGCATTGCATACTTCTAATGCATAAGCTTGGCCACTTAAATAATGCTTGGCAAAAATCTGTAATGGAATATATTCAATGTCTACATCTTCCGCTTCATTTTTGGTATGAGCAGAAATATTAGTTTTGGCAACGGTGGATGCAAGACGATTCCCCAAAAGCAATTCATTTAAATTGGGCAGCATAATTACTTTATAATCTGTATCCGATGTTTCAATCGAGGTTCCATATAACTTTGAACCATATAATGTTTTATATAACTGGATCATATTCACTTCTCCATTTTCCATTGAATTACTTCTTCTTCTGGTACTTCAATAATGTTTTCATTTGCAGTAACACAGGAGCAGTTCTGCAATCCAAAAATATTTTTGGATACAATCACCGTGTATCCTATATTCATATCCGCTTTTCCATCCACACCAATACAATTTTTACAATTAAACACTTTATTATTAGAATTTGCTCGAATGTATTTCATAGTTATCTCTCCATTTTCCATTTGCATTTCTCGCATGATCCGGCACCACGCTCCCGCATCTTGCCCCACCTACACTCCAAATATAGGCATACTTTTGATGGAGGTACGCGAGATTCATAGCAACGAGAATGAGGATCATAGAGCCAAAAATTATGGAGTTAATCATAATTTGACCCTTTTACAACTCTATCCCCACATGTCAGACATACGTTGGAATAGTACGTAGTTTTCCCACAAGAAAGCCATTCCCCTGTATATGGGCTGCGCTCGGAATGCTTGATACTTTGCTCTGCGACCCACTTGGTACTATCAAACGTATGCATATGTTTTGGATGCCGGGCCTTATAGGATAACCGCAACCCATACATCGCTAAAATGGCATTACAGATGATAATTGTGATAAACATATTCCTCCTTACAGGTTTGGCGTCTAGCTGAACATCAAACATCTCATAGATGTTCATAATGCTTCTAATCCATCCACACCTGTTCAAACAAATAATACCAGATATTAAAATTTCTGTCAAGGATAAATATTATTATCATGATGATTAAAGATTTTCTTATTGAATATAAAGCCAGTCCAAATATATTATTGTCTAGAACCAAAAACATTCCTGCATTGGTTGGTATGGAATTCGAAATGATTATTCCTCGTCCCCCAATTCCAGATTTTAATATTCATTTTATTTCTGATGTGGAATCACATATATCTAAGCAAGAGTATAAAAATTTTCATGATCAATATATTGATTATTTAAAAAGTACCGCCGATGATTTGTTTGATAATGACGAAAATGAAATTTATAAAAATTATGTTGAAGAAATATCACCCGAAGATATATCAGATGATGAATTTAATGAGTCCTTGAATAATTTATCAAATGCTGATAAAAATCATGTTAGAAAAGATTGGATTTCAATTTGGATTGAAGATCATGATGATGCAGATCATGAAAAGAAATATTTAAAATGGGAAGGTATTAAAACATTTACAGATTTTATAAAAAATCAGGGCATGGATATGCCGACGATTCGAGATTATGCTGGATGTATTAAGAAAATTGCAAAGGATATTCAAAAAATAGGAATTAAAGTCAATTATGGAACTGAATATCATGGGGTAAAAAGAACCGCCAATGAGTACGCACTAGAACCAGATACTTCTATGACTGCGGATTATGATTATATTGGTTTGGAATTAGTTTCTCCTCCAATGCCAACTGAAAAGATGATTATACATTTAAAAAATATACTTGCTTGGATGAAGGATTATGGATGTAAAACCGATAATAGCACCGGACTTCATATGAACGTTTCCATTAAAGGAAAAAATTTAAAGAATTTAAATTATATTAAATTGTGTTTATTATCCGGAGACAAATATATTCTAGATCAATTTTCTAGAGCTAGTAATCATTATTGCCAATCGTCATTTGATAAAATTAAAACCGCATTAATACATCATCGCGCCGCCTCTGAAAAGTTTTTAAATGTGGCGAAAAGCGGGTTTGATGAAACAATGAATGAATATGCAAAATCTTTATTTGGTGCAGAAAATCATGGAAATAGCATTAATTTGGAACATGCAGAAGATGCAAATTATGTAGAATTTCGAGCGCCGGGAGGAAACTGGTTACAGCAAGGATTAGATAAATTATTATTCACTTTGACCAAATATATTGTTACATTGAATGTTGCATTATCTCCAGACATGAATAAAAAAGAATATCTCAAAAAATGGGGAGCAATGCTTGCTTCTTTGCCATCCAAAAATAATGAACTATATGGAACATATGTGAAATTTATGACTGGAAGAATTGATATACTTCAAACGAAAAACATACTCCGAAGATATGGAAATAAAGAATATTTGCTTCGAGTAAGATATGTTGATGTTAATAATCCAAAATGGATTTGGGCAAGTGATACAGAAAATCCTCTAACATTGGGAGAATGCAAAGCAAGATTTGCATATAGCACAAAATATCCAAATATTCAGGGAAATAAGAAGGAAATCCAAATTGTACAAAAATTATCGAATGGAGAATTTAAAGTAATCAAATCGCAAGTATATTAAAGTTCCATTTGTATTTGTAGGATCTCTTCATCAGATGCTATATGAATATCTGTGTACATTGGATAATATTCAAGATCTTTATAAAACCTTGGAATCATAAGTTTATTATGTAAATTCCCGGAGGTGCATAGCATGGTAACAATATTTTTTAATTCTATACATTCCCATAAAAACGGCAAGGTTTGACTTCTTGCTAATTTTGAAAAATAGATGATAACTTTATCGCCTACCTTGAATTCTATTGAATCATTATTTATTGCTCCATTTTCCATTGAATAACTTCCTCGTCTGTTGCTGGATATATTGCGGAATACATGTATGATTTTTCTTCGGTATCTATGCTGACATTCATTGCCGCAATACTTCCACTTTCACAATACATTAAACTATCGATGGCAAGAGAACAGCGAAATAAAGTTCTCTTGCCCAAAATATCATAATTTATATCTTCATTCCATTCTATCCAAATATAATCACCTTCTTTTAAGATCATGATTTCACCTTATTCATCAAAGCAGATAATTGTGCTTTCATATCCGGAGCACTTTTAGATGCTTGATTTGTATTCTTAATTTGAGCTAATACATTAGAACCAGTCATTCCATTGCCCATTCTACTACCACCTTCTAGGTCAGAAATTCGCATGGAATCTATATTATATGCCATATCCAATTTACTTCCTACTCCAGAACTATTGCGAGTTTTGAGGAATTGAAATTGCATCTCTCCGGCTTCTCTCATTGCCTTTGTTTGATAAATTCCCATTAGGCTATCACATGAGAAAATTTGTGATAATCCTCCTGAAATTTGAGATTGAGAAAATTCACTTGCATCAATTCCATCTCGATTAATCTGAGCAGCAGTACAAAGAATTGCATCTTCTTCCATAGCAATATTTCTAAGTTCTTCCGAAGTGTACTTATCTCGCATGAACATGTTAGATGGATCAACTTTACAACCAGACGGCATAACTAATCCAAGATAATCTACCATAATAAAATCTGGACGGAATTGCTCCTTAATTTTTAATTCTTTAATATATGCCCTGATAGCATTGGTATTACTACTAGACGGCATATACTTAATTTTAAGTTTGCCTTGCTTCTTTCCAGCAAACTTCACTTTTAATTCAACGTCATCTAGATTCTTGAAAATCTCTTTACTGGAATATCCAGTTAACATTGAATCAATGCGAAAAGCAACTAATTCTTGAGATAGCTCCAAACTAATATAGATACCATTCAATCCCATCTCTGCCCAATTCAATGCAAGATTTTGAAGAGCTAAGCTTTTGCCGCCACCCGATGGAGCAGAAAAAATATGAAGTTCTCCTCTGGACATTCCGCCAAATAAAAAAGTATCAAAAGTTTTCCATCCAGTACTTTGTTGGCCGTTTGAATCTCGCAATTTAAGTAGTCGAGCACGCGGATCTTCATGATAGCTAATACCTAAATCTCTAGTAAGACCGATTTGAACGGCATCTTTAATAAGCTTTTCAACTGGATCAAACTCTCCCTTTTCTAATAGGTCGATGCTTTTTCTAATTGCAGAAGATAGTTCTTGTTGTCTTGTAAATTTTTCAAAGTTCTCAAAGAACCATTCTTCTTGGCTATCATTAATCCCGCTTACCTCAATAAAATTCCCAGAAGTAACAGCATTCAACTGTTCAAATTTAGGTAAACCAGAATATTGTTCTGCGTGAGCTTGGATGAATTCTGCTGCCACTTTTAAACTTTTATCAAAGTTATCTGGATTAAAAATATTTTGTACTCGCGTATATAATGCCGGAGTTGACACCATAAATTCCAAAAATAATTGCTGCACCTTTGTATCAAATTCCATTAAAATCTCCTAGTTTTTACTTTATTAAGTCTGTAAGCTTGTTCCTGATATATTTTAAGTTCATTGTGCGTGGCATGTTTCAATATCATAGAAACAACATATAACGGTCCATATTTTATGTGTGCTTCATTGATATCATCGCATTCCCAATCTGGAAAAGAAACATCCCAACCATAATCTTTTGCGGTACTAATAAGACTTCCTTCTTTTTTTGATAGACCAGTTTTATCATAATCAGGAACTACAATTATTCTTTTTCCTAAATCATGAATCATCTCACCTTGCTCTTCACTTATTACATTATGTAAAACAGCTAATCCCTTAACACTTAATGCATTAAATAATCCCTCGGTTACAATTACCCAGTGATGTTCTGGTTTAACAAAATCCATTCCAAAAACATATTCTCCATTTTTTTTCATTATGAATCTATTTGGATTATTTTCATCTATACTTCTAGCACTAAATCCAATAATAATATCATTCTGTATAAATGGAATAATAATTCTATTTTTATAACGAACGTTATTGCTTCCTAAAAATGGATATATATTTTTATCAATTCTTCTGGATTTTAGATATTCTAGAAAACGAGAATCGTTGCTTATTTGGAATACATCTGGAATATCCATTGGAATAGTTGGATGAATAACTTTTTCAATTGAATGATTGGATACTGTTTTATTTTTAAATGCAATTAATTTAAATTGCTCAATTTCTCTAGACCCAAAACCAAGCCAAGAAAGGAAGTTCTCAAACTTTGGATAAATGGATCGCCCAATCGTATAAGATGCCTTGAAGCCACAGTTAAAGCAATTGGTGGAGATTCTATCACCCTCTATCTTTAAATTGCCCCTACCCCTCTTATCTTGCGATTCTCCCCTATGTATACAGCATACTGCATTTCGGCATAACCAACCGCCTTGGCTGGTTTTTACTTTCGAAGTCATCATCCATTTATCATAAACTGCTTGCAATATCTCATTCATGAATTAATCATAGCAAGCAAAAAATGGAAATTCAAATGTTAATTAGATTCGTACATTCCCGCCTAAAATATATGAATTGGCGTTCCCTATAGCAGCATCCAATAAAAATCTAATCGTTCCATATGATCCTTCCACATTTTGAAAAACTAATCCAGATGTATTACTATAATTTACATACGAAATATTTGCAAAATCTGTTTCGGAAGGCGTAGTAATAATTGATCCTTGCGCAACCACATTCCCGCTATAACTATTTAAATTTAAGCATGCCGTTGCCAAAGTACTAAGTATCGGCCTATCACTCAAATTGACGTATTGTGAAGTTACTCCAGAATTATCATTATTTGTCCACAATAAATCTATTGGTTCAGAATTTGCATTTACTGGACCTCGTAATAATGTAAGAGGTAATCGGGAAGTATAATTATCATCCATATAAATTGGATATATATTCCCATTAATATCTTGAGAAGTCATGGCAATTTCATAATCACCAAAATCCAAACCTTCTAACTGATTCGAATTGAATTGAGATAATATTTTACCATTTGCATTATCAATAGAAGAAGCATTAGAAGTAGCTAATACATTATTTGTTTCTGATTCGAATATATTCAGTTGTATAGTCATATTAGAAACATTAACTCTTTTTTGCTCGGAATCAAGGCATCGAACCTTAATTGGATTATCAACACCACTATATAACTTGATTGGATTTGTATACATTATACTCTCTTCCTTAAACGAATAACTTGATTCTGATGATGGGAATATAGCTCGTAAATGATACCACTCGAAATAGCTTTTAATTTCCATGTATATATTTATCAAGAGCGTGACAGGAAACCCGTAAAGATCTATACGAAAAACATGTCGCACCTAGTTGTCTATGATAATTTACTACACAAGATATAGTGCTTTTAATATAACCAGCCCATAGCTTAAAATGATACTCGTCCAAAAAATAATTATATAAATAGATATGAAATAGGAATAATATATTGTCAAGAAATATAGAACAGTTACATACAGCACTTTCCGAAAAATATCCTTTCTTATCTATTATAGTATATGGAGAAAAGGAAGATGAAGAGATTGTAGGAATTATTCAGCATTATGATCAAACCATAACGTGCGTATATGATTTTGGGTTGTTAACTTCCAAAGAAGAGCAGAAGGAATTTTTGGAACTTGGAGAACGATGGTGGTTTGAAAGTAACAAACTATTGCCCATTAATATATTTTTGCATGAGGAATTTTCAAAGTTTAATAGAATTTTCAAGATATTAGCTACTCGAAATACCAATCTCATTTGTGGTCCTGCTACATCATTAAACTTACTTATACAAAAAAAGAAAAGACGCTCGACTATTGTAGTCAAACGTCTATGATCATTGCTCCATCATCCATTGTACATAATCTTCTTCGCATGATTTACCAACATATTCTTGTGAATATATATAAACATACTTTTCGAATTCCGAATATGTATTTTCTTTATGAATTAAATCTTTAATAAATAATGTTGGAAAATCAAAGGAAGTAACTATCCCAAAGCTTTGTTTCCCACTTGATCTATTAACATATTTTATATAATCATTAGTATGAATCTTTTCTCCAACATTGTCATAGATGTAATCAATGCATTGAAACTCGAACATCCATTGAGATGCCTCTTCTGGAGTAAGATGGCCCATGCAAGTATCATCTGCTTCAAAACTTCGTCCATCTGGTAGTTGTAGTTGGGGTTTTCCATTTTGTCTGGAATATCCAGTAAATAATGCATATTTCCAGAAACAGCAAGATATTTTATCTGGAATAATTTTAACATATTGATTTGGTAAAAACATTATAACTCCATTTTCCATTGCATTGCTTCTTCATCAGACAATCTCTCAATCGACAGAATGTTATAAGGATACCATTTTTTGCGATTGTGAGGAATAAAATAAGTTCTCCCACTTATGATCTGGCAAACAGCTACAGGTATTCCAGAATTGATAGAACTATTGGTGTCTGTAATTTTTCCTAATAACGGTTGAGTATTAGCATCAACTTCCAAAACAATTTTTAAATATTCTCCAATTTTAAATTTCATATGTTCTCCTCATTGTTCCATAATGTATTGTAAAACTTCTTCATTAGATAGCTTTCTGATAAAACTCGTAGCATAATAATTTAATTTTGATTTGTTATAAGGAACCAGCCATTCCTTATAAGGAGTATTATCAATTATGGTGAAAGTAATAACATCCTCTCCAGAAAATGCCTCGTCATGTAATTCGGTTACTATTCCGATTAAACAATTCTGCCCCATCGTGTGAATTTCTGCATAATCCCCAATTTGATATTCATCATCCATGTTTATTGCTCCATAATATATTGCATTTTTTCTTCGTCATTATAAAGATGAAAATCCAATGATTCTTCCCAGAGTGCAAGGGTTTTAAAACCTCCTTGCTCATTCCCAGTTAACCCGGTAGTTGTATTTCGATAAGTTATTTCTAGTTCTTCCGAAGAGATATCAATTGATTCAACTTTAACAATAAAGTGATAATCCTTTGTTGAAAATTCAAAAATATCTCCACTTTGAAATGTATGTTTCATATGTTCTCCTCATTGTTCCATAATGTATTGTAAAACTTCTTCATTAGATGGCTTTCTGATAAAACTGATGCCATAATCATTTAATTTTGATTTATCATATGGCACCATCCAGATATACTTACATAGATTATTAATTATTCTAAAATAAATAACATCATCGTCATCATGACCATGAACGAGATTCTCACAATAATGTAATTCAATTACTACTCCAATTAAACAGGTCTTCGTCAGCGTGTGAATTACTGCATAATCTCCAATTTTATATTCATCATCCATATTATTGCTCCATTAAATATTGTAATTTCTCTTCTTCATTATAAAGATGAAAGCTTGGATTAGATATCCATGTGCGCCAGACTCCCACGGGCGGTAGATGACTTTCAATTTTTTCAACAGATCGAGTTAAATTGATCCACTTGTATCCAATACTATTTGGCGGTATCCTCTTAATTTCAATAATATAGTCATCTACCAAAGTTAGGTCAAATACATCACCGATTTTTGGAACATATTCATTCATTTTTATAGCTCCATCACATATTGCAGATATTCTTCGTTTGATAATTTATGTACTGTTTTGGTTATGAATTGTTTATAAAATGATTTGCTAACTGGAACATTCCATGCAGCGCCATATGGAAAGAACACTTTGATTTTGTAACAGAGAACATTATCTGGTGCTCCGCACGAAAATTTACTCATCCCTACCACTTCTCCTACCATGACCATTACTCCGGTACTTTCAATTTTCAAGATATCGCCAATTTTAAATTTCATATTACTGCTCCATTTTCCATTGTAGAACTTCTTCTTCGGTTAGAATTTTTGCTTTATATTCCGGCGATAACCAACGAGCAAATTCATATCTAGTTCTATCTATGTATTGTTTTTCTGGATGGTTAATGCAAATATAAAAAATATCATTGTTCTCAATTTTTACAACTTTTAAAACCCATTCTTCATTAATGAAAATGCTATAATATTTCCCCACTTCTATTTTCATATCATTGCTCCATAATAAATTGTAGTGCTTCTTCGTTAGATAATCTATTTACTTCAATGCTTGCTGATTCTGGCCATTTGGTTTTATCACAGGGAACATACCAATTATCATATCGATTATTTTCAATAATTTTAAAATTAATGAAACTGCACAAAGGATAATCGTTAATTTTTGCATCAATACTTTCAACCTTCCCCAGCAGCCATCCCGTCTCTATACTTGTAATTTTCACATAGTCGCCGATTTTGTATTCATCAATCATTTTATTGCTCCATGATAAATTGCATCTTCTCTTCTTCATTATAAAGATAAAAACTGGATTCATTTTCCAAATTCGAAATAGAATGAAGGGTGTCGGTTGAAATACCACTTGCGCCATTTTGATTAATCCATCGATACTTGACAATTGTTGTTTGTTGCCATATACCAATTTCAATAATATGGCAGACATAATCAATTCCTTTAAACGATACCTTGAATATATCACCAACCTTTGGTTCATATTTCATTGTCTTGCTCCTCTTATACAATGCCTATTCCCGCTCATCTGGGGCACCTTCCTGCCGTTTGTAGACTGGCCTAGTACCCTCCTAGCACTCCATTTGATATTGCAGAATTTCTTCGTTGGATAATTTACGAACATTCTTTGTATAGAAATGCGCCCATGCGGTTCTGTCATAAGGAATATTCCAAAGCCAGTCCCCATTGATAATAACTGCTACGTAATCGTAATACTTCCTATCCCAAGCAGTAGTAAGATGGCATTTATAAATTTTTCCAATATTAGACCAAATTGGAGTTTCGATGTAGACCCAATCTCCGATTTTGTATTCATCAATCATGGTAGGTCTCCATAATATATTGCAACTCTTTTTCGGGGGTGGCTGACGGTTTACAGCCAATTCTTCCCATGGTTAGCTCCTCCGCATGAACACTCACAGTTAGGACCGATGGCTCCGGTACACTTTGCTCCGCATTTATGCTTAGAGATAAAGCCTTGGACGGTATTGCCTGTGACACATTGCGAATTACACTTCGGGCAAGTCCACTCGTAGCTATCGCTGGCAAATACTCTCTTGCCTGATTCATCAATGCGGAAAGGTGCGCGAGCGTTGGGAGCGGTTTCATACTGCCGCGCCCAAACATGACCGCAAGACTGGCGTTTACAGTGGCGAATGATGCGGTTTGTATTCATTGAGTCATATCCTTGATTCTCCTTATTCTTTTAAATCCCGCATTAATGTCATGAGGAAACTTCGCGGCCAGTGAATTAAGTACGTAAATATATTAAAAGTATATCACACTTTTGCAAAACTGATAAAGAAAAAGGAAGGGGATTAATCCCCTTCCTTTTACATCAAGCTAATCTTTGCAATCGCCTTCCATTCTGCATTGGGAAATGCAACAGCCAGATCAGCAATCTTTACCACCGTGCGCAAGCTAAGAGCTTCGCTGAATTTATCCGCATTCTTCCGAATAAATTCCATGATATCCAGCTTGCACTCTCCGCTAAGATGATATCTGTCCAGCATACCATTCTGAAGCACAACGGACTCGATGCGAAGCATCTTTTCCCGGGGAGTGTGGACCGTGAGGTCAATATAATGGCTGCGCGAAAGAAGGGCATCCAGATGAACCTTTTTCGAATCACCGGCACGCACGTTCTTGATGTTGATGTTGGTTACGAAAATTACGGAACTGGTAAATTCAAAAGAATCAGGAATATCCAATGCCCGAAGGGTGGGGTTCTGCGAACCCCAATGAATGGTACGCTTTGGGGAAGAATCGAGTGCGGATTTGAGCAAATTGATAGAATCCACATCTCCAAACGCAGAATCTACGTCGTCAAGCACAATTACCGAATTTTTCGAATATTCAAAGAATTTCATATAAAGAGCAACCGGACGCATTACCCCCGAAACAAAGACAAAGCGTTCTTCGGAAGACTTCAAGGTATCGCGCTTGCTCTCGGCATACTCTTCCAGCATCTTGTTGATGCCAAATGACTTCCCAACTCCCGGTGCCCCGGAAACAATGAGAGAACGAATGGTGCCCTTTGCGGCTGCGAGAGTAAGCTTATCCAGCACATTGAACCTCTCATTGATACGAGTCATAATCTCTTCATCGCTCTCAACAGGCACTTCGGGTTGAAAGGCAGCATCATTCGAATAATCATGGCCGTTCTGCTGGCGAACTTCTCCAAAGATCATGAAATCCTTGAGGCCATAGATGTAGATACGAGCAAGGCCATTACCGCCGAAACGATCCATATCCTTTACGGTAAGGAACCCGCCAAAATCACCCTTTGTGGTATTCTGCAAGTCCTTCACCAGTTCAAACGTTTCGTTTTCAATGATTTCAGGATGAGTAGGATGGTAGATTCCGTGCTTGATATTGACGCTTGCCATATGCTGATATTCTCCTTTTTGATTTGTTGTCTCTCAACAACATAATAAGAATATCAAATTTGGAGAGCATTGTCAATGATAAAATATATTATTGTTCCATTTCTAACGCCAGAATTTCAGATGGATCGGTAATGATTTCCATGCCGTTGATTATATATTCATTATTTCCAAGTTCCGAAAGATCCATGACTATATTCTTTCCTTTCACAAATTGTGGTTCCTTGCCGTCCACTTTTAACCAGCATCCTTCAGTAAATTCTACTCCATTTTTATCAAGAATCATAGTACGAAAACTCCCCTTTCTCTGCTTTAATATCGAGGTATCTCCATAACCTGTTGGAACATCATATACTTTCCACCCTTTTTCATCGTTAATTAATTTTCCCACGATAAGCCATTTTTCCTCATTTTCTGGATCAATGATAAAAGAAGCAGCAAGATCTCCAATTTTAAAAGTTATATCGCCATGCATATATTATTCCTCCATCTGTAATGCCAAAATTTCATAAGGATCAGTTATAAGTTCTATTCGGCTGGAATCTATTCGCTCCCAATTCTTATCTCTAATATAACAAATTGGTTCCATTGTTTTTGTATCCACCCAGAAGGATCTAACTACTTTTTGTGTGGTGACAATTAAAGTTCCTGATATGGAATTTGTTTGGATGCGAACATAGTCTCCTTCTTGAACGTCATTTCCATTTTTATCAGAAAGCCGCATAAAATCTTCCATATTATAGCTCCATTTGAAGTTGAAGAACGTCTTCGTCAGATAAAATCTTGACGAAATAATTTTTGTGAATAATCCAATAAGTTTTTGCGGTAATTATATTCTCTCCTTTGCTGAGTCCGGTAGGGATATTTTCCAATAATATTTCACTTTTATCCACTTTTTTAACTTTGTATATTCTTTGGACCGTGCCATCCAAAAGCAAGGCTGCGGCAATATACATCCCTTTCTTCAGATGCAAATCACGCCAATAAGTTATCATTGTTCCATCTCCAATGCTAGAATTTCATAGGGATCAGTTATAACTTCTACCTCTTTGGGATCAACAATTTCTCCATCTAATTCCCAATAGCTGTCTTCGAAATCATATTTCATTTTTCCGCAGAAGCCGGTAGAAAGTTCTCTCGCCAAACATCCGTTTTTCACATGAAATCCATTAATATCTTTTGCATTCTCTCCCCACGGATCAAGATCAGATGGTGTTTTCATATCTGAATATTATCATAGATTCACCTTGATTGCAAGAAAAAGATGGGCAATTTGCCCATCTTTTAGAATTTAAAATTTAATTGTTTTGAATTCAGTTCTTCCAAATATTTTTTTAATTGTGGAAGATATTTTTGAATAGTAATATCATGTACCGCTTTTGCTTGAACGGAATTATAATGTTCCCAATTTAATACATAATTTGGAATATCTGCTTTTTTGGCCTTTTTGCAACGATCAATAAATTCAGGCTTACTTTTGGTTTTATAATGATTAATTCGTAGGTATGAAGAATCATGCGTAGAAAAAGGTCCATTGATTTCTTTGCCAGAAGTAGACCAAGTTTTATTTTCTACATTAAAAAAATGAGGAGTACCTAGCAATTGTACTTGTTGATTCATTCGAATAATACTTTTAATATGAGAATTATTCCATTCATTATCGCAAGTCCGATATGCAAATCTTTCAATCACCGGCTGAGGAGAATATTCAGTTTGATCGCCGGAACCAAAACAACACCAATTAGCGCCAATCGCAATTGATTTTGGAATTTGATCAAAATAAGCATGCAGAGTTGAATGTTGCGGAGCAAATAAAAATTCATCACAATCAATAAATGCTGCCCAGATATCTTCCCCCATATGCTTATTAATGAAGTTCTGATACGCTTGTAGTTGGCAAGGAGATTCCATTGGCCAATCCATCACTTCAACAAAACCATCCTCAAGAAACGGCTGTAGAGCTTCCTCCCAATCATTTTCTACATTGTTATTATAGATATAAATTTTATCTACACCAGCAATGCGATGGAATGCACACCATTCTCGTATATATTTCCCTTCTAACTTCATAATAGCACAAATTACAATTGGAGCTTTACTCATTTTTATATACCTCGTCATTTAATTCATCAACCGCGAATTCATCAAATAGTAGTTTAATTTTTGGACATGGAATAGTTGGAAGTTCCCCTTCATAATGAGGAGCAATTGTGATATGAGGAATGTATTCTTCAAAATCACTCACTGCACCCATATTAATACATTCCTCATATAGCTTATAAAGATGCTTTCCTTTTAAAGTAATAACTAAGCAATCTCCCAACATATCCCAATCAAGACATTGAGAGCTAATTGGTAAATTTGGTTTGATTCCTTCTAATTCAGGAACATATTTTTTAGAGCAAATAATAGTACAGTGATATTGTTCTGCATTTAATTTATTTTCAATTTCCAAATCGGAAAGAGCAGAATATAATTTTAAAGAACTTTGCGGAGATAATTTTAATCCAGCAAATGTTCCTTTTGATTCTTTTTCAACTTCAACAAGGTACTCACTAAATGACTTCATGTGAGATAGCCTCCTATGATATGTAAGATAGGATAAATTCATCCATATTTTCCCCGAGCATTGAAAACATAAGTGCATCATCCTCGGACCAAGTACAAAATTTTTGTGAACTAAGATAAAAAGGAGAAGTTATTCTGGATAATCCTAAAATAGAATTTCCATTAAGTCTTCCCATATTTATTCCGGTATATTCGTAATACTTTGGAATGGCAATTTTAAATCGAGTATATCCCATCTGTGTTAATCTGAAATTGGTTTTTGAAATTGGAAGTTTCCACCATTGCTCATCGTCAATTGACATTCCATTAATGATGGAAGGAAGATTCTTTTTTGCTTCTTCTTCCCATTCTGCTCTAGAGAGTGCCATATGGTTTATTTAACATTTCCCCATAAAACTTATTCATCTCTCCTAATTTAACTAATTCATATTTTGAACAGAATTTCATGAAATGAATTCCTACCATGGGAACATGCGGCTTTTGAATAGCAGATGAAATAGTTTCATTCATGATTTTTTTAATTTCTTCTGGTTGCTTCTTTAAATCCACCAAGGTAACATTTCGAGTATAATCATCCAAGGTACGATGTTCAATATTATTATGATCGACCCATCGATTCATCATAACTGCGCTCCACGCAAACCCTTTTTTATTTCTATCTTCAAATGCTTCCATTAATCCAACTTTGTTTTTAGAAGATTTTATACGAATGCCCGGACTTGATGAAAAAATATTATCAGTTGTGCAACCTTTAACTTCTTTTTCAAATAAACTTAATTCTGGATTTGGAATTAAAACAGTTCCAAACTTATCAGTTACTTGATGCCCTCTTTCATCATATACCCCAGTCAACGTATTTAGATGATCTTTAATTCCATCATACAGAGAAACATTTGATGAAATTAATTGCTCAAAATCCTTGTCTCCCGATACAATAATATGTTCATCATTTGGATGTGATTGTACCCAGCCAGCAATATTGTCATCTGCTTCTAATTTAGGATGATATAATACTGTGCAGTTTGTTTTTTCCGTAACAAACTTTTTAAAAACTTCGAAGACTTCAAAAAAATAATCATCTTCTTCTTTTTCTTCTTGACTTCGCTTAGCTGCTTTTTCAATACGTTGCTTTTTATAAGGGGAATATAATTCTCTGCGCCAATATTGGTTACCATCAAAAGCAAATACAATATGATCCGACTTATACTTTCTCCAAACTTTTCCTAAACAAGAAAAAATTAAATGAAGACAAAAACCAGCTTTATCATAATCATTTCCCTTTACAGAATGTTTGGCCCGATGATATAAATGTGAGGCATCTACAAGTAAAAACTTTTTCATATTATTCCTTCGGCTTCCTATTGTCTGGATCAGCCATTTCATCTTCAAACATATTATAATATACTCCTCCGCACAAATCGGAGAACCATGCATTCACAATATCAACATCATTTTTTCCAGACCACCCCAATCTAACAAGACGGGCAACGAATATTTCATTCCAATCAAGCTCAAATGAACCTGAACCCATATCTTCTGGGTCAACATTGATTGATACAATACCAACCCAAGGCTCATGATTTTTGGTTGCCTTTTCTTTTTCGTATGATAAATTCTTTTTATTATTGTATTTTTTATTTTTACTTAATAGTTTATTCCACCATTTTTTAAACATTTAGCTCCTCCGTCAAACGCTTCCTTGCTCTGGCGTATTTATTGTGTTTTTGAACCAGAATGAGTTTGACTGGCTCGTTTTGTAAAGTATAAATATCTATGATGAACAGGGCATTCAAATATCGAATTTATCCAAACAAAGAACAAGCTAATGCCTTGATCAATTGGTTAGGACAAACCAGATTTATTTGGAACCTATTCTTAGAGCAAAATATTGAGCAATATAAGAAAGATAAGACATTTATTTGGAAATATGCATTAAATATGCAATTACCTTCGTTGAAAGTTCAATATCCTTGGTTAAATGCTCCTGCACATTCTCTTCAATACATAGGAAGATCCTTGGATCAATCCTTACGAACTTATTGTAAGAATCGCAAAAGCATGGACGTGGGATTTCCCCACTTTAAAAAGAAAGGTTCCAATGAATCAGGTATTTATATTCCTCAAGTAGGAAAACATATTTCTTTACTTGATAAGTATATCAAAATTCCCAAATTAAGTCAAATAAAAATTAAGAAACATCGAGAATTAATTGGTATTATGAAATCAATTACTATTTCTAGATATATCGATCAATGGTACGTTTCTATTTTAACCGAAGTACCGGATATTTCATATCAATTAGAAGTTAAAGAAAGTACCTCTTTGGGCATTGACTTAGGAATTAAGTCATTCGCGGTTACCTCAGAAAGTGAATATATTGATAATCCAAAGTACCTAAGAAATTCAGAAGATAAAATAAAGAAATTGCAACAAAATTTAGCAAGAAAGAAAAAAGGAAGTCATAATTATAGCAAAGCAAAAGTTAAATTAGCAAAGATGTATAGAAAAACAAGATTTCAAAGAAAGGATTTCTTACATAAAGGTAGTTGCTCGATAGCCAAAAGCAATGACAATGTATTTGTAGAAGACCTAGCTGTAAAGAACATGTTAAAAAATCACAAATTGGCAAAAGCAATATCGGATTGCGGCTGGAGTCAATTCATAACATATTTGGAATACAAGATGAAATGGAAAGGTGGAGCAATGCATAAAATAGCTCGGTTTGCACCTTCCTCTCAATTATGTTCCGAATGCGGCCGTCAACAAAAGATGCCTCTTTCCGAAAGGAAATATGTATGCCCTGCTTGTGGTTTTGTAGCAAACCGCGATTATAATGCAGCAGTTAATATTTTAAAGATTGGTATGGCAGGAATTGCCACCAGTAAAAATGCCTGTGGAGATATGAAAGTTGTATCGATGAAGCAGGAAGCTGCTACCCGTTATGGTCGCAGTAGTTCACTAATTAGCGAGGCATAACTCTTATCATCGCCAAACCTCCTAATCGGATCAGAATTGTCTTCTATATCTGCTAGTTTAATAATCTTTGCAATTTCATTCTTCTTGCATCGATCAACAAAATCCATATACTTTTCTCCGTTCCTGCGACTAATACAATCTACAATTTCTCCAACATCTTCTCCGAAATAGTATATAATATCTTTCAAGGTTATCGAGGTATCCTCTACGCAGTCATGGAGTATGGCAGCAACATAATATAATTCTCCATATGATTTTACTTTTTCAGCAACGCGCAGCGGATGATTAAAATATTTCTTACCAGCTTTATCTAATTGATTCCTATGTAAAAATCTTGCCATATCATACGCCATATACATTTTAATAGTTTGCATTTTGCCTTCTTTCTATTTGTATTATAACAGCTTTTAACAGTAATGCTTTTTATATAAATGAATATAAAGCATTTTTATATTCATCGGGGACTGTAAGCTCCCGACCAAATGAATTAAATATTCCGGTTTCTAACCAATAAAAACCAGCAATATTTAATTTCCTTTGTCGAATCCAAGTAGGGAGTTGATATAAGTCAACTACATGATTAAGAGCGCCATTTATATCTGCATCATGAATTTCTCCGCACGCATGGCATATAAACTCCTTTCTCTTCCTATTGGATTTTTGAACCCACCCACATGAAGAACACCGCTGACTTCTATAAGTCGAGTCTTGCAATATTACTTGGACCCCAAGTAATTCACAGGAATTTACAATAGCTTCATTTATTTGGGTATATGTCCAACTACCTAGAAAAGAACTAATTTTCCTTCCTTTTCTAACTTGAAACAATTTTTCTAATCTAAATTCTTTTATGTTACTAAAATCTAATTGTTTAATACTCCAATTAATATAATTTGTTCGGTGACATTGGGCTCGTTTAAATGCTTTACTTCCTTTTTTCTTTCTTGATAGTATTTTCATAATGAACGATAAGTCATAACCATCATTATTTTTACCCGTTACTTGCCCATCGGATAGAGATAAGCAGGTAGTTGCACCCTGATCTCCGCCTATAATTTTATTACCAACGGAGATTGCAATATCTTTTTCCCAACGAGCCGTTACTTGATCTAATGAAATATTCCAACTAGTTTTTAAATTCCATTTATTATTTTTAAATTTATTACTGCACTTTGTAAATTTAATTGGAATTCGAATTTTAAATCCTCGTCTTGTTTTCCAGATGGATTTTAATTCCAAGAACCCATCAAATTTCTTATTATGCTCATTTTGAAAATCACAGCAATTACTATCCAAATTAGCAAATAACTTATTATTGATTCTTTCTGGTTTAGTTAATGGTGTGCTATCAATTTTAGATTGAATTTTAGCACTTGCTACTTTATCATCCAGATGTTGTTTTTTATTAAGAACATAAAATTGCCGTTTTCTTTTTTCAATTCGGCTTGAAATAATACCCAGCGCGGCACTACTTGCTAATTTAATCGCCCGAGCAGATAGTTCCGAAGGAACTTTAATATTTGTAGTTGAAATAAATTTTGGGCACTCTAATTTATTATTTTTAATATCAAGTGTTTTATTATTCCATATAATTTTATTATCCCAAAAATAGTCAACAAACCACCAAATTATTTTGGTATATTCAATAAGAAATTCTTTCAGATTATTTTTCTTATCTGAATTGGTATATTTCGTGCTGTGATTTGTTGATCTAATAAGTAACATTATTCTCTTCTATATCTATTTATATAAATTTATAAAAAACTATCATTTAAGAAATGGCGGTATTCTTTATTTCTTGCGCCTTTTTATAACCACGACGCATACCATATAATCTACAACAAAAACTGGTAATAATTGATACCAAATCTTTAATTAAGTCCTGTTCATCGGTGGCATCTTCATGAATTACAATTATTTTTGTATCTAGTTTTTCTAGTAAATTTTTAATATATCTAAAACCAAATCGAGTCAATCTATCTTTGTTTTCCACAATTATGGTAGTTGGTTTCGAATTTATCATTTTCCATAATTGAAGCCTATTATCATTCATTCCAGATGCTACTTCTTTATATACTCTTGAAATTGTCATTCCATTTGCTATGCAATAATCTTCAACTCGTTTAACTTGGTATTCTAGTTCTTTTTTTCTTGATTGATTGCTAACTCGACAATAGATAACATTGATTATTTTTTCTTTATTTGTGATGTCATTGTCAATGGGAACAATAATTGTGCCTGTTGGCATTTGATAGGCATTCAAAATTAATCCAGATTTGAACCAATTCCACGCGGTTTGATAAGTAATACCTTGTAATTTTGCATATTCTTTTAATCTCATATGTTTATTTATCTCATATAAATTTATACATTTTAATACTAAATATTATATTTGTGATGAACGGTTGTAACACAGATTGCAAGATAATTATAATTCCATTTTCCATTGCAATACTTCTTCATTTGATAATTTTCGATATGCTTTGGTATTATAATTACGATTTCTTAGATGCAACTTATTTAAGGGCAAGAACCATTGAGTATGAGATGGACCGCTTTTAATATAAAATCGAATAGAATCTATTGAAGAAATTTTCCCCACGAATATTTTTCCATCCTCGGGGGTAACTTCAATATAATCACCTTTTGCATATTTCATTTATTGCTCCATTTGAAGTTGAAGTAATTCTTCATTTGATAATTTTCTTACAAAATCATTTGATTTAACAGTATAATTTCGTCTGACTGTTGTTGGATAGTCTGGATAGTCATTTACTTTAAATTTAACCAATAATTTAACCACAATATAATCCGATGCTACCGCCAGCGCAGTATTCCTAGTGGAAATTTGTTGAATTATTCCAACTCCACCATCAACCTGTACTATATCATTGATTTCTAATTTTTCTCCGGTCCATGCGCTCACCATTTCATTATTGCTCCATTTTCCATTGCAATACTTCTTCATTTGATAATTTTCGATATGCTTTCGTAATATATCCCAACATTGCATTAGTGAGTTTAGACAAATATAGAGGAAGAAGCCAAACATTCTGATAACAATTGACTTTATCAAACGGAACGGTAATAATATCTTTGTCATCGATTCTATCAATTATACAAATCATAATTTCATCATTGTCTTTGATAACTTCCAAATAATCTCCAATTTTATATTCGTCCATTTCACAACTCCATGATATATTGTAGGTATTCTTCTTTTGATGCTTTCCCCAAATACTTATCGGAACTATCGAGGTCTACTATGTGTTTTCCATTATCAATTGAAGCAAACTTATGATTTTCATAAAAATAATCCACTTTGTTTATATATAAAGATTCCGAGTCTTTGGCGCAAGGAAACAATCTTTGATATTTGATGTAATCTCCTACATTTACTTCATCACCATTCCATGCAATGTAAGTTTTAAAATTTCTGCCAGTATTAACATTAACCATACGTTCTCCTTACAATTCCATAATATATTGCATAACTTCTTCTTGCGATACTTTCCTTATATAATCACTGGTTTCAAGTCTATAATTTCTATGAAGCATTGCTCCAACGGGCAACCAAGAAGTATGTTCAAGTTTTACTACAATTTCTGCCGCCGATTTTTGATCATCAAGAGTATCCAACTTTGCATTGCTGTAATTTCCATATGGATATATATCAACAATTTTCCCAATTCCTCCCAAAACTTGCACCATATCACCAATTTGTAAATAATCTCCGTTCCATGCATAATATGGATTAATTCCATGCGGATAACTTTTCATATTATAACTCCATTTTCCATTGCAAAATCTCTTCATTTGATAATTTTCTATATGATTTTGTTTGGTACGAAAAGAAGCGTCTATCAAAAAGAGATCCTTTATTAATGGGCAGTATCCACCCATAACTATCGTCGCGATACCTACCTAGAATCATAGCATGAATTTCTTCACTATATATGTTATCAATTATACAAATCATAATTTCATCATTGTCTTTGATAACTTCAATATAATCTCCAATTTTATATTCGTCCATTTTATAACTCCAGTTTATATTGCAGTGCTTCTTCTCTTAATAGCATATTATATCCACGAATACTTCCTGTGACATACTCCCACCGCCTAAGAGGTGGGGGCTTCTTGGGACGTACCGACTAACGCCAGCATAATTACCAAGCTCTAAGGATATGTCCTATCCCGATTAGCTATATATCTTGTATTTACACAGCTAACTTTAGTAGATTTAGGCTTGCATTATAGTCCCGATCAATCTCTAAACCACATACGGGACACATATAAGTTCTGCAAGACAAATCTTTTGTTTGACTCGATTTATTGCCACATTCAGAACAAAGTTGGCTACTGGCATAATTGGGAGGCGCAATAATAACCTCTCTACCGTACCATTCAGCCTTATATTCAATCATTGCTCTAAACATTCCCCATGACACTTCTGAGATGGATTTTGCCAGCTTATGGTTTTTGACCATGTTCTTGATTTTCAAATCTTCGAGAACTATTGCTTGGTTATCGCGGATAATTTCAAAAGATATTTTGTGTAGGAAATCAAGTCTTTGGTTGCTTATTTTCTCATGTAGTGTAGCAACTTTGATTCTAGCCTTGGCACGATTGCGACTGCCTTTTTGTTTTCTGGACAGGTCTTTTTGTAGTTTAGCAAGTCGCTTTTCTGACTTTCTGAGGTGCTTAGGATTTGCAATTTCTTTACCATTGGACATAAAGGCAAAAGTTTTTATACCAACATCAATACCCACTTTAGTTTCTAATTGTGGTAGTTTCTCAATCTCACATTCAACCAATATTGATACAAAGTATTTACCACTTGGAGTTTGCGAGACAGTGCAAGACTTTATCAAACCATCAAATAACCTATGTTGCTTAATTCTGACCATTGATTTTAGTTTAGGTAGTTTGATATGCCTATTCTCAATCGACACAGTACCCTTCTGGTTATTGGTGGTATAACTACGGTGATTATTCTTTTTGCTCTTGAATTTTGGAAAACCAACACTTTTATCTCGAAAGAAGTTTTTATAAGCCTTTTCTAAATTCATTTGAGCATTAGCAAGTGCTAGGCTGTCCACTTCTTTTAGCCAAGGGAATTCATCCTTATATTGTGCTGGTGTATTCTTTAGAGTTTGCTCAGTAGTTTTGTAATGTTCGATCTTGTCATGCAACATCCGATTATACACGAATCTAGTACAACCAAACGTCTTAGCAAAATATTCACGTTGCTCATTGTTTGGGTATATGCGGTACTTGAAAGCCTTAATCATAACTTCTCACCTTGGCTTTCGATATATCTCTTCACAACGTCAATAGGCGCGCCACCAGTAGTAAGTAAACAAAAACTTCTTGACCAAAAGTACTCTTTCCACAATGATTTACGAATTTGAGGATACTCTTTCTTAATCAATCGTGATGAAGCACTCTTATAGGAGTTGATGAATTTTGATAACTCGGTATTAGGGTGAGCCTTGAACAGTACATGAACATGATCTTTGTCGTGATTCCATTCTTGTAAGGAGATATTGTAGTTTGGTGATATGCGCTCAAATATTCCTTTTAGGCTAGAAGAAACAGTATCGTCAATAACTTTTCTACGGTACTTTACGACAAAGACTAGATGATAATACATCAAGAATACTGAATGATTATTGTTGTCTAAATCCATTGTATTTCCTCCATTCATCGTTATACTACTGATTATATCATGAAGGGGAAGTATTAGCAATTACAACATAAGTAAGGACGGCAATTCATCTCCCACCTATTCGTTGAGACTCATTGAGGTGGGAGAATTCTTGCCGACGAGGTTAAATATTAAATTATTTAAGCCGCGCACATCTGACAAGTAATTTATTATGCTGGACAACTTCAATATAGTCATCCAGCACAATAAATTTTCATTACTTAATACTGAGAGGAGTCATTTCGCCAGATTGATATGCAGTCTTGGCTTGCGGCGCAAGCACAATCTCATACATCTTATCCCGAGCAGATGAACCTCTAACAACGGTTGTACCAATACGCGCTTCTAAATTATCAGATGGATAATTTAGAACATTCTTAATAATCATACTTTGAAAGATTCCAGTATTACGCCACTTATCATAACTACGCAATAGATCAAGAAGCTGATCCTGCTTATCTCGATAACCGGCTCGACCAGATGAAACATATGCCAACATCTTGTCTGCAATATTCAATCCAGAAAGATCTGGTGCAGCCTCATGAACAGCATTAATAAAATTACCACGATCTTCCTTGTCGCTTCCACCAGAACGTCCCTTGGCATAATCACTTAAAATCTGATCAAGCTTTTCACTCTTATACTTAACAAGGCCAGTCTGCTCGTAAAATCCGGAAATATACGAACTTAGATAGTTTTGATTTGAAAGATACTGAGCATTAAGTTGAGATTCATACCCAACTCCTTCATTGCGAATTGAATTGACATACGAAAAAGCGCCGATAGTTGAAAATAAAATAACTGCTACAATTGCTACGAAAATTCCCAAAATAATATTGCCTGTTTTACTCATTTAATCCTCCTGATTAATAATTGTTAGTTGACATTCGAATGCGGTGATCATCGGATATTCATGATAATCAATTGAAATTTCATCATACTTCACCGCATATCCCCGGCCAATGATAGCTGCTCCATTATTGACACAACCATAGATAATCCCTTTTCCAAAAATTTCATCGGATAACTTGAATGCAACCCGTAATCCATAGGGAAGAAGTGCATTATTTTCATCTGCTTTAATTGCCATGGAGTATTCCTTTCTACAAAAAGTTGTTATGCGAGGTGGTTGAATGATTTGATGATGAAACCATTTGCTCAGAAATGTAAATCAACATACACCATAACACAATATCCAATAGAATTGCAATGAAATAAATTAAAATGGTTCCGCCAGTTGTTGGTTGAATTTCATCTAAAAGGTATTTAAATCCGGGACCATTCTTTCCAGACATACTTACACGACGAAATCCGGTGGTATTATTCCAAAGAATATTCTCAATTGCTCCATTCATATGATAAGTCTTAACCACCCCTTTGTCAATCTTAGAATATGTATTTCCGATCACTGCTAAAGGAGTCAACGGAATACTTGCTACATTTTGAAATGCCGTGATTAACTGTTGATTTCCAATGGGCATTCCTGTGGTAGCTCTCATCCAAGAAACGGTTTTGCCATTAGTAGTTCCTGCCACAATTAGAATACCATTCTTTGCCAAAGTATTTTTATCAAATATTTTCTTATCTTGCCAATAGCTTTTTACTGCCAGAATATAATTATCTGGATTATCTATCATGTTAGCATTGACAATAATTAAGTGAGCATCACCTTGCCGTTCGCTTCCGAGCGCGGAATCAAGATATTGCATTCTACTTTCCCAATCCCAATAATTATTTGCCGGTACTCCCACAAAATATACCTTCCGAGCATGATAAGTATCTTCAATGGTTGAATTAATTGAAGGAAGCAATCCCTTCTTTTGATAGGTAGAAATATCATTTGAATATTGCTTCAAAATGGTATTGTCACTGGCAAGAATATAATTTTTATAATTCGCTCGAATAGCAACAGGACCCGGACTGCCATTCTTAATTCGAGTGTAGGCAGCATTCCAAAAATTTGGTGAGCCGACCCCCGCCGAAGAGATAACAGAGGCAGGAATAGCCTCATAGTCGCGATAGCGATGCTGCTGAGGATTGTTTGGGAATACTCCGCTTGCGATATTATAATCACCTAACGTGGTATGAATGCTATAGCTATCTTCTTCCGAAGAATAGGGGCAATCATGGTACTTGGTTTCGGTATGATAAGTAGTATGGCAGGTTCCTTTGCTATCACAGGAAGTTTCTGGAACAACAACCGTATATGGATCACAATCATATGTATAATGACAGCTTCCATCACGCGTGCATTCTACCATACTCTTATTTGCGGATAGTTCCCAACCATTTCGATATTCTGAAAATTCAGTTAAATTATTTTTGGATAAGCTATATCCAATATGTGCAACCGCCGGGCCAATAATAAAAACACTTACACCAATCCCGATTGTAAATTCAATCCATGAAAATTTTCTTCCATCAATAATTTTGATAGCTAATCCAATTCCCAAAGAAATTAGCGCAGTAATAAAAATAATTGTGTACAATTCAATCTCCTTTTAAAGCCTAAGCTGCAATTGAATCAAGCAGCTTAGGACGAGCGATGACAGTTTGCTTCATATCATTATAGGTTGAAAATTCCTTGATGGTGAATTGAATTTTGCGGGTTTCTCCAATAACTTCTGGAACATTCTTGCCAGTCGATCCGCAATACTTATAATAATTCCCATCTTCATCCTTCATGATATAGATGGTCGAGCAAGAATAATATGAGTATGAAGTTTTGAAGGTGAATGCTTTCACCAAAGTAAGACTCTTTTCAATCTTATCTCCGATATTTGCATCAATAAAACTAGATTCGGAAAGTTCTTTCTTGGCGGCAAGCATCTTTTGAATAGAGGCAAGTTGATTATCGCTCAAATATCCATTCTTATCAAACATGGCGTATAGAGACGAAAGAAAATCATTATACTTGGCATTTTCGTTGGAAAGATTCTCTTGATAATTATTCAAGAAAGAAATTTCCTCGGAATGCTCTTTGGAAAATGCAAGTCCCTTTTCCCGAATAGTTGCAGCAATCTCTTCCTGCTTTGCTTTATACTCTGCAACCTTGATATCATCCTTAATCTTCTTAGCAATGGCACGCTTGGCACGAGCAGCATCCATCTTTGCATATGCCACGGCATTATAAACCTTGTCCGTTTTAACCGCTTCCAGACCGCTTCCACCACAACGAAAGCAAACCCACCCGGTATAATTCCACTCGGGCCTACCGCCAGCGCCACCACATTTATGGCACTTGTCCTGAAAAGAATAATAGGCAATGCCCTTCTTTTCGTTGGCATCAAAAACCGTTCCTTCGAAGATTTCGCCGTTGCTTTTGAAGTAGCTCATGTAAAGATAATACCGCGATTTCTATATTATGTCAATGAAAAAGGAGCCCTTCGGCTCCTTTTATTTTAAATTACTGCGCCAATACTATATTGATGAATGGCAAATCCGCTATCCACCGTGATTTCCATTAATCCACCACCATAAATTTTCAAGGTCTTCTCTCCCTGTAAAGAGAGAACTGCCAAAACGGTGGTCAATGGCCAATTTGTTGCTTCCTTGATACGATCAGGAACATTATTAGAAAATTCAAAATCTCCACAAACAGAACCCGCTTCGCCCAGAGCAAACTTCAATGAACCATTTTCAGTCCATGCTCGAAACGTTGTAACGGTATTTCCGGTTGCTTGACTTTGATACTTCAATCGTTGAATACTTTGCACAGTTGGAATAACTGTGATATCCCATGGAATTGAACGAATGGTTCGGCTTGGAACTTCCTCATCAATTACCGCATGAGCCATAAATCGATATTCATTCTTAAAATCGCCCTTCTCATTTACAAAAGTGATACTAGAAGGAATACCATTTGATTCCTTAATTGAAACCTTTGCATTTTCTGAATATTCTGGAATATTAACAATGGTATTCAACCGTGCCAAATCATGTAATCCAAACATACCAGAAAATTCTGGAATAGGATTTTTAAATTCACTATTAAGATAAATGTTGTTTGCTTGTGAAATAAAAGTCGTGGAATCTTCGGTTCCTAATACCTTCACCTTTTCTAATGAGAGTGAATAAGTATGTGCGATAATTTCCTTGAGTGCGTCAATAATCAATGTTGTTTCTCCTTGTTATAATACCAGTTTACTCGTTAACAAATGTTATTTCAAATGTTCTTATAATTCCATGTCAAGTTGCATAATTTCTTCCGATGATACTTTTTCCATCCCACCAGCTATGTCCGAAGTTAATTTAAATAACCTCAACTCTTCATAACTTGGATAATCTCCAGACATTCTTCGATATATAACAATCATATATTCACCATGTTTTAATATTTCAACAATTTTCCAAATACGACAATCATCAGCATCAGAATGATCTTTCCACCAAATTATATCACCAACTTTAAATTTCATTATTGCTCCATTTCCAATTGCAATATTTCTTCATCTGATACTTTTTCCATGGTACGGTCTGTCAGTATAACTTCACCATAGCTAACAAATGGCTTTAAGGAGCAATCACCAATAATGCTGTAAGAATACGGAATTGCAATATTTACAAAAAATTTTAAGTCTAATACATATTGATTTTCATCAAAAGCCAATGCTATTATTTTCCATACTCTATCATCAATGGTGCTATCTACATTTCTAATATAATCACCAACTTTAAATTTCATATTATTGCTCCATAATATATTGCATAATTTCTTCATTGGACAATACATTAAAATCTTCTTCGAGAAAGGACGCCAATACGTTTTGTGGATAATCTTCTCCCCATGCAATCATATGTCCCGACAGCATATATAGAATAGTATTATAAGATTTATCCATTGGATATACTCCGATAATTTTCCATATTCTGCTAATATCATTATCATCACGAATTAAATCATCTACTTTAAATTTCATATCATTGCTCCATAATAAATTGTATAATTTCCTCGTCACTATTAAATTTTTTTGCAAGACAGCAGAATCCCCAATTGTTTGGTTTATCATAACCTTCTATCGTAGCTTTCCATGCATGTCCCCATAGGCTGCTTGCTTGAGAAAATCCAGTCACTTTCCCATGGCCGAATCCATGCGTTTTGCGAATTACTACATAATCTCCCACGCCAATTAATCCATTTTGACATCTATGTCTCATTTATCTCTCCATAACATATTGTAGATATTCTTCTTCGCTTATTTTTTCTGTCATCCCCAATATTACAATCTGCTTACCGCAAAATCCAATACCACCGTCTCTGGTATCAATGCTGCTTAACCTCCCAATATCAATTATTCTTCCACAAAAGGTTTCCATAACATAGTCGCCAACATGTAATTGAATATTATTTCTTCCCATATTATTTTTCCATGATTTCTTGCATAACTTCTTCTTTTGAAATCAATTCATACCTATTCATATATTTTATTGATACTCTTTGAGAAGTCCCCCAACTTACCATTCCGCCGCCAATCATTACTAATTTAATATAAACGCGAGTGCCATTTATATTAACAATTTCCCATATTCTATCATCCCGCTGTCTAGCTGGATTCATCAAAGTATAATACTCTCCAACTTTATAATTCATATTATTGCTCCATTGTATATTGCAATATTTCTTCGTCTGTTGCCCTTCTAACAGAATTATCTATATTAAATGGAATTGCGTGACCTATTGCATACGATTTATCTGGAAGCAGATAAATAATATCAATTTTCTTTCCCACTACTTCTCCCTGAGAAAAATAATCTCCAATTTTAAAAGTCATTCCATTCAAGTCAAATGACTCCGGCATCCTATTATTTTTCCAATTATCGAATTCTACTTTATTTTCAAATTTCCATAAGTTAGAAAAATATATATTACTCCAATATACGGTTCCTCGTAGATCTTGAATATCGGCATACAATGGACCATACTTCCAGCAAAAATCCACGACTTGCCCACCCGCATCATAATAGGATGATCCCAAGGTTCCCATCCAGTCACCAATATTCATAAATCCATTTCTACATTTATATTCCATTATCTCTCCATTATATATTGAATTCTATCTTCTTCAGACTGCTTCTCAGAATGATCTAAATATGCATAATCTCCGCTCGTTTCGCTATATCTAGCAATATCTTTCCCGGAACCGGTTCGATCAAACCTAGTAATAATTCCTTCTGTATTATTAGAACCGCAAAAAGGATAATATTCTTTAATATAATCCCCGACTTGAAGTTCATTGCCAAGTTTATCTAGATGCATGAAAATATCCTCTTCCATATGATAACAGAAGAGGATATTAATGTCAAATGAAAAATGCATCCAATCCAGTTTCTTGTTGAGTACGTCTTTCAATACTTTTCCAATTAGGAAGTTTACTTAATAGATTTTCAATTCGTTTTTCAACAACGGTTTTCATCATAGATGCGGTATCAAACGGTAATTTCTTAAACCATTCTGGTAATCTCTTTTCATCAGTTGGATAAGCAATGGATTTCATTCCCATATTATTTTCTTTTAATGGAACAACCACCAATTTCATTCCATCTGCAATTCTTCCCGTCATCTTATCATGATGTTGATCACATAATTTATTCCAATTTAGTGCTCCGCGAACATGTCCCGGAGTTCTATTTCCTTTGCCTTCCTTAATCAACTCTTTATAAAACGTAAGTCGGTTCCCTCTTTTTGGCGATCCCATTTCCCACGGTGGAAGATTCTTAAATGTTTTCTTGAATGCTTTGATCTTCTCCACAATAACATTCTCATCATTGGAAGTAAGAACTTCTAACAAAGTATCTTTAAGGAACTTTTGAACAATTGCGGGAGTATCTGATCTACGTAGATCCAATCCCATAACTTTCATTTTACCGGGCTTTCCATCTACATCATAACGAATACCATCTTTGTCTACCATCATTGCTGCATATCTTTTTTTAACAATCAACAACATCTTGGATGCAACTATCTCACGCCCGCACTTAATAATAGCACCATCTTCCAGTGAACAATTAAATGCCGATTTCATAAAAGATGGAAAATTATTATTCACCTTTTCTGCAATTTCATTATATAGTTTTATAGCAATATCAGCATTCCATTCCATTTCTCCAGATTCTACTTTATTTTTGATAATAGGCCAAATAGTAAAGTATGCACTATCCGTGTCATTGTATAATATAGTTTCACCAACATAATCATATTTTCCAGTCAATAACTGATTAATATAGGCAGACATATGCTTCACAATTAATCTACCAGATAAAGTAATAGATTGGCCAATTCTATGATCATTAAATCTAGATGCTAAATTTAATTCCGAACCAAATAAGCTGTTCATCTTGATTTTTCTTACATGCTGACTCTGATCTAAAAATTCAACCTTTTTAGCTATGTCATTATTATTTGCATATGTAATAGTTTTGTGTTTTTTATCTAAAATTAGATTATTATCTTTCATGAATACAGAAATCTTTTTAACATCTCCGCACTCAATTAGATCTTTCAATTTCTCTGCTATTTCAGCCATATATGTTCCTCACTAAACGTATAATCTTTTAATGGAATTACATGAAATCCAACCTCATGCAATGTCTCTCCGTGGTATTTGGTATAAAACTCATTTCGTTCTTTGGACCAATTTGGTCTTGGCTTTGGAATTAATTTATTCATCAATGATAAATCTTTTTTTCCATTTTTTATTGGCAAGTATGAAAAACATTTCCACATTTGGTTAGCGCTAGCAGAATAAATTCCTTTATATTCAAAAATATAAAGAGTGGATAATTTTGCTCCGGCTGGGATTTGCCATGGCTTGCTAGTTTTCATAAGAACAAGTTCATATTGCTTTGTTTTCAAATTAAGTAATTTTTTATAATCCTTATTGTTCATGATTGATAATCCAACTTCAGCAGTATCCGGTAATCTTCCAACAGTCATATCGTCGGTAATATCTCCAGATTTAACTCTAAGTTCTTTGCCATCTTTGATAACCCAGAGAGAATCTACAATTCGTTTTTGTATATGCAAACTATTGTGCTTTTTTAATTCTGGACTCATTCCCCAAACAAATCCATCTAGTAATTCATACTCTTGCCGAATTTCCCCGGTCGCTGGATTATATTGCCACAATTTTCCTTTTTGCGATTCTCCAATTTGTTTCTTTGTATTTTCGCTATGCTTATTTCCAGTACAGATATGCACCCATGGATATTTTAAACTTCCATGTAGAGCATAACAAGTTTCTCCAGTTTCCAAATTTTTCCAAGCCATCATTCCCTTTCGAGAAATAGACATTGCCAACTTTTGCTCTTCTGTTCTAATTCTTCCAGTATTACATTTGGAAATTATTTTACAAATCTCTTCTCTATGTTTAACATATAACCATGCATATTGGCAGGAAGATGTTTTTAAATATCTTCGCATTTGATTAAACGCATATACCATGCTACTACTTTTAATAGCTTTATACAATAGAAAATGAAGTAAGAAATGCTCTCTTGCAGAAATCTTTACTTTATTCCATTTTTCTTTTTTATATTCAGGAAATAACGACACCGGGAATATATGATGCTTTTCCATAATACAATTAACTCTATATTTTTCAAATGAATAAAAATATTTTTCAAAATAATTCAAATATCTGTTAAAATGCAACTCACTTTTTATAGTATAAGTTTCCCTAAACTTCTTTTCAATTTCTATGCGATCCATGTAAGTCTCCTTCGAGTATTTATTAATACATTATACGGAGACTCACTCTACTATTTTCATAATAGTTTTTCTATATTTTCAAATAAATCATTGGGTATTTCGATACCATGATTGATAGCATCCAATGACCTCATTTCCTTTTGCATTTTTTTTCGTTCATTATACCAATCAGCAAGAAGTTCTGGAATAATTCCTTTTTTTTCTTTGGTGAAAATAATACCATTGCCAGATAAAATCCAATTGTTTCCTGAATTAAAAATAAGATTATAGGCATCATTTGCAGTACAATGAGTTACTTGATCAGAATGCTCCCATTGAATATCCAATTCCATATTTTCATCTTGCTTCATAATTCCTTGATATTCCAAAGAACCAAAAACTTTTTCCCAACATTCTGCGCTGGATTTTCCCTGAGAAGATTTTTCTTCCAACATCTTTTTGGTATATATCGGGACAATAGTTCCAATCAATGTATCAATGCTCATATTCAATGCTCGAATATCCGATGGATAGAGCGAGTTAATATCTGTGCTGCCTACGTAAGAATGTATCCCAACAATTGGATCAGCAACATATGCGCCAGCCGCAATAACTTCTTCTTTGCTATGCTTTTTATTAGGAACAACTAATACCAAATCGTGCGCTCTATTAATAATTGCTTGATCAATCATTGCAACGGTTCCCAATGCATTCGGCAATAGAACCGTATTTTCATGAGCAAGAGCATTAGCCAAAGAAATCAGCTTCAATTTATCTTCTAGTTTTTTAATAAGCATAACATCTTGGCGGTTATATTGAATGAATAACTTGAAATCATTATTATATAACTGATCCAAGTTTCCTTCATAAGAAGTCTTATGTTCATCTAATTCATATTCTCCAATAGAATCCAACGAATATGATCGTCGTTCTTCATAAGTAAACTTCTGATATAATTTCAATAAATCAAGTTGTACTCTTCCAACTAATTCATAAGTTAGATATTCATTATTAAAACTTACCGCTGTTTTTTCTGCGGGTAATTGATCCCATAAACACATTTTGCGAGTATCATTGGTTGATAATACTCTTTTGGTTCTATTAATGATATATGGAATATCGTAGGCATCGCCATTCCAATTTGTTAATACGTCGGCATCTTCTATCAAAATAACAAATGCATTTAATAAATCTGCATCATTATCAAATAATAGAGTATTTTCAAATTCAGATGCAATTTTATTTGCTTCATCTTTACTGAGTGTTTTGGGAGGAATTGCAAGAGTTATTAATTCATCTAGCCAAGATAAGTAAACCGTAATTGCCGTGATTTGATTAAATGGATCTTCAATTGGAGCAAACCCGCGTTCTTGTGAAAAATCTGCTTCAATATCAAGGAATGCTATATGAAGGGGAGGAAGCGGAGCATTCCTATAATTCTCTGCCAAACACTTATATACTAAATTTAGATCAGATTCCCATAGAGTCTTTTTACCTTTATACATATTAAGATACTTATGAAAATCTGCGGAATTTTTAGGAATAATCTTTTTGACTCTATTTTGAAAAATAGTTTTATATGAACCGTTATCATCTGAAACATAGAAAGAATAATCAGGAACATAATCTTTATAAACTCGATTACCTTCTTGATCCCTTTCCACTACGTGAATAACTTCTTTTTTCTTATCGTGAAATGCACTTATATATGACATAGATATAGTTTATCCTTATTTTAATTACTTTTCAAATGTTCTTTATCTTTCCAACTTGATACAGATGGGCCTTCCAACATCAATTGCTGCCCATGAAAAAAGAAATATTTTCTTATATTTGTGATAACTGCTGGATAAATTTCATTATGCAATCTTCCAAATAAGTCTTTATGAAACGTATTCCCTTCAGAATCTCTGGACCATTTTCCGCTATTCACTTTTGTTTCCTCCGCTAGTAAGTAGAATACCAATTGTTACATTTGGTTTAACATTCCAAAAACTAGGGGGAAGTTCTCCCCAGTTTCCTTGAATAGACATGGCGGCATAGGCATTCATTTTCTTGGCAAGCACCATCGTAAAATAATGTCTTGGAGTTGTACTATAAGTAATTGTCGGCTTCTTAGTAGTACTCACTTCAATAGTTTCTGGCTCATCATAGAATGGCAATGCACTTTTTAATTTTGCAGTAATTGAAAATCCATCATTGGTTTGATATGCCACTTGCCCTCGAATAGTCATTCTTAAAATAGGATCGGAGTTAGTTTTATCATTTTCTTTAATTCGATGACCCGCCACCATTCCCGCTCCGCCTTTTATTAAAATCATTCCCGAATGTAAAACAATAAATGGTTCTAAAATATCTGCCCCAGAAATATAATTTAAATTATGAAGAGAATAATCATATTCAAATCCAACTATATCTGAATTAAGTTCTGGATCACGAAAATATCGTCTATTCAACGAGGAAGTATTTCTTAGATTTGTTTGAATACTTAGATTAATGGAATTTGGATTAGCATTTAATTCATTATCTAAATCAACATATCCTCGTATACTAATATATTCTCGATATGGTTTGGTATCTTTAATAAGCCATGCTGGATGCAATTCTCCGGTGAGCGTCCATCTAGGAGTTTCATTCTCTCCAAATTTATCACTTAAATTAACTTTAGCAACTCCGGGCATGAATAAATGAAACCGTTCTGTTGGGACTTCTTTTGCATTTTCAAACACCTGTGGCTCACTCAAATAGGTAGTATAGGTAACATACTGAGTTGTGTCTACCAACGGCTTGGCGGGGCCTTGGGAGAGCAAGAATGGGGATTGTAGAAGTGCTAGTAATAATAATTTCTTCATAAACTCTCCGTTAATAACATGGATCTGTAAATACCAAAGTTTTCCCGCGCCTCATAATATTCCCATCATGAATATCCAATAAAGAAGGAGTATCTGCAACCAAAATATCAATAGCAAGTTTCTTTCCGGCGCAGAGAACCGATGAAGGGATAGTTTTTAAGCTTTTGCGAACATATACCTTCTTTCATTGATTGTTTGGATCTTACTCTTCATTATCCCTCCAAATACAAACAGTTGGGCCTTCTTCATTTAATAATTTATCATGAAAAAACCACACAGTTATGCCATCTTTGAAAATTATAGCTGGGCCATCTTCTCTATGAAATTTTCTATGTTCGTCGAAATAAAATATAGTTTCGTTATCGCCAATAATTTTCATATATTTAAAATGGGAGGATTTTCTCCTCCCACTATTTTATGCTGAAAGAAGACTCTTCCAATTTGTCTTTAAAGTGTGTGTTGGATTCGATGGAATATCCTTTTCTGCAAAGGTCGGGCGAGTCTCTGCTGTATGATAAAACTTAACAAATTCGGTTGAGGTCTTAATACTCTTCTCAGCAAGGAATTGCTTAAATTCATCCACGGTAACAAAATTCTTACCATAAGTTGTGCGGGGAGTCTTTCCCAACAGAACCGCCCACGAGGTATTATAAGCAACCTGTGGGTTTGATGGAATGCTCTTTTCACCTTGGGCGAAGGATGGATTTGCCTTGCGAAATGCTTGAAACTCGGTTACGCTGTGAATGTTTTGTGCCTTTGCAAACTCTTGAAACTCTGAAAATGTTACGAAATTCTTGCTCTTAGCCATGATATATCTCCTTGTGGTAATACATTTTTAATTACAACTTTATATTAGCAGATCTTTTATAATCTGTCAACAACTATTTTAAATATCGTTGATATGATACATGATATCTTCAATCTCTTGCTTGATCTTCAATAGACGATTGCACCTATCCCGATGCTCATCCTGCGCCTTATACAGAGCAGAATCTCCTTGCGGATAATAGTCTCGCCCATGGGGACCGTTCTCTTGCATCTTATCCAACGCTTTTCCCAGAGAATACGCCATTTCACAATATTGGCCTAGAAGATCCTTTTGCGAAGTTCCGTTTAAATGAACAGTAGGATACATCATTTTTGTATTTCCTCCGATGAATATATAATAGCAAACATCGGAGGAAATGTCAATTAAAATTAATCCTTGAAGCCAGTCTTAGAAAGAATCTCACCGATCTGCGCAAGCTCTTCCTCGGAATCGCTGAATTTCCCTTTATAAGCAATTTGAATTGCTTTGCTAATATATTTCTTTGGAATAGAAAGCTCCTCAGAAATACACGAGATCGTTTCAGAAAGGGATGATTTTAGATCATCACATTCCTGCCGTACCTTTAAACTTTCTTGCAAAAGTTCCCGAAGTTTTTGTACTTCACTCGGTCCTAATTGTTCTACTGCCATTTTTCTCCTTTTGTTACTTGTTAATTCAAATCAATCCAATCCATGAATTTAGCCCATCCAACCAGAAACCAAAGTATATCCGCACCAATTGTCCAAAATATAGTTATAGTCCCATACCATGGGCAGATAGAAGTTGGTGACCACAGACAAAATTCAAATCCAATTAGATAAGATAATGCAATTTCAACGACAATCCACAAAATAATAGTGTGATAACTATGCCAAAAGTTTTTAATGAAATCAATCATGATTAATCCGTTCAATCAGGTAAATAAACTCTTTTTTGCTAATCACTCCTTGTTTGATCCACATATACAATAACGTATATTGATCTTCCTCGACTTTAAGACTTTGAAGTTTAATCTTCTTTTCAAAAAGGGAATCATCAAATACTTCTTCTGGGATTTTCATCATATTTCCTTTCTTAACTTTTACAGGGGCACCACGTTGGAACAGAAGGAATTTCAGAATTAAATTCAACATAATGAGCAATTTCCTTATGATTCTTTCCGCAATGATAATCCATTGCATAACCGGCACCCATTGTTCTGGATTCTTCGCAATACGGGCAGGAAATAACACCGCTAGTACATTTCTCCAATTGAATTTTAATTGTCGTCATATCATGCCTCCAAAAAGGTTCTCAACAATTTGTATTCAGAAAAATCCAAATATACTTCTTCCGTGTACATTTGCATTGCTGCTAGGAATTTATCTGAAGTATACCACTTCTCACCCGCTTGCGCCTTGGTATATGGGGCACCATTAAAAAAGAAAAAATATTTACGGGGATGCAATAAGAGCTTATTGATAAACTCTTCTTTTTCAGACAATACAAACTTAATTAAGCGAGTTCTTGCAGCTTCTACTGCTTTTAGTGCCTTGAATTTATTAACAATCATTGTGCTCCTTTCATCAACTTGCTGGATAAAATACGTCAATAATATCATCTGGATTATTTGGTGGCTCTATATCGTTAACTTCTCCAACCATCCCGCAATGAATACAAAATACTTCTCTATCACTTGCAGAATCAAGAGAATATTTCCATCGATGCTCGCATACCTTTTGTGAATTATTCATATGTATATTATACCCCGTTGCATGATTGAATGTCAAGAATTATTTCCATAACTCTGTCCACGAAACCCAACCAGAATTTTTATACTGCCTATTGGGACTACTCGGAAGCTTCTTTCCGTCAGAATTATATACTCCACCGAAAACTGATTTGTTATATCTGACTTGAGTACTAATTTCATTTAATTTGCACCAATCTCGCGCTTCTTCCAAAGAACAGTATTCGGTTTTATCCAAATCAAAATCCAGTTCCATCAAATCTGGCATTGCCTTGAGAATGGCTTCGTCTTTGGCTGAATCAATCATAGATATATTATATCACCTTTCTCATAGAAATGCTCCCAAAATCCCATGGGAGCATTTCAAAATTACTTTATATTATCCTTTCATCTTTCTCGAAGGCCATTGATTAAACAGCCGACCCCATTTAGAAACATTGATGATCTGCTGAGTGAACCACCGCTCCCTTGAACCGTCTTCGCGAGTAATAGTAAGAATGCTATTTCCCCAAACATGGTTGCCTTCCAAAGAAGCATCCGCCACATCCCCAATTTTCTTCACCATCTTTGCAACGAAGGAAACATACCGAGAACCGGCATCTCTTGCAACCATCTCCAAATAATTATCAATCCCGGCATTGCTCATCACAACAAAATATGGATCATTCAGCTTCCTCGACCCAGAATTTTTGCTATCATCTCCGGCGGTAATTGAGCAAACAAATTTGTACATTTCAACCTTCATTTGATAATCTTTGCAAGGAGTTGCCCAATTGGACGCCGGATAAGAGGCAACTTTTTCGCGATCCCACCCAGATGCTTCAAGATTTTTCTTAACGGATTCAATATCATCATGCGCAATAGCCAAGGCAGATTTGACTGCATCATTCTTGAGGGGGGATATGGCGAGTTCAATCTTGTTTTCCATGTATTAATAATAGCAAGATTGAACTCAATTGTCAATTATTATTGCGTATTTTTGATATTTTCATGTACATATTTCAGGCCGATGGTATCAATGGAAATACCCGGAAGATTGTCAAGAACAAGAATGGCACGTTCTATAGCATCCAAGAGCAGGTTCTCTCTTGCGATTGCATCCGAATATTTCACATAACTATTTCCATATCCATCGTCATTTCCGGGAGCCATGCCTTTGAAACCATCAAATTCGGTGTTATTAGGAATCACCTGTTCCAGTTTTTTAAATTCTCCCATGACTAATCTCCTTAAATTAATTTGTTGGAACCGCTGGAATAAATGAATTAATAATCCATGGGCAATGTGTGCGATATCGCATATTTCTTAGTTTAGTTCTCTTTATTGACTGCTTCTGCAAGCAGCTTCATGCCATGTACTGCGCCTCCCATAGCATTACATACTGAAATAAGATCAATTTTGTGAGTTACAATCTTACCAAAATCATCGGTAATGCTAACATTAACATAACCACTTTCACATCCAGTATAATGCGGATCAATTTTAATCTTCATATTATCCCTTCTTTGGTATCGGTTTATCGGTGCGAAAATATTTCGTCATGTATCTTCCGCCAGTTCTATCACTCCGGCCAACAATAAAATCTTTATCTTTTAAGAAGTTCAGGCATTCATTATCAAAATTTTCGATTTGATAATGGAGTACTCGGATCACCGTTGCGTTGGCAATAGAACCGCAAAGATTACACAACTGTTCACTTACAATCCCTTTTGGAAAGAATTCAAGATGGGAGCAATTGTCACACAAATGACCAATCCTATACTCGACACTACTTAGATAGATTTGCATTTCTGGTGGTGATGGAACAATCTTTTCAATAATGGGAGTTGCTTTCTTATTAAAAAACCACATAATATTCCTCCTCAATTGGTTATCGCAAGCTAAGCCAGCGAATGAGAATTATGGCACCAATCCAAACTGGCAAGGATAGTGCAATTCCAAAAATGACTCCTCGAAAACCTTTCATAATTAATCTCCTTATAAAGAAACATCAATTTACCGAAGAAGCAATACGGCCAACTGTTGGTTCTCATCCTTGGCAAGTTCAACGTCGGTGGGAAGGGTCGCGAGCAGCGCCTTCTCAATCTCTTCTGCCAACTGGTAGTCCGGCTCAATGTCCAATTTATATTTAAGCTGAGTCCGCAGTGAAATATTCGTTTCAATCAGATTTTTGTAATTCATAATTAATCTCCTTATCAACATACTAATAATATCAAATATCAACTGATTTGTCAATATAAAAATTCCTCTACCATAGATTAATATAATAGAGGAATTTTAAATAACAGCCAAATATTAGCTATTCTCCTGCGTATCTAGTTCAACAACAAGACTTAGCTGGCCGCACGCGGCATTCGCCTTTTGTTCGCTTTCTGTTGAAATTGCAACAGCATAATCATAACCAGCATCCTTCAACTTCTCAATTACACTTTCCATTGTTTGTTCTCCTTATTGGTTAATACTACATTGAATTAATTAAAAATGCAAGGATTTATTTTTTAAACTGATAGTTCCGAAATCGTTTTGTACCAGAAACAGAAAGAACAATAGATACTCTTTCTAGTTTATCATGAACATTATTATAATATTCATACAGTGGATTGTGATCCCGATCTTCTAATCTAGCTCCACCAAAAACTCCACCTGCTATTATAATGCAAAGAACAATTTTTTGCCAAACTCTCATATATTTTCCTCCGCGTGAAACTTTTATGCGGTATCCAATAAAATCTGCTTAACAAGTAATTTATATTAAGCCAGCCATACGTCGATATCAGGCAACCTCCCTTCTATATATTAATAATCAACCTTCAATGATTATAATTATAGCAAGGATCTTATTCTTTGAATGGTCATAATTGGTCAATGCGTTATTTAAATTTCAATGATTAATCTGTTTCCTTAATTGTTTCGATGCCCAATATAATTCCAATCACGGTGCTGAAACCGCACAATGAAATCAATACATCATTAAGATTCTTATTATGTTCAAAAAATGATGAGTGTTCGTTGTCCTGCAAAATTGCACCACCCAGCAGTCCACCAACCATCATTACAATATACAAAGTCATCTTCTGCCAATATTTCATCAGTTCCCTTTCTTAAATCAAATTAACTGCCTTGATAATTCCAGCCCCCATATGATTTGCTTCACTCACCGAGTTAACGTTAATTGGAGAAATTTTTATAAAAAAGTAATCCGGGTCAAAATTCTTTTTGATCACATCAATATTAAAGTCCGCTGTATCGACCAGAGTCATATTAATAGTGGTCTTCAATTCGCTTTCCGTGCGAACTTTTCCCAACTCTTCAATACTCATTAAATTGGATACTGGAATAAGATCATTCCGCCGGATTTCATCGGTGCTATGTAGAGATAGCTGAAGAGTGATATTATCCTTAATCCATGAGGTATCCATTCCCCTTAAACCAATAGTAGAAATATAATGATGCACGCGTACCCCCGGAAGCATTGCATCAATGCTGCGAATAGCTTCCTTCACAGCTTCAATGTTTAGGAATGGTTCGCCGCACCTAGTATAATTGATTTTAAATTCCTTAGAATCACTTGGAGTTAAATCATGATTCTTCACAAGAATGAACTTAACTTGATCAACAATTTCCTGAGCAGAAAGCTTTCGAGTACGCTTCAACTGGCCAGTGGCGCAAAAACGGCAGTGAACGGGGCACGATGACATGCAACTAACACCAATCATCCAACGCTCTTTGCGTGATCCAACATCATCGGACTTCAACTTATTGGTATGCTCATTAATTGCAAATTTGGTATAATACGGCAGGAAAGTATCCGTTGTTTCAATAGGATAGCCATCCTCGGTTTTCATTGCATAAACTACGCCATTTGAAAATTCTCGCTTAATAGATTCGATAAACATTGGTTTCCTTTCTCACTATGTTAAATTATACCATAGTTTGCTTGAATGAAGTAATTTTATTGTGATGTTTTTCAAAATAGTCATCAACATCTGCCGAAACTTGCCGCAGTCTTGTGGAACAAGGCAATAATTATTTCCATAAATCTGGCCACGAAACCCAACCAGTATTTTTATATTTTTGATATGGATGACTCGGTAATTTCTTACCATTGGAATTATACACACCGCCATTTACTGCTTTATCGTATTTGTCCACCGAGTTAATTACATTTAGTTTGCACCAATCCCTTGCTTCATCCAAAGAACAATATTCAGATTTCTCAAAAAATTCATTCCATGAAATTTTATATTTCTTATTTGGACCTCCGGGTAGTTTCTTTCCATCCGAATTATATACTCCACCATTTACCACTTCTCGGTATTTTTCTCTGGTATTAATTTCATTTTCCTTGCACCAATTTTTACATTCTTCTAAAGAAGTATAGTCTCCAGTATACCGTTCTTCTTTTCCAAAAAATTTACTCCATAAAATTTTATAATACCTACTTGGAGCGCTTGGTAATTTCTTTCCATCGGAATTATATACTCCACCAGTTACCACTTCTCGATATTTTGACTGACTATTAATTCCATTTTCTTTGCACCAATCTCTGGCTTCATCCAAGGTGCAGTATTCGGTTTTATCCAAATCAAAATCCAATTCCATCAAATCTGGCATTGCCTTTAGACTGGCTTCGTATTTTGCTGAATCAAACATAGATATATTATATCATCCTTTCAAAATATGTCAATTATTAAAATCAGAAATATATTCGTCAGCTAAAGAAATATGAGATTTACATAATTTTATGGCATTTAATGTATAATTATCTTTTTTATTGGAATTGATTAAATTATTTAACATATGAACTTGCGCAACCCGCTGTTGAACAATCATTGCCTGAGCTTCTCTGGTATGATTTTTCATGGTGTCGCCGGAATTTCTCATCTTTTGTAGAGACGGCCATATATTTAAATTATCCATTCCTTCATAATCATGCGGATTATCACTATTTTTATATTTTATATTATTTTGCTGAGCGATATGAGTTAATTCATGCTGAACAATTTGATCGGCATCACCATTTTTAAATTGATTAATATATTTTGGATTTATATATACTATTTTAGAACCTTGTTCTACTTGGGCAATCGCATTTGGATCTCCGCCATCTGGAATACCAGAAACGAATTTTATATCATTTACATTTCCCAATTTGTGCTGTAAGACAGAAGGCATATCTTTAATCATACTCTGCCCAAGAGAAGTAAGCTGAGCATCTTGCGGAGTTGTTTTATGAATATTATAGGCCGCTCCAACTGTGGATGCAGCAAGAGCAGCCGATAATATTCCATTTTTAAGAAAACCTTCTTCTAATGATATATTGGAAAATTCATGAAGTCTCATGAAAGTATTTATTAAAAGTTGATATACTTTCGCACCGAAACCGTGTTATAGCGCCCCCAAGGACCGTTATTTCCCTTGTAAACATCGCTCTTCTTATAATCAGAATTCATAATATCGAAGAGATAATGCTGAGTTCCAACCAATTCAATATTGTGAGAAAACATAATACCAACGGAAGCAGAACGTTCAATCCCAATGGCCTTTGGTGACCATGTATATTGATATTGAGGAATAGTCTTCCCCAGAAGCAAATTGGTGTTAAAATGTGTTCGAAGATGGCTGGCATATGGAACATTTGCAAATGGTTGAATGGAAATATTCTCACCTAACATATATCGAGCAAAAGCTGAACAATATGTATCGGTATTACGCAATCCGCAAATGCCCGGATCAATTTCGTTATGTGGGGGAGCCAATGAAAATTCAATATAGCCATTGGCATGAACATTTTCCTTGATGGCGGTTGCAACAACATTCTGGGCGGAAACATAGCTACTAACAAGCAATGCCATGGTTACAAAAATCTTGGTATACGTCATGTGTTCTCTTTCTTAACAACAAATATAATATAGCAAATTAATGTTCAAAATGCAAGAACTATTTTCTGTTCTTAATATATAAAATTGCTTTATTTAATTCTTTTTCTTCCTCATTTAACGTAGCAAAACGTTTCTTCCATCTTTCTTTGTCTTCTGCTTGAATTTTCTTTAAACATTCTGGGCAAATTCTAATATATGGCTCCCATGTATTAGAAACCGGATTATTTTCCCACGTCTCTGGAAGAAGATGTTCAAGACAAATATTATTTGATTTAAGGACGCATTTTGCATATTGAAATTTAAACCATTCAATTAATTTTTTCATTCTTTTATCTTCCCCCGATCTAAAAGATCAAAATAGATATCAAGAGCATACATCAGAGTTTCTCCATTATCCCCGGCACCACCAAACTTCAAATCCATAGAATCATCAAATATTTCATAATCAATGGTGCCAAGCGCTCTTCCAATCTTTTCTGATCGGCGATCATGATCTATTCCTTTTGACCATCTATCAAGTTCAATGCCATCATAATTAAATTTCATAGTCATACCTCTGGTAATTCATCAATAATTGGATTATCTTTTCCGGTATGGCGAAGAGGATCAATTTTTAATTGCACAAACCGTTTTCAAATGATCAACCTTATCTTGCAGTTATTTATTTTTCTGCGTTAAATATTTAATTTTAAGTTGATCATTTTCCCATCGAGTTTCCAAAGAAGCAAGATATTCTTCCTCCTCTTCAAACCGATCTGCTTCCCTCTCCGCACATCCCATATTACTTTACATCCTTGCGGTAAACCGACTTAATATCCGCAATCGGATAAAGCCCAACCACCATATTATCCTCGGAAGTTCCTTGCACAAAATGAACAAATCTCTCTATTACCGCCACAAAATCAGCATGAATTTCCTCTGGAATGCGTGGGTCATTAAAATTAATTACAAATACATTTTTATCTTTTGACATACTAATTCTCCCATCAATTATTGATTGCTATTTTCATCGCGCTTTAAAATCTTCGCGCGGATTTCAGCAATCAGTTGTTTGTCATTTCGAATAATGGCGTGCTGCAATGCATCATTCAACTTTCCCTTTAACGATGTAGAATCCAAAATACTCGATGTTGTTCATGATCTTCATTTGAGTTTGTGTGAGCTTCATGGAATCCTCTTTCATTGACTATTCAATAGTATCAAAGATAAATTAGACTGTCAACAATATTCTAGTTCTCCATTACAAGTTGCCAAAATTCTTCTTTCGAAATAACAGTCATCCTACATGTCGATATACAGAGATCCCATGAAAGAAGAATTGGCTTAGAAAACCTGATTATCGATAAATTTGAATTGCTTATTGAAAAGAAGTGATATTTTTCTATGCCAGCAAATTCACATTCACCGATCAACGAAGTAATTATTCCCCAACAATATTCTATATTTTTTCTTTTTTCCAATCTGAAAATTGCCATTTAATATATGATGGAACACCATTAACATCATTAATTCCCAATTCATCATTCATTTTATTGCTCCATTATCCATTGCAAATATTCCTCTTCCGAAACCTTTTCTAGATTACTTGCACGAGCGCACGTCATCATCCAGTCATCTGCCACGCGCAGCAGAGAAATGGACCACAAAATATTAGTATTATCATCATACATATATGCGAAATCTGCGGATTGCTCAAAATGATCTATTTTTCTATATAATTTAGGAAATTTTCCAAATGCAATGTAATCTCCATTATGTAATTCATTTTCATGCATATCTGTAAATTTAAACATATTAACTCTCCATTATTCCCTGTACATATTCTTCCTCTGAAATTGCAGTTAACTGATACAAACTAACGTGCTCGGCCCACGAACTAGCAACATTCTTGTAAAATTTTCCATCTGGGCATACACTACTATCCATATCAAAAACATGATATACCGAATCATATTTATAAATCAGCGATTTAATGTGTCCATAACATTCAGATTCCATTCCAAATTTAATTGGGGTTCCTATTTTTAATGGAACCCCCCTAACATCACTAATACCTAATTCAATTTTCACATTAACTCTCCATTATTCCCTGCACATATTCTTCCTCTGAAATAACAGTTAACTGATACGCACGAACCCAATCGTGCCACGAAATATTAATGGACTTGTAAAATCTTCCGTTAGAACCTGCGCTACTATCCATATCAAAAACATGATGGCCCTCAGCCTCATAAATCAAAGATTTAATGTACCCATAATAGCAGCCCACGTCTTCTATTTCAAATTTAATTGGGGTTCCAATTTTCAATGGAACCCCATTAACATCATCAATTCCTAGTCCAGCGCCGAACTCAGCCATTCTTCACCCACAATCTTGATTCCAAGCTTCTCAGCTTTTGAAAGTTTTGAGCCCACCTTGTCTCCGGCGATCAATAGGTTGCAAGCTTTGGTCACCGAAGAAACAGACTTCGCGCCAAGGGCCTCTAGCTGCCCAGTAATAACGGTTCTAGAACCAAAGGTTTCCTTGAATGTTCCGGTAATACAAAACGTAATATCATTCAATTTTCCATCCATAGTTTTCTCCTTGTTAGTTAATGGTTGTGGGCGCACGCCATCATGATAAAGAGCAATGCAAAGTGCAACATTCTTTTCATCATTCGCCCAAGTACGCAATGATTGCAATTTAACTACTCCAAGACCATCAATCTGCCCATCTTGAATAGTTAGAATCTTCTCACAAAGATCTTGCATATCCTCACTTTGCAGATTCAACTTTGTAGCAATCACTTTTCCAAGAGTATGACCAACCATTGGAATACCAAATGCAGCAAACCACTTATCCCAATCTCTAGTCTTTGCATCTTGAATAGACTTGACCATTTTTACTACATTCGCCCCTGAACGAAACTGCAAGGTGTTCTTAAAATAAGTTGCTGGAGCATTAATTGATACATTCGCAAACTCAAATAGATCACTTAAACTAGTAATATGATGTTCGATCAATTCTTTTGCCATTTCAATTCCAAGATTATCAATTTCCAGAGTAGCACGATCTGCAATGTAATAAAATGTTTCTGCTGCTTTTCCTTCACATAAAGAATTGCGGCAGAATAGAATTGTAATTCCATTATCGCAATTCACTTCCAGTTTATTTCCACAGGCAGGGCATACTTCTGGAATATCAAAGGGAGTAGCATGCGAATTATCGATAACTTCGGTCACCATCGGAATTACTTCTCCACTGCGGCACACGCTTACCACCGATCCATTTTGAATACCAAGAGCATTCATCCAAGTAACGTTGTTTCCGGTTGCCCGAGAAGTGATTGCTCCACCCAAATCAATAGGATCAATCAATAATACCGGCGTAACTTTTCCTTGCCGACCAACCCCCCATTCAATGCCAAGAATGGTGGTTTCTGCACTAATGTGCTGATTTTTATAGCAGCACTGAAAGTTTGTAAATTTCGTTTTTACACCAAGTACATTACGAAGCTTATGAGAATCAGTCTTAATTACAACGCCATCATTCTGGATGGAATCAGTCTCATTGAACTTCAGAACCCTATCAATCAATGGTTCAATCTCATTGATATTGTGTGCAATGAATCCCTGATACTTTGGAAAACCGAGCGATTCCAAAAGAAGCATTCTTTCATATGCGCTATCTGGCAAAGTATCATCTTCATTAGGAGAGTATACATCCCACGGCATCAAAAAAATGTTTCGTTCAGATATAATCCTAGTATCTTTATTTTTCAATGTACCAGCAACCAGATTGCGAGTATTGGCATATGCAGGAAGGCCCTTGGCTTCTTGCAAAGCATTGATACGTTCCAATTCATCCTTGCGCATCACCATTTCTCCGCGCACTTTTAAAATGTGTACGGGAGAATTGATATGTTGCGGAATCAATTTGCAAGCCTTTGTTTGGAGAGTTTGATCTTCTCCTGCTGCGCCATCTCCTCGCGTGACAGATTGAATAAGATCCCCGTCAACGTAGGTAATTTCGTTGGATATACCATCTCGCTTTTGCTCAACCAAAACAATTTTGCCATATGTCCGAGCTTCATCAACCGCAGACTCTTTGGTATAATGATTTTCGATAGACTTCATTGGACGGGTATGCGGAATTCGGCCAGAGCTATCCTTAGTTCCAACAGTATATAGAACCGTGGCAATATTAGAATATTGGGGATTGCTTTTGATCAAAGAAATAAGTTGCTGTTCTTTTTGATCATATTCTGCATCGGAAACAAGGGGATTACCAGCATAATAGGCATGCTGGTAATTCTTCAACTCGCTATTCAACGTTTCAATTAACTCTTTCATGAATCTCCTTTTCCAAAGTAAAAATCGTGGCCCGTACCTTTTGAACAGATTCATCGCGATCTGCACAGTAGTTATCTGATGTATTATAATTTCCCAAGGGAGCGACCGACCGATACAGGGCAACAAACTTCATTTCTGCATCGCGAAGAACTTCCAAAATATCATTCGTATCCATTTCCTCTCCTTAATAGATTTTGCAAATCTTATCTGAAGTTTTCCAACCTTTGGCATATAGCTTCTTCTGAATACGACCAAACTCAGAACGAGCTTCTTCAATTGTCTCACAGGGGATAACTAAACCAGAAGTACGATCTGTGATGGTATACGGAGCCTTATTAATTTTGGCTACGCAATACAAAATCTTCGTCTCCCGGGTCAATCCGTGCGCGTATGCCTTCTTCCCAATAACATTCTTATTCCAACCGTTTTCCATTTCTGTAGCATAAGAAGAATACGTCATTGTGATTATCCCTTTCTAGGACTCTTAAATAATATCAAAAAATCAGCAGATTGTCAACTACTTTAATGCTTTTTCCAAATCAGCAAGCTCGGAAATAATGCCATGTAATTCTTCTATGGTCACTTTTCGATTCAATTTGAGATTGATATAGGGAGTTGCTTCTGCAAAAAGCACCACACCAGCAATGGTCGTATCCTCCTTTCCAATCTTTGAAGTGACCACACCAGATCCACTTATCTTACTGACGCCCACCGGATTTGCAAACTTGATAATATCCACCATTTAATTCCATCCTTCCCGAAGGCAAGCACGAGGAAACGTAGCAAATCGATATTCGTAGTCGGCATCAATCACATCAACCATTTCCAGAATGTAAATCTGGGCAGGTTCGACGTTATCCTTGACAGCAATCCCGCGAACAATTGCATGGAATTCTCCGGGAGTGTCAATACCGAGCGAATGAATAGTAACCTGTGTTCCATCTGCGAAATAATTCATGTTTCTCCTTTTCAATAACCTTATTATAGCACGATTTTGACAATTCTTACCGATTATTTTGGCGCATATCCCAAACTTCATTCTGAACTTCGGTCACCATCAAGGTACGAATATGCTGCTTCATCCAATGGCAAACCACCAAGTTGAAAACAGAAATAAAATATCCACCAATACTGCACAAAAACATCCATGAAAAGATCGCAATCCATTCAAAGATTGGTCCATTGGTCAACTGATCAAGAATTCTTGGAAAGAAAATGCAAGGAGTTTCTACATGATTCCTCCGATTAATGTCTGCTGCTTTCCGAACATAATAGCCAAGCATTGCAGCGGTAAACATCCCAGAAATAGGCCAACTAGCAAAAAACAGGCAAAGTACCAAAAGAGTACTATGCATGTAATAGCTAAACAGCATTGCTGGAAGAAAAATAAACGGAACAACAATCATCAATACCACGATGAGTTGAAATCCGGTAAAATCGTGTGCAGTTTTCATATAATTCCCCTCTATAAAAATAATATACCATTCACTCTCAATTGTAAAGAGGGAACGGTCAGTCTCAACTATAAAGGGATTGAGCACCCTATTGTTGGCCGCGTGAGCCGATAGAAATTTTACATAAATTAGGTCTCAACTATAAAGGGATTGAGCACCCTATTGTTGGTGTTGAGTGGCAAGACTGGGCGAATACATATCAGCGTCTCAACTATAAAGGGATTGAGCACCCTATTGTTGGGGCGGCATTTTAACTCTCGTGCAATCAATTACTTATGCAATGAATTACGCGAACCGCCCCAAGTAGTGTTACATTTTGTTACAATTAATTCATAATATCTTCTAAGTCATTTGCTATGAATTAGCGCGGACCTTCCTGATATTCGCTTTCTTTTCCTTCAGTTTAATTAAGCGAACGCCATTATTACCAGCGGTGCTTTCCAAGACACTAACAAAAATAGAAGGAGCAATAATTTTTTGAGTTGGAGTAATTCGGCGGGTTGCAAAATTAACATTTGTGATGGTTACATTATTATAAGTATCACAAATACTCTTAGCAAACTTTCGAAATTCTTCTTTTCGTTGACGTTCTGCCTTACTTGATGCATCGGTATAAAAGGTATACAAATGAGAGAACCTCTCATTAAATATTAGCAACGCTGCATATGCATACGTAGATGTTTGATTCATGGTGGGGAATAGTTTTCCGATGTTAGTGGCGATGTGATCTACCATTGCCTCATAATCCCCGCCATATGGAATAAATTTACCATCTGGAGACTTTTCCAAATGACGATCCCGGGCGTAATAACGAAGATGCTTAATATCGTCATATTTACTTTTATCTGAAGTAATAAGTTTATTTGTCCAATCTCGAAAAGCATACCGCATCTGACTTCTTCCAGACGTGATATCAACAGCATATACTTGCAATTCTGGTGAATTATAAAGTTTATTGCTATCAAGATAGTTTTTCATCATTGAAAGATGTTCTTGAATTCGCCGCTGCAAATCAGCATTTTGTGTCATCTTCTTATCAACAAAAAGGTTTGATGGAATAATGCCATTTCCAGAAGTTCCACTATTGTCTGTCCAAGTACAAAATTGAAGATCATTATTTTCTAATGTTTCAAAGGTGGGAGTAATGAAAACTTCCTTCTTTTTATTGGTAATTCTATCAAAAAAAACTTCCTTCTTAATACAAAACTGAATCTCAAAGGAATGCTTAAATCCAACCTTTGTTCGAACCACTTTCACCCCAAGAACAGAATCCGAATCATTATCTGAAAGAGGACGATGCATAAACATCGGAATTTCATACCATGTTTTAATGCTTGCCTTGCCGCGAGAATCGTGCACCATTGCATCGGCAATTGCTACAATATAAAGAGGAACTTTCTTTTCGGTAAATGACGATTTCATACCAAAAATTTCATTATCTACTTGCGGATTATACTTACGAATCTGTACAATTGTATTAATACGATTCATAATATCCTTGACAGAATAATTGACTGAAATCTGATTGCTATAAATTGTTCCTTCCCCATCCCATTTAGGATAAGTAAGCATACTTTCGGAAGGTGGGTTGCCAGTACGAATATCGCCATAACGATAACGCATTTCAAGCCGATCAATATTCTTGGTATCGGTTACTTTCTTATAGGATGCATTTACTGCCGCCTCAATTGCCTTGTATGCTCCGGCATAAAGCTTTTGCTCACGAATCTTGGCGCGGCAGCCGGTAATGATTGCATTCTTCTCATCCTTCAGAGCAAGAATTTCTTCGGCGTGCTTTTTCATATTCTGGCGACGTTCATCATACATCGGTAGAATGATTTCCGACTTCAGATTTTGAAAAACTGAAATTTGATCTTTAATATCAGAAATTTGCTTGTCAGTTACTTCTTTCATTTCTGCTGTGGCATTCTTTTGAAGAAATGCAATTGATTTAATTTTTCGAATTGTATCATACAATGTATTAATATCATTGGAAAGTTTTTGAAATTGCATTCCGATAGGTCCATTAATCATCTTCCAAAACTTTTTAACCATTGGCTGAAGAGCCTCGGCACAATCGTTATAATATTCATGACTCAACCGCATATATTGTTCACCAGTAAGATTGGTATTAACCTCATGAATGTGTCCAAATCCGGCATAGGTTACAACCCGCGTAACACTATTACCAAGATTAATACCGCATTCTTGCGCAAATCCCTGATTTTGCATAATATACTGCTGCCGAGAACGTTCAATCTTTGCCAATACCTGCGCACTTTTTTCGTTATCTTCTCGCATTTCATCATACTTTTTCATCTTTGCTTCAAAAGTTTCTTTGTTCTTGGCAAGTGCCATAATATATTCCTTTCATTTTCAATGATAGCAGGTTTATATTTAACTGTCAATATCTTTTTCAGGTTTTCCCGCCTCAATTAAAATATTGTGAATTCCCTTGGATCGCATTCTATTACGAGCAGTTTTTCCTTTTTTATTTCGCTCAGAGAATCGGTCTTTATAAATTGCATAAATTGCATCCGTTCGATCACTTTTTAAAAAATTCACATCCTGCCGTAGTTTTTGCATAATTCCTTCGGTATATTTCCCAAAATAATTTCCAATGCTACTCATCAATGCTGGATATAATTTACTTAGGTATTGTACTTCTCCATTTGGATAATAATACCACACCGAAGGTTTCTTTACAATAGTTGAACTATCTTTTTCTTGCTTAGTTGGGATTTTATCAACTTCTTTTTCTGGTTGATCAATAGTTTTTTCCCATTGAATACACAATTTCTCAAGGTATTTTTTAGCTCTCTTCCTATTGTTTATACCACAAATATTATTATTTTGCAACACCGTATTAATTGTTTTTTCTTTGTCTCCATTCTCTAACAATAATGTCGTCATCAACGAGCTTTTAACTTCTTTTGCAGAAGTGTTAAATACCTCTTCACATATATTATTATCTGCTTGATTAATAGTTGGGGGTTCAAAATAATCCAATGAAGTAAGAAGACCAACCATCGCAACTATGATAAAATCAGATGCTAATTGTTTCTGCTGTTCTTCTGAATAAAAAGAATTAAAATTTGCAAAATATACATTGTATTGTGCATCGTGTTTATTTCCCCAAGGGTCACGCCGCAATACCCGGCCAATAGTTTGTTGCTTCTTCACTTCACTTTTCGAAGGAGCCAAATCATGCAATCTAGATGCCGGAATAATATCAGTGCCTTCTCGCACCATATCACATGACAAAATAACCTTATATGGGAAAACATTAGATTTTTCATATTCACAATTTGCCTTAATTAATTTCTTCAAATTATCATGCCTATCTTCTCCCAATAAATCAATGCAGGTATCTCCAAATAATTCTTTAAAGGAGAAACGAATTTTGCTTTTCCAACTTTCATTGCAATATGCATGAGTTGGAAGCAGTGCCGGAATGCAAACAAGATGCACTTCATTTGGCTCATTTTGAATATTAGCAATTAGATCATCCATTGGGTCAAGATCAGAACCAAAAATATTCAAAGTGAAACTATCAAGATTCAAAGTAGAAAAATGATCAATAAATTCCCGCACATATTGATTTCCAATTTTAGTTACTGAATCAAATAGAGCAAAATGTAAACCGGGAAATAGCGGCATATCATCGTTACGAAAATAAGTGGCAGTGCAGCCAACCATACGAATTTTCATTGTAAGTAATTCTTTGACTATCTTTCCCAACTCGGTAGTATTATCATCGGTATCTTCTTCACCCGCATGATGAAATTCATCAATTCCAATCCAAAATTTAGGGGCAATATTTTCAATAAAATAATTCTTTTCTTCATCGGAAAATGAATTAAATGCTCCCAGAAAAGATGGAATAGTTGTTACCATGGTATTTGAAGTTTTATTATTCAATAACCATGTTTTAATATTATTGATAGAATTATACGTATTTGTGCTGGATACTGTCGATACATTTCCGATGTATTCTTTATTTTCAAACATAAAATTTTTAGATAAAAAACCATGCACAATTGATTGGCGGGGGCAAATAATCATAGTTTTAAATCCAACCGATGATAAAACTGCCGCAGAACACATGAGAATATTCGACTTACCACTACCCGTTGGACTATTAATCAAAGAAACATCGTTATTCACCACCATATGAATAACATCCTCTTGCCATTGATAATTACCAGAAAAGGCAACAGTATTTATTTTCTTTTTATTTTGCACTTTCTGCAATAGATCTTCATCAATTGCTTCCCACCTACCATGCGGCATTGCTTTTGTATCAAATAAATTATCAACATTCAAACTAAAAATTTTCATTAAAATTCTCTCCAAAAAAAGTATGTAACCATCTGAGTTAAATGAGTTTTTGGTGGATAATACTTATTATTAATCATAGTCCATCCCGCCGGGATTGTCAATAATTCAAACAATGTTCTCTCATCCAATTTACCGCCATGATGATAATTTTCAGCAATATAATTAGCACAAATTAACGTATGCAATCCACTATACTGCATAGTAATATTTGCCAGTTCGGATGCCTCTGGATTATTCACATTGGTAATTGAATCCAAATATACAATTCCTCCGTTTGGGCAGATACCTATAGATTTTACAATAGTATTCCAATCTCCGCAATATGCATCAATCGAATACTTGCTGACATATAAATCCAAATCATTTTGCTCTCTGGTTATTCCATGCATTTGATATTTGTACATGGCACCGGACTTAAGAAGAGACTCTGCTTCATTTGAATTTCCATCAATCAAACTCCAATATTGCTCATTCGGAAATAATTTATTTCTCCCGCTAATATTTTTCCATACCTTGACATTCTCTAATCGCGAAGCTTCTTTGGCATCATTTATATATTCCATCACACCTTCCTGATATTCGCATTAATTACAATAATATACTCTTCATACAAGGATGTCAACCAAAATATGAAGAGTATATTTAATTAAAGTGCGGCATTCTTGCAAATGGTATCCCATGAAAGATCACGAAGAATTTCTCCATTTTCGAATACAGGTTCAAGCAGATCATCGGGAACAATTTCATCGTGGCCTCGATTAATGGTCTGATAACTTCCATTTCGAAACACCAATGAATGAAATCCTCGTTTGCTCTTCTTGCCCGGATCAGTAATAGGATCTTTAAATAGTTCGAGCACCTTTCCATCAACAATCGCAGCAGATGCCTTAATAGCGAACTTTTGACTATCTCTATTAATGCGTTGAAGCAACCCACCGCCAGAACCAGTGAGAACATTTTCCGCAGACCACCCCTGCGTAAGAATTACATCAAACAATTCCTTAATAGATGAAGGAGTCATACCATCACCCTGAATAACGCCAACATGTGGATTAAGAACCTTATAGCCAAGCGAATTCACGGTATATCCAAAGCTATTTGCAAGAGAATTCAGAACATACAAAACAATCTCCGTAGGCTCACCAGAATCTGGCCGAATTACAACCTTACTTCCATCGGGACGATTCATAATCTTATCATGTAATTCTTTACCAATAATATTATCGGCAAACTTAAAAATATTATAGGTATCCCCAACAATAGAAACAATTCCAATAGGATTCTCATCCAAAATTCTTGAAACGGTTTCCGCTTCATTTTCTTCTCCGAGAGAAAATTCCATCACGGAATGCTCGGAAGCAACCACGCTCTTTCCACATCCATATGGAGCATTATAATACTGATGGAGAAAACTCATTGCAATCTTATTATCAGTCCCTAGAAAATTGCAAAGATGGGCCGCTCCCCCAATTGCAGATGATTCTACTGAACTAACTCCGCGAAAACCGAAATCATGCAACTGAAAAGGAAGAGAAGGATATTCTCCATTAATACTTTCTGAAGACTTTACCAGAGCATTATGAATTGTTTCCTTAATTATGCGACTGGTAGAAAAAACGCTTGAACCGTACCATGATTGCTGAATTATTGTTTCTAAAAAGTTGGGAATCCACGCAGTCTTATTTCCCCCAGTATTTTCAATATCTAACACAATATTCTTAACTGGAATTGGAATACCTTCTTGAACTGCCCGAATCTTAACTGGAAGACGCCCGCCGTATTCATCAATAAGATATTGCCATCCTGCAACATTGTACTTAAATTGTGGACCCATATGATTCGGCATTACCATCGCAATTTGCTCATTCAACATATTCTGAGTTACAAACTCCCCCGCTAGATATCGCTTCAAAATATACTGCAAACCAAATAAACAAGTGTATGGATAAATTCCGCCGCGAGGTTCGAAATAATCATAAATTGTTTCCACACCCGTCGGATACATTGAAAATTGCGTATCCTTGTAAGAATCCACCAAATCCAAATTGTTAATTACCAAGTCCTGCCCCATATATTTCTCCTTTTCATTATTAATTATAGCACATATTTTGCGTGCAATTAATCTTGATATGGAGATTCTTCCCAATAATATTCTCCAGAAGAATAAGAAAATGGCTTCCACCATTCATAGACAGATTCGGTAACATGCCGAGCAACCGTATCAACAAAATAATTACTATTGCTACCACAGGACCAGCAAATATCTATGGTTAAATTAGCATTTACCGCGCCACAACGAGTACACTTATGCACTCGTTTGTAATCTCCGCAAATCTTGGTAATAGTTTTCTTGAATAGATTCATAATATCCTCCTGTACTAACTTTAAAATTGAAATAAATTGGACACATAATAATAATTTTATTTCAATTCATCTTATCACAAAGATACTTTTTGCCATGTACTTCTCTTGCTCTTTGAAAAAATCCATTTTGAGAATATATCACTTACTCCACCAATAATGCTTATTTGAATATACAAAATGATTTCCTGCCCGAGCAGAGTCATAGAATTCTTTTGGAACTCCCAAACTCTCTTGCACATGTTTTCCGGACGAATTTATTCCTGCCACGGTAATATAATATCGGGCATCAATATGATCTGTTTCAACATACTGAAGTTTTCCAGCCGACTTCATAACCATTACATCGTGGGCGGGATCAATACTCCTATATAATAGTGTTCCATCGACAACCGAAGTATCTTTACATCCGGTGATGATAGTCAACAACATAAATATCATCACCGCAAACCAAATCCTATTATGCATAAATTACTCCTTATCCAAATAACTTTTCAGAGCCTTCCAAAGTTGCGCATGTTCCCCTTCGAACATATCTTCATTTACATCAGCAAGCTTGAACCACTTCACAGAATCAAGATCATCGGAGGCCCTTGCAGCAAGATCGGTAGTATGAGCAAGAAAAAAGGTTGTCATAATATTATCTGGACTTCCCTTATATCGCCAATCATTTATCACATGAGAAGTAATATAATGGATAGAACTAACGCTCAACGCAGTCTCTTCTTGAAGTTCTCGCTTAGCATTTTCTTCAAGAGAGCTATCTTCACTTTGAACTTCTACAAATCCGCCCGGAAAGCGCCAACCACGATCCATCTTCTTCTTTCCTAGCAGAATTTCATCACCGTGAATTGGCGCAATATCAACCGTGGTATAAACCTTCGGAAAATTTTGCTGAAGAGCATAAATTGCCCCTGCTCGAAAATCACTTGAACTCATCACATTGTCTGTGATGAATGCTCGAACCTTACTTGCAGAAATTTCAATGGGTACTTCAAGCTCCAATTCCTTTACGGAAAATCGTCCAAGATAACTTGTTGCAAAACTATCCCTGCCACCATAAAGAGTAATATCTGCGGGAATTGATCCTGTAATTTCAAGAATCTTATTGTCAAGATTACGTGACCAATCCTCATCATACTTCTCGTCTCGAAGTGGAGAGATAATAGCATTCGGAACTTCTGCTCGAATCATCTTCTCTCGGGTTGCATAATCCAAAGGGTCATTTGAAGTTGAACAACCTGCCCGCACTCCAATAAATACAACCACCCGAGGATGCTTTGATGAAACCTTTGCTAGAAGAAGCTTATGCGCTTCTGTCAGATTATCCAACTGAAATCGTCCGATTACAACTCCCCAATTTGTCTTTCCCATGTAATAAATCCCCTTTCAATTAAAGTGTCAAGGTAACATCAATGTAAATAATCATCCTATTCTTATGATCATAGGAAATTGAATTCCTCCACCATTCCTCTTCATCTGAAAAAGAATATTTTGCGGATGCTTCTGTTTCAAAAGTTCTGCTATCCTTTGTTCCCTTATTTAAAGGAATCCGTAGAATCCCCTCTACATATCGCAGTTCAGAATCCCCAATAGATTCTAACTTAGCAATATCAATGTAAAATTCACCGCCGCTTTTTCCTTCATAATCCTCACCACGATATATCTCTTCGATATGCAGAACTGGATATCCTCCGTACTTTTGTTTGTACGCGTCTTTGATAATTTTTCCAATCATCTGTTTCTCCTCGACCAATGAATCTATAATACCAAAATTTAAATCAATTGTCAATCAACACAAACACCATCATGAATGCTATCGAAAAACCCCTTCAACGATCCACCATGTGACACTTCTTCTGGAATACGGAACACCCTCTCATGCCATTCTGGAAGAAATGGAGGCCGAACAATAAGTAAGCCGCCATTAGTATCAAAACGAATGTCTGAGATATTCTCGGCATTATCCAAAAATGGAGTCAATAATCGAATGACTTCTTGCTTTGCCTCATCAGTATGATAGTTCACATATAAATGCGCATAATTAAAAAGTGCATAACATTCAAAATTAATTGAAGTATCTGAATTAAATGACATATAATATCCTTTCTAGTTCTTGCTAGAAATCATAAATTTTGCATATGCACCAAGTTCATCAGAACGCATTGCTAATGTTTCCCAATCCGTCTCGTGTGGTTCCCATTGATCTTCCAAACCGTAGCAAGAGCAATGACTGCCATATACAGCAAATAACTTTCCCCCCCGCTCAAAAACTACTTCGGCTGAGCCGTCAGCGTAATCCTCAATACCATATACTGCATAATGCAATTCAGCATCATCCAATCCTCCCGGACAACTAAAACTTTCAATTACGCGGGCAATCGCATCTTCTTCATTTTCTAGAATATCTTCGTCCCAATCAAAAATCTTCTTCATGCTTATTCTCCTTAGTGACTATTTAACTCTGTTTGACACTCCCCACAGATGAATCTGGGGGATTCTTGGTGATTAAATGCCAGTCTGTTTCCAGTAGGCAAGTATGACCCAAGTTGAGGGTATGCCATTACCCTTCCTAGTCCAGTGCATATAGCAGACTAGGCTGATAGACTTTTACCATCTACCACAGGTGCAGAAATGATATTGATTGCACCCACCATGTCGCGGTGTTTCTTATAACCGCATCCACACTTATACTTTCTATCATTAGCCTTATTTTTTTCACCACAGGCAGGACAGGTCTGACTAGTATATTTAGGATTGACATATTCAACCTTAATACCCTCTAAAATTGCCTTATATTCGATAAAATTAGCTAATCGGTAGAATGACCATGTGTGAAGATTCTTTGCGTTTTTACGGCTTGTTCTTGCCGTCTGACGTATGCCAGATAGTTTTTCTAGTCGAATTACTGCAACATTATTAGTTACTGCGAAATTGACCAATTGACGACTTACTTTATGGTCGGCATCTTGCATCCATCGTTGTTCTTTGTTATCTAGTTTGTTGATTGCTTTTTGTTTCTTCAACTTGCCTAGTTTTTTACGAGTAGCACGATTTTTACGTTTCATGTATTTATTCTGCCGACCATTGCCAATGAATTTAGTCTTACCGCTCTCAGTTACCGCTACAGCAGGTATCTTCAAGCCTAAGTCTATTCCCATAGCGATAGTTCCAGTAGATAGTATTGGTTCAACTTCAACGGCAATTTGGGCAATATACTTCCCTAACTTTTTAGTTATTCGTAGAGTGCCTAGTTTATTGGTTATTAGATTCGCTTGATGGTCTGTTATGACGGCTTTAACTAAAATTCTAGTGGACTTGCCATTAAGCCAAACAGGAAAGGTTATATAGCTAAATTTGATAGCATAGTTCTGATTATTCCATACGGCTATAGGCTTTTTGAGAATTGGAACTTTGATGATTTTTTGTTTGTCAGTTTCTTTCTTTTCATTAGCTTTCAGCTTCTTAGTGTACTTCTTGAAAATACTTTTAGCATCTTGAATGGCTTGGTTCTTCAAGGCACTTGGCAAGTTAGCAATAACGGTTTTAGATGTATGCTTTGTTCCTTTGTCACCAACAACATAATCATTAACTATGTTGTTGGCAGTACTGATATACTCTTGCATGGTGCTATTAATCAAGAGTATTTGTTCGGGAGTTGGAAGTAGTTTGACTTGTGTTGTTATCTGCATATTATCACTTCCTTCCTGATGTTTTCTGATTCTCAATATATTGCTTAACTATTTCTAATGGCGCACCACCAACGGTAGATATAAAATATGAGTTTGTCCATAATGTAGGAATTTTGGATGTTAGTATTGGAAACTCCTTTCTGAGTATTCTTGATGTTTTACCTTTAATGGCTTTAATGACTTTAATGACTTTATGGACTCCAAATTGAGGATCAACCTCTATAAGAAGATGTACATGGTCTGACATTATTTCTAGTTCAATTAATTCTGATTGAAGTTCAATACATGTTTCTTGTATTAATTCTTTCAAACGAACTTCAATTTTGCCAGTCAAAACCTTCCTACGATACTTAGGACACCAGACTACATGATATTTGCAGGAATAGACAATATTGTTGTTAGACTTATATTTAATATTCATATATGTAGTATATCACAGTTAGCTATATAGTACAACAAATTAAAGAAATATCACAAAAAGAAGGGAACGACGAAGCCGCTTTCATCCCCATAGTTGAAACTAGGGGCTTTCAGCTACGTTGTGGTAAAATCGTTCGATTTGTCTCAGTGTCATTCTGGCAGCATCTCGTTGTCCTTCTCTCATACCAAGCTGAAAATCTTGATTGGCTGGTGCATCAAGCGAAAGTATGTCTTCGTTAAATTCCATGACAGCATTTCCCAGAGACTTTCGATAAATACTGCTCACTTCCGGGCAAGAGAAAGCTGGCTGATCTCCATCAGGGTTTCCTCTGGCAATTGATACAAGGCAGGACGTTGCTTCACCCCATTGAGCGCTCTTTGGACGGCCTCCGCCGCCGCTTTCGCCACGGGAGGCGCAACAGCATTACCAATCTGAAGGCGGACATCATGGCGCGTCCCATAAAAGCGAAAATCGTCAGGAAATCCCTGTAGGCGCGCGCCCTCACGAAGGGTCAAAGACCGGTTCTGTTCCGGGTGTCCGTAGCGACCTCGTGTGAAACTGTCAAACCCCGCCGTAATCGTGGGGCATTGCCCATCCCAAACCAAACGGCCATAGACATCGGGCCACCCGCCACTCTTAATGTCTGCGTTTTGATGGCAAGGAAGGCGCAAAGACTGAGGTATATCCTGCCAACCACCCCCGGGCGGGACATGAGAAAAACGCTCTTCGTTGAGCTTCGTAATCTTACATTTCATGTGGTTAGGGTAGAGAGGGTGCTCTGTGTAGTCGGCTGGCGGGGCCGGAAGATTGCCTATGACATCTCTAACCGTCCTCATCTTGTTTGTAACCTCAAGGACTGGAATAATGTCACTTTCCGCCCGGTCGATTCCGATCATCAGAAATCTACCGCGCTTTTGGGCAAGCCCGAAATCTGACGAGGAAACAAAGTAGGTGTAAATCTGATAGTTAGCAAGTGTATGGCGAATCTCATCAATGAGTTCGCCACCGCGCTTTTGTCCGAAAATTTCGACGTTCTCGAAGATGAATGCTCGTGCATGGGTTTCTTCAACGATCCGAGCAAACTCAAGAACTAGAGAATTGCGTTTATCCGAAAGAAGGTGCGCCCCTCGCTTTTGCTTGGAGAAGCCTTGGCATGGTGGCCCACCGCTGATTACATCTACCCCAACGCTAGAAAGCCCCGCCAACTCTAAGAGTTGACTGCCTGTAACGTTGCGGGCATCCATAACCCGGCAGTGATTGGCAATGTTGCGGTTGTAGGTTTCAACGGCCTTGGGGTTTAGATCGAACGCCAAGCGCACATCGACCCCGGCACGAATCAATCCCAAAGACATTCCCCCAGCACCGCAGAACGTTTCGATGCCTGTTAATGGCGGGAAGCCTGTCAAGTTTTTTTGCGCGAATGTGACCTCTTTTTCTTGCTCTTTCGGCACATCATTAAAAACTCTGAATTTCATAATTACTCCTTTTCTTGATTACTATTTAATAATACCAAAAAATTCTGGTGATGTCAACTGATATTATTCTACAATATCAGTCTCAAGACGATGAAGAATCTTTCCGGCAATCCTATCATAGCGATTGGCACGAGATTCGCGTTCATCTGCAAAGCCAACATTTCCAATCATCCTCTGATTATAGGCAGTCTTATGAATACGTTCTGCCTTCGTCTTGAAATAATCATAAACCGTGGTAAGCTGCGTCATCCGATGAATCGTCATGTTCTCTCCAATCAATAAAATAATTATACAACATTGTTGTTGAAAACGCAAGAAAATTATATTAAAATGTTGCCACCTTTTGCAAGGAAGCTACATTTTCATAATACTCGTCCGCCGTGATCACCGCAACATTCTCAGAATCCAAAAAATACTTAGTACCATCATCTGCCAGATTTATCATATATTTTGCGCATAGTTATTTCTCCATAATATATTGCAGATATTCGTCTTCACTTATTTTATATGTAGTTCGTAATTTATAATTTTCTGAAGTTTCTGAAGGAATTGCATTCAAACTATATAAATCATTTTTAGAAATCAAAATACTTCCATCAATGGCTTTTGGTTCCTGTATATCGGTGACTGCAAAATATTCTTCGCCGCCTTTATCTTTGCATATCAGAAAATCACCATTATTGATTTCATCACCAGATTTATCATATACTTTAATCATTATCATTCCTCCATTAAGTATTGTAAATATTCTTCTTCACTTATTTTACAAGTATTTTCAAGATTATAATTATTACATAAAACCGCATACAATCCTTGATAATCATTGTTGGCAACGCATATGCTGCTAGAATTAATCATTCTCATTTCTACCACAGCATATACCGCACTCTCTAATTTATAAGAATATAAAAGAAAATCTCCATTATGAATTTCAACACCATTTTTGTCATATACGTTTCTCATAATTATAACTCCATCACATATTGCAAGGTTTCTTCTTCTGATAATTTTAAAATATCTGTCCAACTTAGTGTGCATGATAATGTGATATCATTTCCATTTACTTTACCAACATAACGAAGTTGATACTCTCCGTCAATCGCGGCATTTTTCCAGTCAAGGAGTTTGTAGACATACATATCATGCTCCTGAGTTAAACAATTAAGAACTTGCCAAAAATAATCACCAATATGAATTTCTTCTCCCTTGACATCATATACTTTGCGCATAGTTATTTCTCCATCACATATTGCAAATATTCTTCTTCAGATATTTTGATAGTATTTTTTAATTCATAATTGTTATATTTCCATGCATATAATATTACATAACTTAAATTAGTGTGCAGCAGAATTCCGTCATCCTCTTCCTCGATATCTTTTACATATGCACAATATGCACAATATGCATCAAAATTACATAAATAATCTCCTATATGAATTTCTACTCTATTCATATCTTTAATCACATTCATACTTTCTCCTAATTAATTATTTTTTGGACGAATATCATATAAAAAGATTATGGGTTGGTTATATTAAAAGCACTATATCTTGTGTAGTAAATTATTATAGACAACTAGGACCGACATGTTTTTCGTATAGATCTTTACGGGTTTCCTGTCATGCTTCCATTTTCCATTGCATTGCTTCTTCTTTGGATATTACTTCGCATGCAGTTGATATTCTTGCTCCATCATAAGCTTCTAATAAATTATCAAAATATACCACAGTTTTTGAAATATATTCGTTAAATATAATATCTATTACTTGAGTTATAATATAATCACTTTCTAGAATTGGATTAGAATCTGGACCTAATATAGATGCAAAGGTTCTCGTCTTAATCCAATCCCCCACATGAATTATATTATTATTTTTATCATAGGGAATATTCATTATTACTCCTGTTAATTGAATATACCAAAATACTCTAGCATTGTCAATAAAGAAAATTTGAAATGACATTTTTTCTTTGATAAACTTGTTTACAGATATGAAAAGTATCTCATTGAACTTGCTATTCAATGAATCATTATTCCTTTGAAGAGAGGGCTGTAGTGGCCCTCTAAATATAAGGATAATATTCACAAAAGGAAATTAATGAAAACAATTAATTATATGAACGGTCTTTGCGGTTCTGGAAAAACTGCATTTGCAATTAAACAAGCTTGTATCGGTGCATCATTATCTAAAGAAAAGTATGCATTTGTTGTCCCTTCAATTGACTTGCAAAAAGAATATGTAAGTAGAATTAATGATTTTTGTCATTCTAAAAAAATTAAAGTGGATGTATATGCTATTAATACTACCAATCTACAATCTACCTCTGCATCCATTGATTTAAGAAATCATTTGGAATCGCACAATGGTGCTCAAATTCTAATTATTACCCAGTCATTATTTACTTTAAATACATACTGGCAGTTTTCAAATGAATGGAATTTATATATTGATGAAGAGATGGAGTTTTTATATGATTTAACATTACAATTTAATGATCCGAGAAATTTAGGATCACAAGATTTTGCTATTACTTATTTGAAAGATGTGATGGAAGTTAATAATCAAGAGTCTCCCTTTGTATATTTTAGACCTAATAAAGAGGTTTCATGGCAAGATTTAGAAGTGTGGTCCAATGATGATGCCCTTTACGGAGCATTTAAGTCTTTGAATTCGTATATTTCAAAAAAGAATTTTAGAATTAAAACTACCCAAGAATATTGGAATACTTTTATGAATAAGGAAAGTAAGAAATTATATCTGTGGGCTATTTTTGATATGGCTATGTTTACTAAATTTAAAAGTGTAACCATTATGGGAGCCGATATTGAGAATTCTCAAATGTCCAGTATGTTAATTCAAGCCGGTTTTGATTTAGTTCCATCTTCTCATAATTCTAATCAGAAGCATAATTTAAAAGTAGAAATTAATTATGCTTCTCATCGAGATACATGGTCAGTAAGTTATTATAAGCAGTCATATAATAATGCCATGTCTAATTTAGATGTATATATGGCTTTGGTAAAAGAGAATAATAGGGAAGATTCAATTTTAGTTCAAAACAATAAGAACAATACTTGGATACCTGAATTGAAAAGAGTACAACTTCCATATAATGCAGAGGGATTGAATAAGGAAAAGTTTACTCAGGTTCATAATTATTCGGAATGCGGCGCATATAATTTTACTCCTGAAAGACTTTCTATTATGCAAATTGAACATATTCCGCATGCAGATAAATTACAACTACGTCGAATGGTTCTTCATAACTATCAGGGATTCATGCGTTCATCTGCTCGAACAGAAAATGCAAATAAATTTCTTCATCGTATTTTTGTTCCCACCGAAAAGATAGCAACCGAATTAAAAAATAACTTTTTTCCCAATGCCTCTGTTCAACAGATGACTACAAAAAACGTTTTATATAATGATTTTCTGAAGAATAAGGAAGTTCTTACCAATGCACAGTTGTCTATTCGGTCAAGAGTAAGAAAGAATATTAAAAAGTATTTTGTAAATAATCCTGCGTCTGAAGAGAATATTGTATTTTCATTTTATTCAAAAGTATCAAGCAAACTAGCAGAAAATGATTATTCATTTACTTCATTTAAAGAGATGGCAGAGTTTTTCGAAAGTATGAATCGTACTTACACTTCCAAGAATGAAGCACTCCTATTCATGAATGCAAAAGCAAATGGAAGAACCAATAAAGATATTATCCAATATAATCCAATGGTTGTATTGGATATTGACAATTCTAATATTGAACCGAAAAAAGTAGCAAGTATTTTACATGATGCAAATCTTGAATCAATTGTATGCTCATCATTTAATCATAAAAAAGATGGCATAAACAAGATGAGAGTTATGATTGCATTGAATGAATCTGTTAGTAATTCTATTCAGTACAGAGAAGTATCAATTGCCGTAGGAGAAATGATATATTCTCTTATTAAAGATACTCAAAGTAAAGTTATTTTTGAAATTGATGAATCATCTTATAAGATTACTCAGCTTTATTATATGCCGGGTATTAATAAAGAGTTTTCCGACTATAATTTTTTCTATTATACTTCGGGAAATGTTATTGAAGTGTGCAATCAAGAAGATAAAGAAACTATCATTATTCCGTTTGTTCAAAACAACAATATCATGGCTCCTATTTTAAAGAGAATTGATGAAGTTCGCCCGCATCACCGTGATATTCCATATTGTAAAATTGTTGGATATATCAAGAATCATCGTCAAATGTTTTCCAATGATATGATTCAACAAGTATACCAACAATGGGTTACTTCTGCTGATCCTAATAAAGTAAAATGCGGATCATTTGATCATTTTGTTAAGACCGTTGAAACATCATAGCGGTCTTAAACATAAATACTAATATGAAAATCAATGAGATTATTGGCGATAAAAGAAATCTAGCAGTGGATAATCCAGAAAATATTTATGATGAAATTAAAGTGAACTGTTCGCAAGCACTTGATGCGGCACAACATAATATACGGGTATATCGCGGATTGAACAACATAACCGATAAAGTATTATTAGTTGATCCAACTTTGCAAAAACGAAAATCAAAATGGACTTCTAATTATTATACAATGATGATTGATAGTCTGCCTGAATGGAAGGCATATCCAAAAAGAAGTGAGTCATTAATATGTTCTACTTCCTATGGGTATGCCATAGATTATGCTGATTCTATTAACAGTTTATATTTGGTATTACCATTTGATAATGCTAATTTTGGCATAAGTTCATTTACTGATTTTCAAAATTCAAAATATATTGATAATTTGTGCATATACGAGTTAAATGGAATATGGAAAAGGTGTAAATTATCTGAAGATAATCTATCGGCTTTCATTAATGATTATACAAATAATTTTGGTGAGATATTAGAATATGTGCATGGGAGATATTATATTCAATTAAGTAATATGATGTTGAAATATAAAGATAACCCATTGGAATTTGTTAAGCAACTATATAATCCAGTTGCGTGGGGATATTCTCATGGAAGCATAAACTCATTGGAAGGAAGAAAGGATAGTGAAGTCTGGACAAATTCTAAATCATATTTGATTAGAGGGAACACTCCGTTGTTTAATACATTGACAGGTGGAAAATATGAAAATTAATGAAATCGTTAAATATAAAACTACTCGGGAAAATCCAGTAAAGTTAACAAATAATACTATCAAGAACATAGTTACTAATTGTTCTGAAGCAGTGCTTTTAGCAAAGCAGAATAAATTTATATACAGAGGTATTCGGTCCATAGATTCGGATATTGTGCATGTTGAGCCATCAAAATTTATTAGAAGGTCTGCAAATACAAGTAATTATTATACAATGATCATTGATAGTCTACCGGAATGGAGTATGTTTCCAAAAAGAAGTCAATCTATAATTTGCTCTACAAATTGTGAGTATGCACGAGGTTATGGGGGAGGCTATAGTTATGTTGTTCTCCCTGTGAATGGAAACAAATGGGGAATTTGCCCTGACAATGATATATGGGGAACAAAACTATATAATATTCACATTGTAAAACTAAATAAAATATTTGATAAATATCATTTACCAGATAATAATTTTGCAGAATTTATTTTAGAATTAAAGAAAAGATATATAGATAGATGGATGAGAGAACACTTTGCAAATGAATTATCTAATGAAGAGTCCCAATTTGATGATCCGGTGGAAGCTGCTCCTACAGCATGGAATAATTGTAATGGAGATGTGTTAAAATTCATATCCGAGTTATATAATCCAACTCAAGCCGGGTTTAAAATTGGAACTATAAGTACTATTTTAAATAATGATTTTGATGATAATGAAGTCTGGACAAATGGAGAAAGTTATTTGGTGCAAGAAGATTCACAGTTTTTACAAGAAATAATTAATTATAAATAGTTTTATGTTTAAGAGATTGTGTTACGAAGATATTTTGGTAAATGGAAGAAGGAAATCTAGAACAAATACTGCATTATTAAGAAGAGCAATGTTTGAATATGGATTTCCTTATCAGTGTGGTATTTGCGGATGTTCCTGCGAATGGAATAGTAATAACTTATTATTACAAATAGATCATATTGATGGGGATTTTTTGAATAACTCTCCGGAAAATCTGAGATTTCTTTGTCCTAATTGTCATAGTCAAACGGATACTTATGGATCAAAAAATCGCGGAAGATTAAGTGATGCTGATTTTGATGCTATGTATTGGTAGTTATAAATACTTATATGAGAATAAATGAAGTATTAAAATATGAAGTTTTTGAAAAGAACGGCAAAGCTAATGATAATTTTGCAAAGATAGAAGGGCGCTGTTCTGATGCTTTAGAAGCTTGTTCTAATGGAAAAATGATATTTCGAGGAACTAGAATTAATACTCTTCCCGTAATGTTAGTTGATCCATCGGCTTCTCAAAGAAAAAGTGCAAATACAGAAAATTATTATACTTTATTGATCGATAATCTTCCAAGTTGGCAGAACTATCCAAAAAGAAGTAAGTCGTTGATATGTTCTACCAGTCGGCATGTCGCTGAATTATTCAGTCAGGACAATGATAAAAACGGTGGAGTTTATATTGTGCTACCATTTAATGGTGCAAAGATAGGAATTTGCCCGCAAAGAGATATATGGTTAACTAATATTCAAGGAAGACGCATGTATGAGTGGAATAGAATATATTCATCTTATGGTATTTCAGATAGTAGTTATCAATCTATGATCCGAGATATGCATTATGATGGTTTGGCAGCTAGTATATTTAACAATGATATAAATATTAAAACTGATGCAGAGATGATTGTTTATCTAGATGAAATGTATGATCCAGTAAACTTGGGATTTTCGGTAGTACCAATTGAAGGATTACCAGAAGCAAGCAATGATCCTCGTGAATTATGGACTGATAGCAAATGCTATCTGATAAATGTCAAAGCAAAAGAATATATTAATATTCTTCGATCTAAATATGGAAATGGTTTATTAAATAATATAGGAAACGATTAATCGTTTCCTATATTATTGTAGCAAGATTGAACGACACCCAATTGAGATTTTCTACCATTGGCAGTATATTCTTCCATTGTCATCCATACAGTTTTAGATACTTCATATCCGGGTTTATCAAAATTATTTGGATTTTGAACTTCTCCAATATAAATTGTCATTGGAGCCGTTTCGGTCATACCAGTAATATTTCCTCTCCATCCAACTTTAATGGTATTGGAAATTAAATTAGAAGATATCAATCCGCATTCTTCGTGAGCTTCTCTTACTGCTGCGGTATATGCATCTTCTCCCGCATCAATATGTCCTTTGGCAATCATAGGTTTGCTTCCACCATATTCTGGATCAGACGAAATAACAAATTTCATGAAGATATCCTTCCCATCTTTATAATACGGAATAAATCCAGCTTTTCCTAAATGGGCGCTTTCCCCAACGAATTTGTCAGTGGCTATGACGTTCTTATTAGTTCCGAGCAGGGGTGATACCTTTTTAACCTTCTCAGTCGGTCCTAGAGCCTTCGGATGCTTCTGCGGACCCATCTTCTTGCTGGTTTCATCAACAACTTCTTCCCGATCATCCCTATGCTTTTTTATGGATGGGTAAATTGAAGATGCTGGATCTCCGCCAAAGAATTGACCATCTGGGATTGAACCAGATGCCATTCCCGTTGAAATACTTCCTGAGCTAGTTCCGCAAAATTCTTTTAATCTCATTATTTTTTACCAATCATGCTTCGTAGAAAGAAACACATTTTTTCATGTTCTTGCGCATTGGTTGTAATTAAATTTTGTAAGCCAATATGCCCGGTAGCCATATCATTGACTTCTGTATATAATTGTAAAACTCTTTCATTATCAATCAATAATTCTCGAAGCATTTCGTATGCTTCTGTATTTTGCTTGCCATCTTGCACCGCTGATAAAGTTGAAAATTCATGCAACGTTGCTGGAGCATACATATCCAATGCTCGAATTTGCTCAGATAACGAATCCCAACTGTCTATTAAAAATTTCCATTGATTATCTAAAAGTAAATGGATTTGATAAAACGAGGGGCCGATGGTGTTCAAATGATAATTGTGTGTTTTTAAATATAAGCAAAAAACTGATGCACTTAAAATTCTTAATCTAATTTTGAAATTATCCATTATAAATCTCCTATCGGTATTTATTAATCTTTATCATTTGCTCGAATTTTTTGAATGTCCGGTTCGCTTTTTTCCGGGAACCATCCCCAACCATGGCAAGTTGGACATTTCTTGGAATAGCTTTTCCCATCTCTGCTGCCTTTTACGAAGCCAGTTCCACTACAATTTTCACAATCAATTTTCTTGATATGTTTTGGAAAGATATGTTTAACTACTTCAGATATTTTCATAATAGTATTTAACAAAATGGGAATGCATTAAGCATTCCCAAGAACAGCATCAAAAATTTGTTTTATTTTATATAAGTCGGTACAATGAGGATATAACATTTTTAGAAATTCACTTTTATTTTTAGAAGTATGATACATATCTCTTATTTGACTTGCCGATGATATAATGGAGCCATTTAAATGATATTTAATAGAAGGAATATTCATTATATAACCATGATTATTCATCGCAGTACAATCATCAATTTGAGAAAATGGTTGAAAGTAACTAGAAGAATTCATTATAAATCTATTAGAATCTTTTGAAGAAAGCGGCATAATTAAGATAGTTTTTGCTGGATCATAGCAAGACGTAATTTCAATGGGTTTATAAGGTTGAGACACCTGAATAAAATGATTTGATGGAATTCCTGCTTGACTTGCTAAAAATTGTTTGCATATAAACGGAAATGGACGAGTTTTTGTATTATTACTGGCAGCTAAGAAAATATCAGCAGATGGGAATTCATTATTTAATTTATTCCACAGATAAACATGGTGTGGTGAAATTGGATGATACCCTCCCGATAAAATTATTAAAATTTTCATTAAAGAAATAGCCTCCAATTTTCTGCATATCCCATGTCTTCTAATTTCTTATATAATATTGCATAATAACTTCCTCGTATATAAATCTCATGCTTAGAATTGATTGCATCTTTTAAATCAGAATTTTCAAAGGCATATTTACCTGCAAATTCTTTTCCTGTTAACGTTTTTAAATCAACAAAAAAATTATATGATTTAGCAAGAAGTGGATCGGTTTTTGGATTAATACTAACATGTTTGGTCCATCTATCCCAATTATATTCATCAGTAGAATACTCTGCAAAAATATCTCTGATTTCTCCGGACCATGTATATTGAAATCCATCAATGGGGAATATGCAATATAAATCTCCGTACGCTTGTGCAACTTGCTGATTTCCAGATACGAAAATACTATTACTTCGTAATGCAGAATATCCAGCTTCCTTTAATTTAGTATCAATTGCTTCTTGCCATTGCCATGAAGAATCTTTGGCTCTCCTACCTTCTCTTGATTGAGATAGTAAGGTAGGAGAATTTGCATTTTTAATTCCTCGGAACAATAATTGCCACCCACCCTCTTCGAGAAAATCTGAGCATTCTTGGGATATTGTATCAAGTATATTATCTAAATCATTATTTATAACTTCATTAATCTTCATTTAGAATATGTTCAACCTCGTCTAATATTTCATCATATCTATTTACAGAATATAACATTCCAATTCCACCAGCATCATTCCATTTTGAAATATTATAAGGATCATCATCAATCAATACATGATCTAATCCAGAATATTTTTCTTTATCAAATTCAAATATTACTGGATGATCATCCAACTTATGAGAATGTAGCCATGCCATCTTGCCAGAAATACAATCAAAAGTTTTTGGTTCATCTGCTGGTCTAGAAAGGAAAGTATAGGGAATTTCTCTATCATTAAAAAATGACAATAACTCTTTTGCTTGCGGCATCCAATTTAGATTTGCAAAAATGTCTCTCATATTGGCATTCATCATCATATTATTCCAATATGGTCCTCCCCAATAATATTTTTCTATTTCATCCATGGAAACCATATTATATTCAGCTATAGCTGATTTTAGGTCAGCTAACACTCCGTCCATATCTATAAAAAATTTGGTAGTAATTTCCGGTATTTTCAAACAAACTCCTATTCATGTACGTAGAATGCATATAGATATGATCCTGTTATTGGAGCAAAATTAAAAGTGATAGTGGAATCTGATAATGAATAATCATCTCCCAATGTCAACAATTCTCCTCGATAAAAAATTTGAGTATAATCAGTTGGTGATGGCGCATTGACCAAGGTAAAGGTAGTGTTGCTCCCATTAATAGTTCCTGACGGAATTTCATAATCTACAAATGTATATCCACCTTCTTCTGCATTAACTGTTCGGTATTCACATAAAAGCAATTCTCCGGATGGAATGGTTATATTTGAAGTAATAGTAGTCCCGGAATAAGTATAGTCTGTGATTGGTACTAACAGAAGGCCATTTAAAAACGTTCTAAGGCTGGTAGACGGGCGTGCTGATTCGCTGGTAGTAAAAGTAACATTACTTCCATCAATTGTTCCGGTGGGAGCCTCTACATAATATCCAGCAATGGTTTCTACGCTGTATATATAAAATGCAGACAATATCATGGATGCGCTCGGAGCAAATGACATTGTTATGGTTTGATCACTTATTGTATAATCTTTATCTGGATTAAGTACTAATCCATTATATGAAATAATTAAACTGCCATCTACTACTGCTGAATTTGGAATAGTAAAAATAGTGGTGGTTCCATCTGGTGTTGGCGATAATGTACTATTACCAGAAAAATAGATAGTAGCAGAAGTTGACCATGGGTGCCCTTGTACAGGAGATACCGAGCCGGTATAAGTATGTAATACTCTATATGAATTTGTGCCAACTTTGCTGCGTTCTACCTGCGCAATATATGTGCATTTATATGCGCCACGATCAGCTTTAGTTAACGCATTTAAAATTGTATTCCAGCTTGTTTGATAAGTGTTATTCGCCATACTTATATTTAGGGAGATGATGGCATCTCCCTTTACTTTAATTATTTTTCGGTAACTTTGCTAACTCCATTGGATAACCATTTTTCAAATGGAATAAGAGGTTTTACAATTTTCTTTCCCCATTTTTTAGTTGAGGAAATTCTAGATTTATAAGTAACTTCCTTTTCAGTTACTTTGATAATCTCATAAACAAACTCCATGCCGTTCATTGCCAATTGATAATGATCACCAGCAACAATTTTAGTTTCCTTTTTTGAAGCTTCCCCACCATGCCGAATATCTTTTCGATTCCAATCATAGATAGGATCGCGCCCATCTTTCATAAATGTATCAGCTTCTTCTGATGAAAGTTTTTTGGTAACAGTTTCTCTCCACTTATCCATAATGGAATCGGGAGAAGTAAGAGTGATTGGTTTGCCGGTATTTCCACCAACAAATCTGGTATTATACTTAATGGAGTTATCCTTCATTTCAACAATCTCGATGATCATATGAAATCCGCCAATATCATCTGGAATAAATAAAAAATCTCCCGTATTATATTGAACATCTTTCATTGCGGCAATTTCATCAGTTCGCTGTTTCTTGAGCTTGGTTTTCTCGGAGTAATAATCTTCTCTCTCTTTGGAAAAGTCTTTTTCTGGATAAGATTTTGCAAAATTATCAGCGATAGCCTTGTTTGCCTTCTGCAAAATATCATCTTCTTTAAGACTAATAAGATGAATATAATCTCGCTCAATTCCATTATCAATTGCGTATCCCCAAAGAGATGAACGAGGTTGCAGGTCTACTAGATCAGACTGTTTAATTTCTGGAAAATATTCGCTCTCAACAATGCGCCCAATTCCATCTGCATATTGAATAATATCTCCCACTTTATAAAATGAGCTAATTTTCCCAAAAATCTTATTCTTGAATTCCTTATAGTATTTTTTTGGAATTAGATTGTATTTAATTAAAGTTTCATCAAAATACGTTGCATCGTCCAATGGCGGAAAAGAAAAAGTAAAGCAACTTTCGGTGTTTGAATCATCTATGAACTGAATTGAAAACACGGATTCTAGCCGAGTAAAAAATCTAATTTTACTCATCTTTGTATTAGCAAGATATTCCAAATAAGGAATTAGTTTGCTACACATTGAATCATCCTGATTAGGTGACGAATATAACCACTTATTTAATTCACTATTTAAAATTTTTTCCATGAGTATCCTTTCCATTCATCTTTAATAGTATACCACATAAATCTGACATATGCAAGAGAGAAATTAAAGTAATATTCTCTTTTATATTTCTTATATTCTTTGTAATTATCAAAAAGATAATGTGGACTTTTCTCAATGAAAAATCTATGAGCGCCTATTAATCTTTTAATCATATTTTTCTCCAAACGAAAGGGCCATTTTAATGGCCCTTATCTTATACAATTTTAATATTTCCAAAGCATTCTGCAATTTCAATTTTTTTAGTTTTACTTTCTTCCCATTTCTTTAGGGCATCTAAGTCTGGCTGAGTTGGCATTGCAATTTTTCCGTTTTCATCAACTTCATCTGGGCGGACGGCAATATGCGGAGCATATTTTTTATCATCCTTGGCGGTTTCAATCCCAAATCGTTGATAAAGAGCATCTGGAAATGCTGGATAAGTAAATGTGCCGGTGTGATCACATCGAATCGATTGATCCATCCAAATCTCAATTCCGATTGAACGAACCAATTGGCAGAATGCCCAATCCTCTGACACATATTCCCGCGTCTTATCAGTAGTAATCCAGCAATCAAAAAATGCATACATATACTTATTAATCTCGGGAGGTTGACCAATATTGTTATTAAATTGAAGAGTGGGAAAGGCAACCATTAACTTTTCAAAAACTGATCTATCAATCATCATCATGCCAGTTCCCATGCGAGTAACCGGAATCAATCCATCTTTGTTTTTAATCTTCCCTTCGGCATCAACCGCAATTGGATCAACATTAACAACATAATCAATAGGAAGAGTTTTCTTTGGATATAATCCACCAATTACTTCCTTCTCATGAAGCATCATTTGAATAATCTGAAATGGGGTAAATGAAATATCGGCATCAATGAATAATAGCTTAGTAACTGATTCATCCATTAATGCTCTTGCGACCAAAGTATTTCTCGCCCGGGGGATGAGTGACTCATTTACTAGCGGCATAAAAGAAATTTTCATACCAATTTGTAACGCAATTTTGTTGAGTTCTAATAGAGCGGAGACATAATTTGAATAACAAAGACCACCATACATGGGAGTCATAATTGCTAGATGTTGAGTGCGCAGAAATTCAATTTGTTCTTTTGTAACTTGAAGTTGCATAATTCTCCTTGATGCGAGTATTTATAGTTGTTAAATATAGGTATGGAAAAAGATACGAGAGATAGTTTTATATTAAAAGCAAAACTTACGCATGGTTCAAAATATTCTCATAACAATGTTATATATGTTAGTAGTCAAACTCCAGTTTTAATATTTTAAAGATTGGTATGGCAGGAATTGTCACCAGTAAAAATGCCTGTGGAGATATGAAAGCTATATCGATGAAGCAGGAAACTGTTACCCTTTAGGGTCGCAGTAGTTCATTAGAGATTTCGTATGATGATAATATTTCTGAGTTATTAAGTGATTTCAAATTGTTAAAGTAATACTGGCAAGAATTCCTGCTGACATAGATTGAACATTGGCTCGAATATAAGTATATTGTCCAAGAATGGTATAAAAATCATGGGTAGTAGTATTTGAAAAATTTAAAGTATCGATTGAATTACCATACATTGTATTTGTTATAGGGATAGTTAAATATGGTCCAATGTTAGAATCTGCTCCCATAGTTGCTTCAATAACAACATTTCCAGTAAAATGCATGGTGTGTACATATAAAGTATGTTTACCAGATGCACGATGAAGTATGCCGTCACCGATGACCGGCATACTTACATACGAATTTGCTGTTGGATTATTATCTTCATCGATTCGTAATCCAGAAATAATGGTTTGATTCACTACTTAACTACCTCAACCAAAACTGCTGAGTTATTAATAGCAGAAGTTACCGCCTTTGAAATATCATCAATAACATTATCTTGAAGAATGCCAATAGAATCGGCGGCGTCTTCTCCCTCTTTTATTAGATAACTTACTTTTACTGCGATAACTTCTTCTACTATTTTTGCCATATTAATTCTCCGATTATACTGTGATTGCAGAAGTTACTTTTGTTTTGCGCAACTTCTTTGCACTGATATTTAGCTTCTGCAATTTCCAGTCAAGAGAGATGGTATTGTTGTTTGTAATTTCTCCTTTAAGAAGAGAAATGCTTAGGGGGAGTTTGATGATACTATCAACCAAGTTATTAATTTTTCGTGCGCCAAATTGTTTTGCATCATTCAAAGAAATGATATGATCAATTAAATTTTCACTTGGAACGATGATAATATTTCGGTTAGATAGTAATTTACCAAGTTCATTTACTCGATTAACTACAATCTTTCGATAAGATAGATCATCAAGTGGATTAAATTCAATAATTTTTGTTAATCTTCCTCGTAATTCAGTTAGAAAGAAACTATCGACGGCTTTGCTAATTGCACTTGGTTGAGATGAACTCTTATTAAATCCAAGAGGTCCTTTATTTGCATCACTTGATCCAAGATTGCTAGTAAACATAATGATGCAATTTCTGGCATTGGCAGTTTTTCCGGTTGATCCGGTAATACGCCCTTCATCCAATAATTGCAAAAACACCGTTGAAATTGATGAATGCGCTTTTTCAATTTCATCAAAAAGAATAACTGAGTTAGGATGCTTGATAAGATCATGTACCAGCATTCCCTCACCGACTTCTGAATCGTGTCCGACATATCCCGGAGGGCATCCAATTAATTTACTGCTAGTATGCTTCTCTGAATATTCTGACATATCATATCGAAGAAAATGCATGCCAGTTTTTGCTGCGACCGTCTTAGCAAGATAAGTTTTACCTACTCCGCTAGGCCCTGCAAGAAGATATGAGGCTGGTTTGCCATCAGATAATCCGGCAGAAGAAATAAGAATTCCTTCGCAAACGCTATCTACTGCTTCATTTTGATTAAATACCACTTGTTTAATTTCATCAGAAATTCCAAGAATATGATTAGTATTTTCCTTAGAGTTTTCTTCAAAATTAATTGGAATTCCGCTTTGATCTGATACTTCTTTTACAACCATTTCTTTAGTAATGGCAGCTTCTTTAGTAGAAATCTTATTTCGAGCACACACGGAATCAATAATATCAATGGCTTTATCTGGTAGGAATCGGCCATGAATATATTTTACAGAAAGTTCCACGGCAGCATTAATTGCTTCATTCTTGATAATAGTATGATGAAAATCTTCAAGACCCTTTTTTAATCCATTTAGAATAAGAAGAGTGTCTTCCGGCGACGGTTCATCGACGGTCACAATACGAAATCTCCGCATTAATGCTGAGTCTTTTTCAAAAGTTGTTCTATAACCTTCCCATGTTGTTGCGGCAATTACTTTGATTCTTCCTCGACTTAGCTCTGGTTTGAACATATTTGAAAACGACATGCCCTGCGATGTTCCACTGCCAGCGCCAGCATCCATTTGATGTGCTTCATCAATGAATAGAATAGCCTTCTTATTTTGCACCAAGGCATGCAGGATATTCTTTATCTTTTCTTCAAAGTCGCCGCGAAGATTGCAGCCAGCCAGAATTTCACCGACATTCAAACTGTAAATAATCTTTCCCTTTAGATTTTCTGGTACATTTCCAGAATTAATTCTCTGTGCTAATCCTTCTACAACCGCCGACTTACCAACGCCCGGTTCGCCAATAAGGCATACCGAATTTTTACTCTTTCTAGACATTGAATGAGAAATAGCAAATAGTTCTTTTTCTCGTCCAATCAAAGGATCGCTTGAAGTCTTGACTTTTTCATTTAAATTAATGCAAAAATCTTCAAGTGGATTGGGAGTTTCCGATTTTTGAATTTCCAATAGACTTCCTTCCGTAATTCCATATTTGTGCATAAGATATGCAGCATTTGACTTCTCATCATGGAAAATTTCAAGAAGAACATCAATTACATCGACATCCCGCTTTTCTCTATCTGACTTAGAAGCCGCCGCCATGCAAATATCAGTTACCTTTTGAGTTTTACCACCCAACTGACCCATTGGTTTCATAACCATTTGCTCTTCGAGAAAATCTTTTAATTCTGCGCACATGGCAGTATGATCAATTCCACCCCGAATTAAATGTTGCTGAATTTCACCAATGCCTAAAATAGCATACGCAATATGATCGGTGGTAATGATTGTTTGTTCAAATTGCATGGCAACTTGCAAGCCATTAGTAAGAATATTTTGAAAGAAATGAATTTGCTGATTAGTAAATGCCATATGTTTTGTTAGTCCTTTCCTTGCTTCAATTGAATATACAACGGATTTCTATCTCCATTGCAAAATAGCCCATGTTCCACCAACTTATATATATTATTATTTTTAGAATGGGGAGGTATTTTAATAGTAATAATATCTTCAATAATTTCGAATGATACCACCCCGCCCCAAAACATCCGCCATGCCGAAAGTTTAATTATTTTAACCAAATATCCGTGATGAAGTCGCATAGTTGAAGGAAGATCAATTTCAACCTTCAAATTGATGATACTCTTTTCTATTGTGATTGTCAACTGTGTGATTTTTTTAGATAATTTTGGGATATTAATCACATATTTTATATGATCTTCATCTTCAAAATATCTATCGCATCCATTCAATGCATCTAAAAGAGAAACATGAATAGAGCAATAATAATTGATTTTAAGGTGCGAATAAATTTGTTGGAGATTTTGAAAATCCTCCGTGGCTGTGGCCCGTTGATTGAAATCTGGATGTAGTTGTTTACATAACTTAAAATAATTATGTTGGAGTTGTGAGTGTGAAATAGTTGATTGCATGCAACCCCCAATTGGTGGAATTCCACTGATAATATTTATGCAAAAATAAATAATAAATAGATATATGAGATTGAATGAAATAAAGAAATCGCCAATTAACACCCCGCAATTTTCTGCATGGTTCGGAAATTCAAAAGTAACTAACCCGGACGGTACTCCAAAAATAGTTTACCATGGAACCATGAATGGTGGATTTTCTGAATTTAAGATTCCAGAAAGTTTTATGAGTTTTGGCAGTGCTATTGGTGGCGGAATATATTTCACCGATTCTGAAAGATTTGCTCGTTCTTATATGAAGAAAAGTGATATTCATCCGGGAGAAGGAAGCAATAAACAACTATATAAATGTTATCTTTCAATTCAGAATCCATTAACTATTTCTGATCATAGTCATTCTATTACAAAAGAAATATTTACTAAAATAATAAAGAACGGAGATAAAGAATGGTTTTTCACCAATTGGATTCCATTTTCATTGGATTATCATGAACCTTATCCAAAATGTACTCCCGAGATGATTGATAAATATTGTGAGATAACATATAAACAAAATTCATTTGAGGGGGATACCGCCATTCTTTCGGAAATGGTTAGAGCATATAAAACGCATTCTCTTTTTGATAATATGCGGAAGGTATTTCGTGCAGACGGCATTATATATACCGAAAACAATGCTTCTGTTTACGTTGTATGGGATGCGAAACAAATTAAATCAATCTATAACAATGGCAACTTTTCGAAAGAAACTGGAAATATAAATGAAGCAAGATAATGGGCATTGGGAATATCCAAATGAATTTGATATAAATGAATATGTTGGATTTTGCTATTTAATTACTAGTTTAGTTTCTGGTAAAAAATATATTGGTAAAAAGTTTTTCTTCATGACAACTCATAAACCGCCACTTAAAGGTAAAACCCGAAAGAGGAAAGTAGTTAAAGAATCAAACTGGAAAAAATATACCGGAAGTAGTTATGATCTTAATGAAGAAATTGCCAAAGTGGGGAAAGAGAATTTCAAATTTCAAATTCTTTCTCTTCATGAAAATCGATCTAGTTTAGCATTTAGAGAAATTGAATTAATTGTAATGAAGCATGCAGTACAATCAGATAAATTCTGGAATGGATTAATTCCGGGATTGAGATTTAAAATAAAAGAATATTCTGATAAAGAATTGGCATCTTTCGCAGATATAAATATGGAAGATAAGGAGATTTTATGAGCAGCGCACCAACACCGATTGACCAAGAGAATCCATTAAAGGGATTATTCCGCAAACCAAAATTGAATATTGGATTGCCCAGTAGAGGGAAATGGTATCCGGCAGGAACCTTGGAATTGAATTCAGAAGGGAAGGTTAGTATCTATGCGCTAACTGCCACAGATGATATAAAATTAAAAACAGGTGATCCGACACTTACCGGAAAATCAATTTATGATGTTATTCAGAGTTGCTGCCCGGCGATCAAGGATGCCAGCATTATTCCTCATATTGATATGGAAACATTATTATTAGCAATAAAAGTTGCAAGTTATGGAGAAACATTGGAATTTGTGGTATCCGTTCCAAATACAAGATTAACTCGTACTATTAAAATGAATAGTAATGATTTATTTGCACAGATGAATAATATTGAATGGGATGATGTTCTTGAAGTAAAGGATAATGAAAAAACTTCTATAGCAAAAATCCGCCCAGTTTCAATGGCAGAAGTATTTACGGCGACTCGGGCATTAATGGCGCAAAACAAAATGCTCACGTCTGCCATTGGAGGAACCGAAATTGTTGATGAAGAAGTTTTTTCTTCGGCAACAGCAATCATTGCTAATTCATCTATTGACATGGTATGCGATTCTATAATTGAATTGGTAATTCAAAGAGCAAGCGATGATAGTATTATATGTAAATTGGATAGCTCATTACCAGATGATAAACAACGCATTAAACACATTTTAAAAAGTTGTGATGTTGAATATTATAATGTATTTAAAGATCATATCGAATCCCAAAAAGAAAAATATGTATTTAAAAGTGGAATAATGCAAAGTACTGAACAAGAGAAAATGGCTGGCGCTCCAGAAGAATGGGAAGCAACGTTTACGTTGATTGGAAGTAATTTTAATACGGAGAAATAATGCATAGTTTTCAAAAACCAAAATTAAAAGTGACATTATTATCCGATAGTAAAAGAATATATGATGTTTATAGCATGGTAACAATGGATGAATTAACTATTCGCACCCCGGATTATTTACTATCAGGGGAAGCCACGGAGAGATTGATTGAAAGATGCATTCCTTCTATTGGGCAAGTCGCAGTTTTGCCATTCTCAGATATTCAAAAATTATTAATATGTATTCGGATTGCATCTGGAATGAATGATATTGATTTTTTAACAGTATGTCCAGAATGTAAAGAAGAATCAACATATACCATAGAACTTAATAAATATACGGATTTCTTATCTTACGCTGAATGGAATACTCCTTTAATATTGAATAATGCATGTATTAAATTTAAGCCAATAAGTTACAGAGAATATTCTGGGATTCAGCAAGCGGATTTTAGATTAGCAAAGCAATTATATCAATTATCAACCATGCAAAATAGTGAAGAATGCAATAATATCATTACTTCATTGTCTATTCAGAGAACTCAACTTAAAAGAGCATTTTATTTTTCTTGTATTAGTAGTACAAATGGAGTAGATGGAAAATTTCTAAGAGAATGGTATGAGCAAATTAGTCCCGAAGAATATTTACTTATAGAAAATAAAATAACTTCTGCAATCAAAGAAGGTTCTATCTCTGCTCTACCCATTACTTGCGCCTGCGGCCATCAAGAAATATTGCCAGTTGACATGGATTTTTGTAATATATTCCGGAATAAACTTATTCCCTATGACGAAGAAAAGGTAATCAATGAATTAAATTCATTGGATAATGATATAAAGAATATACAAAAAAATACTTTGGAAATGATATGGTTTATGAGAGGCGCAATATCGTATGAAGAAGGAATGAATCTATCTTCTTTTGAAAGAGAATGCATTGAAAAGATTATCGAAAAAAATGTTGAAAATACAAAAAATTCAAATATGCCATTGATTTAACATTTTTAGCATGGCAAAATGGTATTACATGGAGGAACATGGACTTAAACTATTTGTTAATTATCGTCGCAATATTAATCTCTGCAACGGCTGGTTTCTTTAGCGTTGTTGGTTTAATATCAATTTTTTCTGGGGCAGTAATATCTGTGGCAATCATGGGAACTGTTCTAGAAGTAGGAAAAATATCAACAACTTTATGGTTACATAAAAACTGGGAAGTTGTTCCGTCTCTTTTAAAAACATATCTTTGCACTGCTGTGGTAATTCTTGGTTGTATAACAAGTCTAGGAATTTTTGGCTACCTTTCTAGAGCGCATATTCAACAAAGTATAGGAAGCGATTCTCTTAATTCTAAATTAGCAATTTATGATAATCAAATTTCTAGCATTACGCAAGAACAGAATTCCAATAATCAAACTTTAAAACAATTGGATGGTGCTATTTCGCAAGTTATTTCTTTAAGTAGCAACCAGCAAGGTGCAACCAAAGCATTAAATTTAAGAAACAATCAATCGTCGGAGCGATCTTCAATTCAAAAAGTTATTACCGAGGATCAAAAGAAAATTGATGAATTAAAAGAAGAGGAAGCCCCCATTAAATTACAACTTCAAAAAAATGAAATTGATGTTGGCCCAATTAAATTTATTGCTGCATTGATATATGGCGCAAACCCAAGCCAAGATTTGCTAGAAAAGGCAGTAAGATGGGTGATTATTTTATTAGTAAGTGTTTTTGATCCGTTAGCATTATCTATGTTGATTGCTGCCGATTCTTCGCTTTCTAAGCAAAAAGAACTAATATCAGAAACCCCCATTGCTGAAGCTGTAGTGCCCCTAGCTGCTCTTCCTACTTCAAAGGCAAGGAAACCCCGCCGGGCACATAAAGAAATAGCAAAACAAATTGATGAGGTTACGGAAAATGGACAGAAGTTGGTTGGTAAAATGATTCTACCAGAAAATGCACCCGAAGGAACTCTCTTCATTTCAACAGAATCTATTCCCGGGAAACTATATAAAGTTATTAATGGAATCTGGGTAGAGGCAAGCAAAGAAGAGAATCCAAATTATATTAATTCCAGCTATATTGAATTTCTTAAAAAACACATTGCTGGTGGAACAATTGATCTATCACAACTAACTAAAGAAGAACTAGAAGCCATTAAAAAACCGGAGCATTAAGCTCCGGTTTTTACTATTTCTTTTTCTTTGGAGAACTTTCCAGAAGTTCAACCTTTTTAGAAAGTTCAGCAATAACTTCTTTCTGACTTCTCACTTCATTTAGCAATTCCCCCGCCCATGCTGGTGCAGCACTTTCAAGTGGGGCAGGTGGAGGAGGACTTGGTAAAGGATCTTTGTATACCGGAACCTCGGTTAATACGTTCTGTCCTCGTAAAACCTTCGATGGATGAATACGGGTTGATTGATGCATACCTCGATGCTCATCCAATTCTTGCATCTTTTTTAAAGCATCGCCGCCTTTACTAATGGCATTCATATATGCATTTAACTCACTAAGACGGATTTTATTGGTGCTATCGGGGGTCATGAATACATTATTAGTTTGAACTTTTTTAATAAATCCCTCGGTATGCAATAGATAAGCAAGACTTCTACCATCCGGCAATTTAACAGTGTCAATAATATCTGCAAGATTGTTTGCTGCTTGCCCGGCAGCACTATTCAATGCTTCTAATACTGGAGCATGATATACCTGTGGAAGTTTGTCATTAAGAAGAACCAATGCCATATGCTCTTCTTCTGGTAATTCGCGCATAAGTACAATAACCTTTGCTGCATTATGCAATCCGATATGTTTAGTAATTGTTGCCATAAATTATCTCCTAATCTCACTTGAGATTTCATCTTTATTTATACAAGTGAAATACGGGCAATATTGCCCGTATTTTTTAATCATCGTAATAAGTTGTAACACCAAAAGGTAAAGTAATTGGATTTTTATCCCCGTTGTTTATGAGCCAAATAGTTGATAATCCGTATCCATCAAAATTATCTGGAATATTAAAATAACCATCGGTGAATATTAGCAATTTTTTTACATCGATATTATTATCTCGAATGTAATCGAAAATACACATTGGATCAGTTCCGCCGCCACCAAGAATTTCATATGAAAGAAGATCATCATCTGTTTCGGTGAATTCCTTCACATTATAGACTTTGGTATCCCAGCATCCAACGGTAACTTTGTAAGATGGATAAGCATCCATAATTCCGCGAACTTCACTTAAAAATTCGGTTGCTTCCTTCTGTCCAATACTTCCAGACATATCAAGAAATACTGCCACTTCCAATGATTTCGCAGTTTCAATTCCCGGAAGAATACATTGCATTCCCCATGAATTACGATTTAATAATGTCCAATTATAGTCATATGGAAGCAAAGATGAGCACTCATTTTTAAGTAGATCACGCCATGGCATCTTTGGATTCAAGAACTGATTCACCATTCGTTGCACACCCAGAGGAAGAGAACCAATTCCATTTGACATTTTTGCAGCATTTAATACTTCATTGGTGATATCAGTCTTAATTCGAGCAATTTCTTCCTGAGAATACTTAGCGGGGCCATTACCGCCATCTTTTGCTTTACCGTCTTCTCCATCGCCATCCCCGTCTCCGGTATTAGCGGGAAGATGCTGATCCAACATTTGATCAAGCATGGATTGAATCATTTCTGGAGTAAGCATTTTTGAATTCTTCATCAATTCATCATATACTTCCTCAGAAGTCATACCCTTGAATTTTTCATCATATAGAATCCATTCTGGCTTAGTTCCTAGATTGATATCTGCCAATTCTCCATTGATAACATAATCTTGAGCAAAGTTGGCAATCTTAGCATGAAGATCATAATCTTTAGTTCTATTGATATGATCATACACAATATGCAAAACTTCGTGGCCATTTGCAAATAGCAATTCTTTTGCATCAAGTTCATCTACAAATCTATGATTATAATAAAGATATTTTCCATCAACTGCCATAGTATCTAGCCACTTATCAGCCGAGCACGGAATTAACCGAGTAATAATCATTCCAAAAAATAAAAAATCTTTATTTTGAAGAAGGTGAATGCGAGAACGTAGAATCTTCTCAGCAACTCGCTCATGCAATTCGGGAGAAATAGGCTCATCTGTTTTATAGTTTCGAGGCTTTACCTCATCATTTGACTTCTTTGACATGTACTCTCCTTTTCAAATTAATGCGAGAGAATTTCTCCCCTCGCATTATTAGTTACTTCTCTGTATCTTCCTTGAGATATCGTCCATATTGACGAGTAAATTCTTGCCATGCTGGAAGAGTTTTCATCGGGGTGCTTCGCGCAATATTATATCCACGAAAGCCAATACGGCAGGTAAGAACATTCAATTCCTTGGAGAAATTATCCATAACAAATGTTAGAAAAATCCCCAACATCTTTCTCCATTGATCTTCGTGGTTTGCAGAATTCCATTCTCGCGGACGAAACTTACGACCGCTTGGCATAACAATTTCCTTACCAGAAAGAATGCTATTACTTTCCCACCATTCACGAAGCTCTGTAAGAAGCGCTGTTACCAACTGGTATTGAGCAGAAATCTCGGTAATTGGTTCACCGTCTGTTCCAACCAAAGTAGTAATACGACCGCTTAGAATATCACGAGCCGATGGTAAATTCTGACCATGACTCAAAAATACTGCATATTCATTCGCAGTGCCTCGACCAACAGCAGAAGCAACCAACCGTTGAACAACTAGCGGAGAAAGATGATCAATTTCTCGACCATTTTCATTCACACGAGGAGTAATCAGCTTGCTTGCAAATGTCCAAGAACGCGGCGTAGGAAAAGCATTGTCTGGCGAGGATGGATCAAATGAAAACAACTTAGTATGGTACTGACTAAGAAACGCAACAATGTTCGTGTTGATTCGTTCTTCCAGCGCCCAAGTCAGCCAACTATCAAAATCAGGCTTCACGGTATAATGGGTAAAGCGATTTGCAAGCGGCTTCAGCAGCTTTTGGACCATTGCACCATCTGTGGCACGGTTCCCAGCAGCAACGCATACTACATTGTCGGGAAGAACGTATTGACCAACCCGGCGCTCGTTGATAAGCTGATAGCAACTTGCTGAAATAGCCGGTGGAGCAAGGTTAATTTCATCAAGAAATAGAATGATTCCCTTGACAGTAGCGGCAAACTCTTCGGTTGGAAGAAAATCTGGATGACTCCAAACAACCGTTCCACTTTCAACATTCGGAATAGGAATACCAAGAATATCTTGTGGACCGAGCATAGAAAGCCGAAGATCAATCAAGACATAATCTAGATCCGTTGCAATAGAAGCCATCATCGCAGACTTACCAAGTCCCGGAGGCCCCCATAGAAATGAAGGCTGCATAACGGTAATATTTCGAATAATAAGTTCACGGGCTTCTGTTAGGGTTAGTTCATCGTCTAATGCGACACTTGCGGTATTTTTACTACGAGCCATATATTTTATTCCTTTCGTGTTCCATGCTAGTAATTGTTCTTTATTAGTTTATCACAATCCAAACTAATAGTCAAGGTCAAAGTTCCATTAAAAATTGAATTCTTTCTTCTTCGCTATTTGGTTTAAATACTTTATTTGGATTGCAAACACTATAATAATTCTCTCGGATTGGAAAAAATTGAATTACCATATATTCCCCGGAGTCACCATAATAAGTCCCTTCAATCCATTGTCCATCAATGTCATGAAATAATATTTCATCGCCTTTTTGCAATTCTGTTCCGTATCTATCAACCACCGCGAATCCTCCGAAGCATTTCTAGATGAAGATTACATAGATTTTCTGCATCAACCAATCCATCATGCTGCCGCCCTTCAAATGATAATCCTAGCATGGACATTGCATCTGGTAAAGAATGGTTTCTATTTGTACCAAACGCGTGTTTAAATTGCACACCAAGATCATACATATTATCAAAAGGATTTTTGCACATATATTGAATACATGCATCATTTATAAAAGATGAATCATCGCCCCATGCAAAGGTTGCTTTATTATTTGGATGAAATTTCTTTACAATTTCACTTAAAGTGAGCTTAAACGATTTTCCATAACTGGAAATATTATCTTTTGTGATAGCAGTTAAATTAGTACAATATTCTGATATTTCCGATTTTACCGTAATGTAATATCGTTCTGTATTAATAATTTGTAAATTAGATAGATTTGCATATACCAATCCAATTTGAATAATTTCTCTTGATTGGCCTGTTGGAATTGGCTGAGTATCCCAGCAGGTCAATTCAAGATCAATATATAATGCTTTATCTGAACATTCACTCAATGGTTCCTTCTTTCTTACATCCGTTCCACTTTAACAACTTCCACTTCATTTAAACTACCAAAATAATCATGTACCGCAGAAAGATATTCATCATATGCTTCCCCATCTGAATTTAAAATTGTTGCAGTCCATTCATTGATTGCTGCCTCACGAATAATATTGGCTGCTTTTTCTGCTTCGTACCTCGTTTTGTAAAGGTCGATAAACTCTATCAATCCCTCGTCATTATGAAATGAATCTCCGGTGCTATAAATATAATATACCAAAAAATAAGGTACATCATACTCAATATCATATGAAACTGTTAAATCACCATATGTATCTTCCAGCGAGATTCCCTGAATATCATGCGAAGTAAAAGTACTATCTGCACTCCATGCATCATCGGGATCAGCATGTTCTGTAGTCATCGTATCACTATAATCAACTACCGAAATTTTTGCCATTTCAGTTCCTTTCAAGCAATTCTTTTGCTTTTAAATATTCCGTGGAAATTAAATCAAATTCTGAATTGGTTAGATTAATTGTTTTTGACGTAGATGCTTCTGCAATCCTTCGAAGTTTTTCAAGTGGAGCAATGCTATCATTTCGAAGAATATTAAGCCACTTATTACATCCAGCCGCGTTACCAGAATCATCATTGATGATTTTATCAATTTCATCATCGCTGCGAGTAATTATTTCCCCCCATAGCCAAAACTTCTTGTATGTTCGGTACTTTTCTCGCGCTGCATTAATACTGTCATCATAAAAGATATTAGTTCTTGCAATGGTATTAGTGATTGCAATTTTAGTAATTTCGATGTTGTAGGGATTCATATTCCTCCTTCGTGATATTCATATTACTTTCTGCTAATGTTTGATTGATTCTGTGAATTTCCCGGACATTACTTAAATCAAACCAACAAATGAACAAACCAAGTATACCACAAATCACAACGATAAACCACAAAATTGATGGTTCTTTTATAAAGAATTCAGAACCAAAAATCGATCCAAGAACACTGAGTGCGATTCGGATATACCATTCAAATTTCATATATTTCCTTTCTTAATAAGAATAGCACACTTCGTGGAAATGTCAATCAGAAAAGATCCATTTTAAATTAATTTTATTTGGATTTTCCCCAGAATCAACTAGATTATTCCAAACCTCAATCAATTTTTGGGCTTTTGCTTCTGATACATTTTTTACTACAATTCTTTTTCCGGCCCCATCATAGATTTCTACCATAGTTGGATTATCTTCTGATGACAAAATAATTGCATGATTTCCTGCTCCTGCAATCCGTTCATTCTTAACCTCGTCAATCCAACTCATATTTCCCCCTATTGCTCCATTGTAAATTGTAAAGCATCCTCTGGCGGCAACACCATAAAGCATTTGTCCCATGATATCGAAACTTCATGACCATTAATTTTTGCAAACATGGTTTTCTCAGTAAATCTTGAAACTACCGCCACATTCATTCGATCATGCCCAGAAGCAACACACATAATCCACGTTCCAACTGTTGCAACATTTCCAAGCTGATCAGTCCAATAAGTTGGTATTACTTTCTTAATTGGAATTCGATTCGCTTGATAATCATCATAAATCTTTTTTAAATCAAGAATTACTTGCTGATTATCATTATTGGTTAAAATGGTAATTTCTGTGAATACTCTCTTATAATCTTTTCCACCATAATTAATCCAAATAATGGTTTTATCATCCTCTGATTTAAATTGTGCCCAATCATCATTCTGCATTTTATTATATTCAAATCCATTATTTTTAATAGCTTGGATAGCAGAATTCTGCAAGGAAGAAATCGTTTTTCCAGCCATTGACCAATGACTTGTACTAATATTCGGAACTTTTACCTGAATAAAATGCATATCATCAGTCACATTCCTAACCAAAATATACCGTATATTATCATAACATTTGCAAGGGCATTTCGGCAATTCTGGTTTTGCATTATGACTGTTATACCACCCAGCATATTCTCCATTTAAATTATTTTGATTATACCCAAACCACTGTTTGATAAATAAATCTGGAAATTCATCAATATAAGCGTGGGATGGATTGAAACATGATACCGCAACCTTCATACTAATCTTCCTCCTGATCTGGATTTTTCAGCCAATTCTTCTTATAGCGAAGCGGTTTATCTTTCCTTGGAACAATGATTTCCGAAGGTTTGGGCTGGCCTATATGGAATCTTGCCGCATCCTTGACTGCTGCTACCACATCGAATTTCTTTTGTTTTGCCATATTTACCTCACTTCAAATATGATAGCAGCTTATTGATCAAAAGTCAAGATAATCAAGCTCATCCAAACATTGAAAATCAGTCCCGGATAAAGTAATTTGCTGAGTAGTATGCCAATGACCAAAAACCCAATTCTTTGGTTTCCATTCTGCAAACATTGCACTGAATAAAGTTTCGGTTGCATTACCATGAAGTTTCCCGCCCCATGGAAGTAACTGAGTACAAATTTCTTTGGGTGCATCATGCGAAATTACCAACTCTGGTTTTTCGTCGCAATACATATCATAAACCACATTCATTTCAGATGGTGATAATTCTTCATTGGGCCACCATGAAATTCCTTCTCTTCGATACATCCAATCAATGGACCATGCACCAGATACAAAGAATATTTTTCTTCCATCTATTTCCTTACATCCAAAATCTCCAAGATAATTGGGATGCCGTTTACATACTTCCGGATTGTCGTGGTTCCCTCGAATAAAATATGCATTCGATGGAAGAATTAAATCAACCGGAGATTTTAAACCAGAAAAGCCCATTCCATAATCGCCAAGTTGTATACTCGGATATTCATTTGGAAGTAATTCCAAGTATTCTTTTTTCTTTCCGTGGATATCGCCGATAAAACGTATCATATTATTTTCCTTCAAATATAATGTTATTGGAAGGTTTTTCTATAAATGCAGATTCCTTCCGTTCCCATTTTAACTTTCCCAATCTAATTTCTTCTAATGCCACCTTTGGTAAAGTTTCGTGGGTAATTTCGCCCTGATAATGTTGATCCAATTCTCTTGGTAGTCCCTTACTTGGCCTTGCTCCCTTGATTAGCTGGTTGGTGCGAATCATGGTTAATGTTGCCAATAAAAATCTACTTCCAACTTTATCTAAATGTTCTTCAATTGTATTAATTTTTGATGTAAGCATAAGTTCTCCTAAAATAAAGAAACCATCCCGAAAGATGGCTTCCTCTTCGTGCTTTTATTTATCTTATGCCAAATCAGCTTCCGCTTTCAATTTACCCAATTGAGAATCATATCTAATAGCCCATCTTTCAATAATTGATTTCAATTTATTAAAGGTATTACCAACAAATGATTCGGTTACTTCTTTCTTTTTATAAGAAAGTGCAGGAGATTTTTGAGTTTCAGATTGATACTTCTTTTTCAATTCACTTAACACTTCAATCAATTGAGGAGTAAGGCTCTTTTCCAATTCTTTAATAATTGCTGCCCACTTATAAGTAGTGGTTGGTTCAGGATCTTTAGTAAGCTGGAAAATAAATGATATGGTGTCAATAACTCTGGTTTTTGTAGCATCTTCAGCATCAAATAAATCTGCCACATCTTCGCGAGTACCTTGCTTTACGTCTTCCTTGATCTGTTTAATATCCTTTTCTAATTGCTCGATTTGTTCTAACTTTTGAGCAAGCTTGGTGTAAGTGGCGCTCTTATAAGAATGTAAATTTGCAATAACTTTATTTGTTTTTCCGGTGGTTACATCTTCATAGCTAACATTCGGATCATCAATTCGATCTTCTAGGATAGCAACTAATTTCTTTAATTCTTCTGCTTCTGTGAGAGTTTGCATAAAACTATTTATCCTGAACAATTAAAAATGGCCAAATCAAAGATTGTAACATAACACCAATTGATAAAAGAATAGATGTTTCTTTTTGGAGTTGTTCATCGGACTGATGAGGAAGATCCTTTTTAAGTGAATCATATATAAGATCTCCAACAAATCCAACTTCAGTATTATGATATTTTAACAATAGAAAAGCATACATAATTGATGCATATAAGTATAGATAGAAAAATGACATTATTGCTCCTATAAGTAAAACAATGAAGGTCGCGATGTAATTAACATCCACCTTCTCTGGCAATTGGAGAGCACCTGCCAGCAATTTTAATTATAGATCATTCTGCGAAGTAATAATCTTATCAATAAGATTAAATTCTTTTGCTTCTTCTGGAGATAGCCAAAGATCCCGTTTGGTGGCGGAATTGATTTCTTCTACAGTATGATTAGTATGCTTTGCCATAATAGAAGCCAACTTTTCTCGAACCACCAGCATTTCTTTCATTTCAATATCCATATCTGTTGCTGTTCCCGAAATTCCTCCACCCATCATTCTGGGTTCGTGAATGAGAATTCTTGCATTTGGTAATGAATATCGCATACCGGGTGTTCCTGCACAACATAAAAGGAACGCTCCCATGGATGCACACATACCAATGCAAACAGTTGAAACTGGATTAGAAATATATTGACTAGTATCATATATAGAAATACCACTACTACAACTTCCTCCTTCTGAATCAATATAAAAATTAATAGGTGCTGCCGCATCGAGACTATTAAGATAAAGTAATTGTGCGACAACAACCGACGCACTTTCCTGTGTCACTGCTCCGTTCAGCATAATAATACGATCTTTTAGAAGACGGCTATAAATGTCATAAGAACGTTCACCATCACGGGTTTTCTCTACTACCATTGGAATAAGATTCATTGTTTTCCTTTATAACTATCGAGTTTTGCGGTTATTAATTGTTTCAGATGTATTAGGTTCAACATCATCAAATACAATGGGAACTAACTTTTTGACTTCTTCAAGTAGAGGAATCATAACGTCTCTAATTTGAGGATGGGCAGCAGTTGAAGTTCTCATTAAAAAGATTTGGTGCCATTCTCTTAAATTAGCTTTAATAATTGCTGGTGCAGTTAAAGCTAATGGAAGAACTGATCTAGCAAATTCTGGTTTAACTCCTTCATTTAGTAACTTATTATATCCTACTATACTATGCTCAATTGTGTCAAACCAAATTTGATATGAATTATTTGGAAGATATTGCGGCGCTGGTTTAATAACAGTTGCACCCTTCTTTCCATAATTAACATACCTAGTACTTTGTTGAAGTGGAGAAATATGTCTATGACGAAGTGCTTCTCTTCCAGCACCAATATCAAAAACAAATTCAACAGTTAAATCTGGGCCAAACTCTCCACAAGCCCAATGCCCACTTCCAATAACCCATTTCTTAACAAAGTTTTTAGTATCTTCCGGGGTCCAGTCTTCTTTGCGTTCAGATTTATGGGAGATTCTGGCTGCATATTCAATATCTTCTAATGCAGTTGCCAATCTCTCGGGATGTATGATTTTATAACTTGCCGGTACTATTTCAAATGATGCCATATTTTATTGCTCCATTATTAATTGAATATATTCTTCTTCTGATATGATTTTTGCATTCTTACAAATAGGAGAATCTTTTGTAAAAGGATCAGTGTGTTCATTTTCTGAAAAATAATAGTCATTTGATATCGCTTTAATTTTGCCATAATATAACAAATAACTTGGCGAAGTTCCTCTACTTATGAAGCAATCCCCCACTTTAAGTTTCATATCATGCCCCCATCATTAACTGCATATAATATTCTTTTGAAATTTTTTCTATAGCAGAAAAATGAATACCATCGTTAGCCAGCGCCCCTTCAACCACCGCAGTAGAACCTCTAGTATTAGCAAATATTATTTCATATACATTATTACTTCATGTAGGATATTTGAAAAATTTTCTTATTGGTCCATATACTGCTCCATACGGATTTTTAACAGGAGTCCATACAATATAACTCCCAATTAGTAATTCTTTATTATTTTTATCAAGAAATTTCATCTGGATTCTCCGTATAATGAACATCGTAGTGATTTCTAATTATCTTACCGTTGCTATCTCTCGGAAGTCTGGGTCGCCCGCGTTTTCCTAAATGAGATTCTCTCTTTATGATTTTATTAATATAATTAATTTTTTGATCAATTACCTCTTGATTAATTTCCGGTGGTTTAATATCAATTAACCATTGAACGGCATCTTGTTTTGTCATTGGTGAAGGGAGTTCAATGAATACAATATTTTGATGACCATCTTGTGCAAGAATTGCTTTTCTTCCTTCAACTTCGTTTGCAAATCTTAGTTTACTTACTCCAAAAAAATCGGTAGAAGTTCCTACATATGAATATAGTTTTGTATCTAACTTCATTAAATCTCCTGCATTATATATGGTTGGTGATCCCGGTGCGACTCGAACGCACATCTTTCCAATTACGGTGAACTTACTTAGGAGGTAAGACCGATACGGGATCTTTTTATTATTTTAACTATTCTTATGATATCACATTAATCACGCCATTGTCAACTCTCCATCATCAATTGCATAACTTCTTCATATGAATCCTTTATCATATTATTTTCGATATTTGATCCACAATTAAACGATCTAATATTTCCATCACTAACTTCTATCTTATTACGAATAATGTTTTTAACTATTTCATAATATGGTCCCCCCAAGCAGAACAAATGAATTATCACTAATAAACCAGACACCAACTTTTAATTTCATATTACTGTTCCATAATATATTGTAAATATTCTTCTTCCGATATTATAGAATAATTTTTAAAATCATCATAATATATAAAAACTGAGCTAATTACAGAACTTCCAATACTTCTAAAATTAACTATAATACCATTCATTTTTTGTTCAGTATTCTCTACCAATCCCGCATGCAAATATCCAGTATTAAATGGATTGTATATGAAATATCTATCTTTTTCCATTTATTGCTCCATTAGAAATTGCATCAATTCTTCATTAGATAATTTAACCATGGTATCATTTAAAGTTACATATTTAGCATAACGAAGTATATCTGATGTAGTTTGCAATACTTCAGCAACAAGGCTATCGGGAATAATACTATCATAAGCATCATGTGCATTATTAACAATTTTTCCATTAACAATTTTTCCTATAATTGCCAATCCATTTAGGTTCTTATAATACATGCGAACATAATCCCCAATCTTCACCGCATCATTTGTTTCAGAATATTTCATATCTCTCCTTAAAAAGATAAATATAACAGAGGATTCACCATTGATTAAGCAAACATCAAGAATTAAAGTTCGATCTGGAATATATGAGCATCTTCCTATATTAGATAAGGGAGAAATGGGATGGGCCGTTGATGTTCAGCGACTATTTATTGGTAATGGAACTTACACAGAAGGCGCTCCCACTGAGGGGAACACAGAAATCTATACTGCTACTTCGTTTACCTCTACCTTGGCCTCCACCGCCCCCTCAGCAGGAACCCCATCAGGAACTAAAAATGGAACAAATAAAATTTTTACATTGCCGGTGGTTCCTTTTGAAGATACTTTAATAGTATGGTGTAACTATCCCCTTATTCCCGGGGTCGGCTACACCATATCAGGTAGTAATATCACATTTACAAAAGCGCCACAAACTGCCGACACAATCTATTATCAATGTTTATACAGCGTTTAACTGCGAATTTTCGCCCATACCCGATTATTTTGATCGTACATCGAAAACAATATTGACTTATAATCGGGAAATTGCGAAAAGTATTCCGCAATTTCTTTTCGATCTAACGTAGTAGGACGATTGTAATAAATCTCCGAAACTGTTTGGAAGCAGTCCTCATACTTTTGATTATATTCATCCAGTTTACTTTTCAGCATAGTACGAAATGATTCTGGTAAAGTATGATCACTTTGCCATTCAAGCAATTGTTTGAAATTACCAACCTGCATTAAATCAATAATATCATTCTCATTCAAGTTAGTAAGTAACTTATGAAGTTTAAAGTACGTTGCAAACTTTGCCTTAATTTTTAAACCGTTGGCATAAGTAAGAACATATCCCTCCCGATTCTTGATATCCTCTGCAAGGCAAGTAGCTAAATTCTTATCAGTAAACTTATCAACAATAGAGAGATTTTGCTCTGCACAGAACTTTTCTAGATCAATTCGAAATATTTCCTTGGAAGTTTCATTATTCATCATGCCATGAATAATTACTCCTTCCCAAGGATAATCAACAACAATCTTGTTTTCCTTATAGATAATTTCTCCAAGAAGAGTATATCCAGAAGGAATTATTAGATTCGTATGATTTTTCTTAATCCAATTATTTGCCCAGTTTGCTTGATCCGAAACAAAAGATCCGCGAGTAGCAATATAAATACTACCATCCCACTCATAAAAAATAGCCAAAGAACCATCCGCTTTGTCCAAAATCAGGGGGGTATCTGTAGGAAGATTCTTTTGAAGAGTTTCTGGATGAGCTTCGGTATCAATATTCCAAAATTTTGCATAAGGAAGAGAAATTACTTCATTGGTAATATTATTATAAATCAATCCTCGCGAAAAGTTTAATTCCTTGCCCCATTCTAATTTTGGATCATACTGAGCAGTCGGAGTATAATTAAGAATTGATAATGGGAAAGAAGGATGATCATTCTTAGAAATATAACCATCTTTAATCAATTCGTTCAATTTTTTATAATCCATAATGTCTTGAATCTTAGTCATTTTCAATACTCCTTATTCCAATCAATCTTAACTCGGTTCAGAGAAGCTTGCTTTCCCCGGAACTTTTTAATTGTTCCACTAATAGTTAACAACGTATTGATGGGTAATGCAGTACGTTGAAATGTAGAAAATAGATAATTATCCATTTGCAAAATTATCAGATATGAATCAGTTGTTTTCAAATAAATGCAGTATGCCACTTTCATTATAGCATTTTTAACTCGATATCCAACCTCTTGCGGAAACTTTTCGCAAGTTTCTTCAAGCTTATTAAAAGAATTTCTTGCCTGTTCTCTTTCATAGGATTCTTGCAAATATACAATTGAATATATTAGTTTAATATCAGAAGAATGCCATCCAATGTCAAAACTTTCTTTTTGTGATGCTTGAAAACAATGATTAGCATATTCTGATTCAGAATCATTTAGAATATCCACCATGAAAGTATTTGCAGCCCATTCTCGGAGCATGCTACCTTTGGCATAATCAGCATCAAGCAAATACTTAGTATTCTGGCAGAACTGCTTGAAAATCTGTAAATTTGAATATTTAGAAAGTCCCGGCAACCATTTTCCAGAAAGAAGTGTTTCGATTACGCCAACGGGTATGCAGTTGGAGCCATAACAGCTATTTTTGGTAGAAATATATTCATGATTAATACGCTGTGCAGCGACAATCGAAGCCCAAACGATATGTGCAGAAATATTCATGTAAAGATAATAGCATCTTTACAAGCAAAAGTCAAAACTATTCTTCTCTGACTTCTACAACAAGAGGATAATTCATAGATCGAGCAGCTTGCATGACAATATTAGATAGATATTGCGCATATTCTTCTGATTGATGAGTGGCTGCGATAGCTTCGCCTTTATCATTGATAGTTTCTGCCATATTCAATGAATCCAATTCAGTATATCCAAAAAAGGTAATAAGAGATTCTACCACAAATTCAACAGTCGTAGTATTATCATTAATATACACCACAGAATATTTCGATGGCGGCTCAATACTGGTATCAATTTTTACTCGTTCAATAACCTGCGTATCCGTTTTATTTTCCATAATATCCTTTCTTACAAATAATGGAGGGGAATATTCCCCTCCATTATTATATCAAAGTTAACCAAGAATGTCAATCTTCTTTGGCTTCTTTTCATCTGGAACAACATACTTCATTGAAACATGTAGAATACCATCGTTCAATGTAGCAGATGCTACCGTCACATAAGGATGAAGCTTGAATGTCAAATTGAAATCCCGCTTCGCAATTCCTTGCGAAATATACTGAGGAAATTTGCCTTGAACTTCATCTTCGGTCTTTTTCTTTTCTACTTGAGCGGTTCGGATGGTCAAGATATCATCTTCCACAAAAATATCCAGATCAGATCGCTTGAAACCTGCCACAGCGAGTTCGATTGCATAGGTATTTTCATCTTCCCACAATTGATTAATTGGAGGATATTTAATTGGAAGAGTTTTTACGTGGAATGGTTCAAATAGTCGATCAAAACCGACATATTGTTTGCTAAAGTTTAAATATTCATCTGAAATACTACTATAATTAGACATGCTTATTTTCTCCTTTTTAAAGCAAGATTTAATTTGTTGGACCCTCAAAGAGGCATCCAACATTATTTATGTTATCAAATCTGTGGATATTTGTCAATACCTAAATTAATTTTTTCTTTTTATCAATCGAGGCAAATTCCAAAATAGGTGTTGCATTATTTGTAATACAGTCCTTATTAAAGATAACTTTTGAAACTTTATCTTTTTGATAAGATGGAATATTATATAGATGAGAAAGCATCATGCCATCGATAATAGATCGCAATCCGCGTACTCCCGTCTTTTGATGAATTGCGCGAGAAACAGTCTCGTGAATAAAATCCGGAGTAAACGAAACTTCAATTTTATCCATATTAAAATAAAACTTATAATCATCAAGAACATTATTTTTAGCAGTAAGTAATACCTGTTCTAATTCAGAATCTTGTAATTCGTTGGTATAAGTTTTTAATGGGAATCTTCCAATAAATTCTGGGATAAATCCGAATTCAATTAAATCATCGGTGGTAACTTCATCTAAAAATTTTTTAGATAATGCTGGAATTTTTGAATTAAATCCCATATGACTATCGTGCTTTTTTCGAGCTTCGACGATCTTATCCATTCCAAGAAATGCGCCACCGGCAATGAATAAAATGTTCTTAGTATCAATATCAACTGATTCACCAATGCCGCGTGGACCGACGCTAATAGATACAACCGTCCCTTCTAAAATTTTCAATAAAGACGGCTGAATATTACTCCCAGATGACCCATTATCTCTCTTTTTATTTGCAATTTTATCAATCTCATCCAAAAAGATAATACCATGCTCGGCTTTTTCAATATCCCCATCTGCTGCAAGAAGTAATCTAGTAATAATAGTATCAACATTTTGACCGATATATCCAGCCTCAGTTAATGATGGAGTGTCAATCGCCACAAATGGCACTTGCAAACACTTTGCAATATTGGAAACCAACAGAGTTTTGCCACTACCACTAGGACCAGCAATAATTAAATTACTTTTATTGACAGTTCCACTTTTATCATTCATTCGTTTATAATGATTAGATACCGCAACACATAATGCAACTTTAGCATCTTCTTGACCAATAACATATTGATCTAAGTACTTATGTAAGTCATGACTATTTAATTTAAAGTTTGATTTATTTTCTAATTCTTGTTTGGTAGTTATTACGTTATAAAACATATTAATACAATTGTCACAAATTACATTTCCGTTAATACGTAATAGTTTATGACTATTTTTCTTTCCGTTACCACAAAAAATGCAGGTAATTGCCGCCATATCTCTCCATTATTCTTTTCTTGTGAAGGGTTGAAAATACTTCTTGAGTGAAATCCCCGCATATCGATATGTACAATGTAGCCATACCAATGATGCAGCGCATGGTATAAGTAATATCAACATAATTTGTGACGGGGATAAGGCTATAACAGATAATATTAAAAAAGTAAGAAGGTATTGTTTAAACATTCGTTATTAACTCTCTTGAGTGAAATAAATATAAAATCTAAAGGTATTTATCTTTGAATTAAAATTTAATGTCATTTCAAAAAAACAAATATTTTTGCCAAGCTGGCTTCTCATATGCTAATAATCTAAGAACATTTCTAGCACTATGAGAAGTATTAGAAATGGGGTGAGATAGCTGCATATCTAGTTCAGATAATAATTTACTACCCTTCTTTAAATTACATTCGTGGCAGCAAGTGACTAAGTTATCCCACGTACTTTTTCCGCCATGCGCGCGAGGAATAACATGATCCAAGGTTAATTCAGAATAAGATTGCTTTATACCGCAATAAATGCACTTATAGCCATCACGAATAAAAATATTTTTTCTGGTTAGTATTTGCATTCTCTTTGGAATATATTTATATTCTACTAAACGAATAACTTCCGGTCGATGAATTTCAATGGTAATATATTCTCCTGTATTTTCATCCCACATCTTAGTAGAATATACAATTGCAGGAGTTTCTTCTTCGGCTTTTGCAATCCCCTTATAAATCATTTTTAGAGCACGCTTGACGGTGGCAACATTTACCGGTTCATAACTTGCATCCAGTACCAGAACTTTCATATTTGATAAACGATTTTTGCTCATAATCACTGCTCCATTCTATGCTCTATATTTTCCAATACTGCATCATATGCACTTTTCCATGCCGCATCAATAGTTGAAGAGAACTCTCCCAAAAATGCCAAATTTTGTATATTATACTTTTCACAAAAATTAATATCGGTCCAATCAAATTCACTAATATCTCCCAGTAAACAAGATTTTACGATAATATATTTAAGACAATTTAGAGAAGGTTCCCGATACTCATGAATATCCTTCAACAAAGTTGCATCTGGATAAATTTCCTTAACTTCTCGTTCATATTTATTCAAGCTCAAACCTCCATTTCTGCCGGATTTCCGTTGGTATCATAAAATCGAATTCTCTTAATATTGAATTGCTTAATCAATTCCATACAAGACTTGCAGGGCCGAGAACAAACATTCTCTCGAATAGTATGACGAGAATTTGTTTTCTGCCTGACAACATACAGAGTAAGATTCTTTGGATTATCATAATACTTTCGATGAATCAAACAAGACGCCTCGGCGTGAACATTTCCCAAATACGAAGCATGGCGAGTATATGGAGTAGTCTTTCCCCAAGTATTGAATCCCCTAGACAAAATACGAGGACCATCAAATAATGCAGCGCCAAGGCACAGTCCCGGCTGAGAACCATTGCTATGAGTCGCTGCCGCATGAGCAGCATCAAATCCCCTTTTCCACGATTTAATCATTTTCACCATACAATTCCAAATGTCCTATCAAGTGATCAACTTCTTCGCGAGTTACTGGGCCAAATGCCGTAGCAGTATGAACCGGAACAGAAGTACCATAAAAATCTGGATTGGTATCATGAAATTCTTCATACAAAATTTCTTCTTCTAACGATTGGCACCATGCCTTTACTTCGTCGCTCACTTTACGAAGTTCTTTGGTATTGCGGGTGGACAAAGTAATAGCAGTGATTTCTTCGTATGGAAAATATCCGTCAGAAAGAGAAGTGTTTTCAATCTTCCTTCCAATATGATAACTTTGAGCAATCAATCTTCCCGGAACCATTTTATAGCTTGGATTTTCCTCGCTATCACCGCATCCAAAGGGACGAAATGGTTGAACTGTCTCGGGTACTAAAATATAAAAACGCTCGTTATCTTCCATAGTTATTATCTCCTTTATCCATATACATATAATAGCAAAAATAAATGGTTATGTCAAATTGCCATCCTTAATGCCCAATTCCCGAAAAATGTTACTATATGCTTGCAATGAATATCTCTTATCAAAATATTCGGTATTGAAAAGTCTTTTCTGCGCAAACATATTCTTCAAAAAAGAAATTCTGTGAATAATATATTCCTCGACGGAAAATCCCATAGAAATAGACTCTTTAAAAATTTTTCTTTCATTTTCCATATAATTTTCCCAAGGAGATCCCAATCCAGAAAAATCAATGTCAATCATTAAATCTTGTTCATGAAGCCATTCTTCATTTTTAAATGGATGTCCGGTTGCCAAAATTAATTTACTAATAGTAGGAATGCACAGTGAAGAGTCGCATTCAATTAGTATTTTTTCCGCAAAATCCGCACTTCTCTCTTCATTAGATGGGCTTCCGGCTCTGTCATAGATAATATCATGAAACAAAATTGCAGTACATAATTCCTTACTTCCATTTTGAATTATGGCTTTACTTAAACTATCAATAATATGATTAAACGTGTGGTAGTGGCGATGCGGCTCAGAATATTTATTTAAAATAAGAGCAAGCGTTGAATCACTTAACTTGCTCTCGGTGCAATCCCGCAGCTTTTCGTAAAAATAATTCAATTCACTCCTCCTATAATCAATTCCAATGCCAGCACCAACAAAAGAATTGCTTCAATTGCCATGCCAATTCCAAAAATTGAAAATCCAATTAATGCTCCGAAAATGGCTCCACCAATCAATGATATAAAAACAAGTGCAATAAAGAGATTGATAAATTTAGCAATGGAGAACATCGTGATATTAAACAAAATATCAAGAAAAGCTCTCCAATAAGCAATAACCAAACCTCCGAAGATTACTGCTGATCCGATATATAACATTGTAAAAAGTGAAGTCATTTATTCCTTTCTCCAAAGTCCAAAAATTTGAGTCATACAAATACCAACATATAACATGATTATCAACACCACCGAAAACCCGCCCATGATACATGTGGGAATAATCAAATGTTTAACTAACATGACGAATAGGCCACCTAACGAAATTGCGCTACCAAAAATACCAAAAAGAGTAGTAATTACTGAGCAAAACATATTAAATGATTTTAGACCGGGAGATTGTGCAGACTTGTGCCCTTCATAATTTTCTTCAATACCCTCGTCAAGCGCCTGAATAAACACGTCACCCGCCGAAATTAATTCATTATAGTGAGCTACCTGATCAGGCAAGAATACAACCTTCAACCGTTCTTCCGCAAGATAATTTATATTTCCAACCAACTTCTTCATGTATGCATCTCGGACAATGCGAAATTCATACTCATTGGTCACCAATCGAATTCTCAGAGCGTAGTCCAAATTATCATACCAATGCAGCTTCCTCATAATATTTTCCTTTCTTAATACAAGAATTGATAATTGCGCTTAACGTCGGTATGAACTGAAAGCATTGCATCTTCCCACTCAAGACGAAGACGATTACGAACAATCTGCCATGTTGCAAGGCCATCCCGATTACCAATATGCTTCATACGAAGGATCATTCGATCAACTTTTTCAATACTATTTGCAATACGATCCAAATCAATACTACGGGAAGGCTTATCACACACTTCCTGCTTATTACTTCCAAAAATCAAAATCTTCACTGCATCCGAAATCATATTTTAATTCTCCTTCGCCGGTCATTCCATCAACCTAACAATATAAGGATATCAAAATAATATTATTTTGTCAAGCAAATTATTGCTCCATAATCAATTGTACTACTTCCTCATCAGATAATTCGCGAAGTGATTCAAATCCCCATGAACGAAAATTGCAGTCCAACGGAACGTAAAAATTAGACACTATTATATTATCGGAAGGTTTTGTAACAAAATCGCATCGATAGGCAGTACCATTACCAGAAAGAATTCCACTATTACAAATAATAAAATTAATAGAATGTATCCCATAGGAATTTACTTCATAATATTTTTTCATTTATTGCTCCATGATTAGTTGTAGATACTCTTCTTCTCCTATAATATCTACGGATTTGATACTTGCTTTTCCATAATAATTTGTATTTAATGGAATATACCATGTCCAGCCACCATCTTTTGATCGCCCCGATCCTCCTCCAAAAAGAATTTTGTATTGAAGGCAAATTATTTTAGGACCATTAGTATCACAATAATAAATATGACCACTATCCACATCTAATATTCTGATTTCATCCCAGATATCCAGTATTTTAATATAATAATTCACCATATTAATTCTCCAGTGTCCATTGCAGGAAATCTTCATCAGAATTAAGATTTGTAATTGCTGCACGCATAAAAAATTGATAGGGCATAATAGCAATCCTACTTTTTCCGCCAGATTTCCAAACCTTCACAGCACCATCTTCAAAACCGTTAATGATCATATAACCAGATAAATTATCAGGCAAGGCAAATCCAATTCTATTTACAACCTTAATTAAATTAGCAGACAAGGTAAATCCAATTCTATTTACAACCTTAATTAAATTAGCAGACAAGGTAAAGCCAATCCTATCACCAACCTTAATTTCCGTTCCATTTGAATATGTCATTATTTTTCCTTTCAACAGTTACAAAATGAATAGAAAAATATTCAATTTGTTTTATATACATCAGGGACTATAAGCTCCTGACCATTAATATTAAATACGCCGGTTGACAGCCAATAAAACCCGGTATTATTTAATTTTAATTGATAAAAACCAAACGGGAGTTGATATAAGTCAACTTCATGATTAAGTGCGCCATTTATATCTGCATCTTCAATAAATCCGCAAGATGCACAAATAAACTCCTTTCGCTTCCTATTGGTTTTTTGTACCCACCCACATCCAGAACATCTTTGACTTCTATATGTCGCTGCTTGCTCTATTACCTGAACCCCATGTAATTCACATGCATTATATATTGCTCTATTTATTTGGGTGTATGTCCATCTATTAAGAAATTTCGATGTCTTGTTTCCATTTCTTAATAAATATAAATATTCTAATCTTAGCTCTTTAATATTATCTAAGTTTAATTGTTTTATCGCCCAATTTATATAATTAACTCTATGATCTTGGGCTTTCTTATATCCATTACTTCCCGGTTGTTTTCTAGCTAATATTTTCATAATATCTGCTAGGTCATACCCTGCTTTATTTTTTCCGGTAACTTGTTTATCTGATAAAGAAATGCAAGTGGTTGCACCTTGATCAGCACCAACTATTTTAGTTCCCATTGATTTAGGTATTTCTTTTTCCCATCTGCTAGAAACCTGATTTAATTGAACATGCCAACTGGTTTTTAATTCCCAATTATTATTTTTAAATTTATTAGTATTTCTGGTATATTTGATTGGAATATGTATTTTAAATCTATGTTGGTTTTTCCATAATGATGTTAGTTCTAAAAACCCATTAAAATTCTTATTATTTATTTCTTCTTTAAAATTACAACATAAGGAATCTAAATTAGCAAATAATATATTTTTTGTTTTGGTTGGCTTAATTAATGGATGACTATCAATTTTGGATTGTATTTTTGCACTTGATATAATATCCATATCTCGTTGCTTTTTATTAAGAATATAAAACTGTTTTCTTCGTTTTTCTATTTGGCTTTTAATAATCCCAAGGGCTTCACCGCTTGTCAATTTAATGGCTCTTGCGGATAGATCAGTATCAATTGGAATATTTGTTGTGGATATAAATTTTGGACAATCCAATTTATTATTTTTAATATCCAAGATTTTATTATTCCAACAAATTCTGTTGTTCCATAGGTAATCAACAAATTCCCATTTTACTTTATTATATTCAACTAAAAATTCTTTTAAGGAATTTAATTTTCCCGTATTACAAAATTTAGTTGAGTGATTTGTTGATCTAATTAATAACATTTGATTTCCTATTACTATTTATACTTCTATGTAAAAATATGTCATTTAATGTCATTTTCTATTGAATATTTAATATTTTGTGCTTTTTTATATCCTCGTCTCATGCCATATAATCTACAGCAAAAACTAGTAATAATAGAAACCAAATCTTTAATTAAATCTGTTTCATCGGATTCATTTTCATGAATAACAATAATTTCCGTTCCTAGTTGTTTTAAAAGATTTTTAAGATATCTAAATCCAAATCTAGTTAATCTATCTTTGTTTTCAACAACAATTATTTTTGGAGATGCATCTAGCATTTTCCATAATTGCTTTCTATTATCATTCATTCCAGAAGCCACTTCTTTATATATTTTTTCTATTTGATATCCTCTCGCAATACAAAAAGATTCAATTCTTTCTATTTGATAATTAAGTTCTAATTTTCTACTGGCATTACTAACGCGTCCGTATATTACCACTTTATTATTTTCTTCGTTTATAACTGGGATGGTTTCATTAATTATAATGGTTCCGCTTGGCATTTGAATTGCATTTGGAATATCTCCATTACAATACCAATTCCAAGCAGTTTTATAAGTTATTCCTTTTTCTTTTGCATATTCACTTAGTTTCATAATACTATTTATATTTCTATATTTTTACTTATTTTAATATAAATTTGTTAAAATGATCGTACACAAGTATATCACATAATGTAGAAAATCCTCCAAACTTCGGAGGATTTCTTTTTATTTTTTCGGAAGAGTATAAAATCTTTGGTGTCCAATCTTCCGAAACAATTTATATTTTCTATTTTTAAATGGTCGATTATTAAAATACAATACGTGTTTTGGAAGAATTGGAATATTTTCATGATGTAGCATATTTTTGGCCAATTCCAAAAATGAATGCAATTCTTCTTTCGACAAATGAACAGAACTATGTGAAAATTCATCTGATCCAACCACAGAACACACAGTTCTTCCAAATCCAGCTTGCAATCTATTTAAAATTACTTCTCCGACTGCCATTTTTCCAGTTAAAGATTCTCCTCTGGCTTCTCTATACATTGTTGTTGCAAGACATTTTTGATCATTTCCTCGGATCACCGCATATGCACGGCCCAAATGCAAAACCAAAAATAATCCAATGAATACAAATTTCGTTTTTATGCACATGTATATATTTATAGCATTTTAATATGCCAATGTCAACTATGAAATTAATCCGCCTCCAAGAGTATTAGTTCCGGTAGATTTGATTGTTTTAGAAGTTGATGAAGCCTCACTAGAAAGAGATGTTATTCCACCTTGCGTCAAGGCAGTAGTATTATTGGATTCTAAAATAGATGCATATAAAGCTTGCCCGCCTTTGGTTGACATATCAATACAATTCATTACATGGCTCAATCCAGATACTTCGCTGGATAATGAAGAAATAGAAGACAATGCCGAAGAAAAACCACCCAGAGATGATAATGATGGAGTTTTTTGATACATCGCGGCTTTTGAAGAATCAATACTTAAAATTGTGCTGGGGAATACCAATTTATATAGTACACTAGCAACCATTCCTTCAAATTTACTTGCAGTAGCTAATGCAGTTGTTACGATTGATGAAGCACTACTTAATGCATTATAATATTCTTTTACTGAAGAAAATTGACTTGCGTTTTGAACACTCAAAGAATTATTATGAGTTTCGGCAACTGCATTATAACTAGATAAAGTATTTGCAGATGAATCCGATATACTTGCCGCCAAATTTGCAGAATAGGTTTCTATTAAATTATATCCATCATATGCCAATGTATTCAAATCATTATAAGTATTTCCATTGGACAATTTTACGGGAAGAGTTCCATCCAATGCAATAATAATATTTGAAGTATCTGTAGAAATATTTGAATAATCCAAAGTATATTTTATAGTATTAAGAACGGTAATAACATTTGAGAGTGCTTCGTTAAAATTACTTGATCCCATAATATCATCTACTGTTGGATTACCATATGTTCCAGAACCATTACCATAAGAAGATGATAGATTAGAAAACATTACATTGGATACTGGCTCACTCATTGCTAATATTATATTAGCATTAGATGATAATGGAGTAATTGATGCCATAGTCTCGCCAAGATCAGTTAAACTATCAACACTGGATAATCCAGAAATATTTTCGGTTAATGCATATATAAATGAATAAGCATCCAAATCACCCATATTAATATTAGTTTTTACTGTTTGATAATTATCACCAAATAATATTTTAAGATTACAAGTATCACTCCACCAATAGATATTAGTTCCTACATTAGAATTTACATTGAAAAATGATACCACTTCATCCAAATCCCCAATATCCTGCAAAACACTATTTGCAAATTCTCCTAATACCACATCCAAGGGATTCAATGCAACGATTTGGCAAACATCATTTGATACTCTTCCTTGCGGATTGGCAATAATATAATCCAATAATTTTTCATTAACTATCATATTAGTATTAGTAGAAGAATCATATATTGTTTTACCAAAAAAAGTATTATCTAGATTTCCAATAGTTGAATCAGATGATAATAATTGTTTAAAACACCCAGCGTGACTAAACCCAGAATAAGGATCACTAGGAACCATTAATGTTCCTAAATCTATTATATTATTTGCAATAGATAAAAATGTATCAGCATCATTTCCACCAATATTAGAAAATCCTCCCGTAATGGTTGACTGCGCCCCATTCGTCCATTGTGCTGTGGCCGCGCTACTAATAGTTGCTTGAGCAGACGTTGCATATGATTGTGCAATGGATAAACTAGAAATATATGAATTTGCACCATTGGAAAATAAATTACTAGTACTAGAATATGTTTTTGGAATAAGAGGACCATATCCTAAATTAGAAGCGAAATCAGTTGGTGTTTGATCAAATAAATGAGGGAACGAATTCGATCCCATGGAAATTAAAAGATTATTATTCGCACTCGATAATCCAGATGGACTAGAAGTTGTTAATATAGAATATATTGACGAATAATTATTTACAGTATCAAAAGATTCATATGTTGTTAAATTTGCAGTTATATTAGGAGCAGATAATCCCGATCCACTCGTTAGTTCTTGTGCTGCTATTAATTGAAAACCAGTTAATGAATTGCTCATACTTCTATTTACATTTTTGATAAAGAGAGTGACAGGAAACCCGTAAAGATCTATACGAAAAACATGTCGCACCTAGTTGTCTATGATAATTTACTACACAAGATATAGTGCTTTTAATATAACCACCCATAATCTTTTTATATGATATTCGTCCAAAATATTATTTTCTTGACAAGATAATATCTGTTTGATATACTTGAAAAGTGAATAAGGAGAGAACGATGATGTATTCTGATTTGGAAGCGGCGGATGAAACGGTTTCTTCTGATTTTTTACTTCGGGTTCCAAATGAAGTGGCAAGGGATCGATCAATACTTAAAAGGGAGTTGTTGCAGAAAGATCAAATTATTAAGAAGCTTCAAAGTACTATTCAAGAGCTTGCTGAAAAAGAAATGAAGAATATTATTAAGGAAGATACCTATCCGCTTGATCGAATGCAAGCTGCTATTCTTAAAATTTGTAATTTTAAGATTTCTGACAGCGGTATGAAGAACATCAAGAATTATCTCGATAAACCAATTTCTGTTTACAAAACGAGGACTCATGGAATGGATGGCGTTGAGGTTCTTAAAGATGGGAAAGTTATTGCTACTTTTAATGATTGCTCTCCCGTTTCAATTATGCATTTTATCGATGATGTAAGGAAGGATGATTAATATGATTAACGAAGTTAAGGCAGTGATATATACCGAGGAAGACTATGAGAAATTTGTAAAGTCTCATTGGGAGCATGTTCGGTTATATCGTGATATAATTTTTATTGGTGATAGTTTCAATTCAGAAGATTTTGATACTTATGAATTTTATACGTGGGAAGACGCTGCTAGGTTTACACAATCCCGACTTGATGAAATTCATGATATTAGGAATGGAATTCTTCTATTGGAAGGTATCGACGTTTCCTTGCACAATGATACATGGAAAAATATTATTCTTCGAGAAAAAGATTTTTTAATTGAAAAGGAACGAGGAATTATTTTTGATGAATAAGATCCAATCCAATAAATGAAAAACATTGTATTTTTAAAATATTATTTAAAATCCATGGAGGAGAAATATGTCAGAAAAGTTTGTTTTCATGAAGTCGGGAAATAGTTATCGGATTGCGTCAAAAGAATCTCTTGATCTTCATGAGGTCCTTCCAGCAAGAACCTATGTTGTTAAGCGAAATCCTAATACGGGAGAATATTATTTAGAAGTAGTGGATTCATTTGAAGTTCCATCAAAAATTTATGGAGATTCGCAACAGGATTCTGATCGAATTATTTCTACTTTTGAAGATCGAGAAAATTCAACTGGGGTCCTTTTATGTGGAGAAAAAGGTTCTGGAAAAACTTTACTTTCGAAATTAATCAGTATTACTCTTTTAAAGAAGGGTATTCCAACTATCATTATTGATACTAATTTTTCTGGACCAGAATTTAACACCTTCATTCAATCAATTGAACAGCCATCTGTGATTATTTTTGATGAATTTGAAAAGACCTATGACGATGATGGACAAGAAGCCATTCTTACTTTATTTGATGGAGTATTTTCAGCAAAGCATTTGTATTTGATCACTTGTAATAATAAGTATCGAATTGATTCTAATATGAAGAATCGTCCCGGACGTATATATTACATGATGGAATATGAAGGATTGGATCAAACTTTCATTCATGATTATTGCGAAGATAAATTAAAGTATCCAGAGCATATTGATGAAATCTGTAAGTATTCATTGATGTTTTCATCTTTTAATTTTGATATGATGAAGGCAATTGTTGAGGAAATTAATAGATATAATGAACCTATTTCCAAAGTAATTAGAATGCTGAATACCAAAATCGAATTCTCCGGCGGTATCACCTATGATGTAAAATTGATCAGTCATATTTATGGAGACATTCCAACCTATGAATTATGTTCTTCTCATGTAACATGGCGCGGTGATCCTCTTTCAATTGAATATACTTTTGATTTTGATAGTGAGAATAATTCTACTGTTCCTTTGTTTGCAGGAGGAGATTGTGAGGATGTCTATGGAGAGGCCCCTTGCTCTACTCTCAAGAAATCATTTACCTCCAAACGAAACGGAAGCAGTGAACGATCTGGGCAGATTCATATTACCTATGCCGATATTCAAACGTTTGATCCACTGAATGATAAAATCGTTTATAAAAATCCAGACGGGGATATGGTTATTTTAAACCGACACGTCCATGCATCTAAATTTAATTGGCTATAACAAAATCCCCCAGATATCTGGGGGATTTTTCTTGACATTCGGAAGAAAGATTACTATTATCTATTTGTTGGAAAATTACCAACCGAAAAGGAGCATTACGATGGAAGTGATGAAAAACATTGTGATTATGTTCGCGCTGTGTGTACCAACCATAGCACAGCTACCGGATGCACCGAAACCATCGATTAGCTTCTCGCACCCAACATGGCAGCAGTGGACTTCGTTGAGCGTTCGATCTCTCGATGCCGCGAGTACGGATTATTGCAACCGTAATGGGGCACACGAGGACAACATCCCGGAAGTGATTGCTCAACATGGTGCAGCAGATGAGGCGTATGGTATTGCGGTCGTCGCGGTAGAGTGGTGGGCTATCAGAAAGTTTGTAGCCCCCCGGCACCCGCGTATCGCACGGTGGTTGCCACTCGTAGATTCGGCATACGATGCACCATATGCAATTCGCAACTTCTGGCAGCACGGAAATAAGTCATCATCGGTTCCGGGGTCTACGATTGTACTCCCTATCAGCAAAAAATAGGAGTAATATGCTGATTTGTACGACATAGAATTCCACAATGTTCGAATACCAAAATTGGTATGAAAAATTAACTAGTGGAAATTCACACGGATATATTTTTTGATCAGCTACAAGATATTTTCACATCGGAAACCAAATTGTATACTTCATTGTTTTAAGGAGGAAATTATGAAACCAATTGATGAATTGACTGAACGATATAATCGGCTGAATTCACAGCTTATCTATATGCGTCGCGATCCTGATGTAACTGATTTGGAAATTGATGATATGGAAGAAGAACTACGGCAACTTGATGAAGAAATCGAAAGTATGGAAGAAAATTATGATGTAATTTAATCGTTGACAACCATCCAATTCTTTGCTATTATTTAAGAGTAGTCAAAAACAGAAAGGGAAAAATCAAATGGAAAAGGAAATTAAGATTGTAACTGATGCCGATGGAACTACTCGCTATTATCTTAACGGCAAGCTGCACCGCGAAGATGGTCCTGCTATCGAATATGCCGATGGAACTACTCGCTATTATCTTAACGGCAAGCTGCACCGCGAAGATGGTCCTGCTATCGAATATGCCGATGGAACTAAGGAATATTTCCTTAACGGCAAGCTGCACCGCGAAGATGGTCCTGCTATCGAATATGCCGACGGAAGTAAGTACTACTACCTTAACGGCAATCTGCACCGCACAGATGGTCCTGCGATTGAATACCCCGATGGAAGTAAGTACTACTACCTTAACGGCAAGCGAGTAACCGAAAATGATGTTATGGCGGCAAAGCACGCAGTTAACGATAAGTCGCAGCTTGTTTTTTCGGTGGGGAGTTCGTTGGTTATTTCCGATAATACCGGCAATGAGATCGGTCGCATTGCACTTACCGATAAGCAAAAGAAGTATTTGCTGAGTATCGGAGTAGGACTGGAAATTGTCAATAATTAATTATTGACAATATTTGCAATCAGAAATTTCTGGCAGCACGGAAATAAGTCATCATCGGTGCCGGGGTCTACGATTGGACTTCCCATCAGCAAAAAAACGGATATTTTTCTTGACATATAATAGTAAAATTGCTATTATATAAAAGTAGTCACAAGGAGAGCATCAAATGAATGACATTGCGCATACGATTTTCGAACAGCTTGGCGGCCGTAAGTTCATTGCAATGACTGGTGCGAAAAACTTTGTTTCTCATTCTAGTATTAATTCGTTGTCATTCAAAGTACCGCATGCTGCCAAGAAGATTACCTATGTTGAGATTACCTTGAATGAACGTGATCTGTACGATATGGAGTTTCGTAATGTTCGGTTCACCAAAAATGGTGGGAAGAACGAATTGGTAGAAATTCACAAGGATGTGTTTTTTGATCAATTACAAGAGATTTTCACATCTGAAACTGGATTGTATACTTCGTTGTTTTAAGGGGGAATTATGGAATTTGATGCCGATCTTTATGAAATGTCCGAGCGATATAATCGCTTATATTCGCAACTCATCTATATGCGGCGTGATCCTGATGTTAACGATTGGGAAATTAATGATATGGAAGAGGAACTCCAGCAATTGGAGGAAGAGATTGAAATTAGGGAAGAGCAGGATGCTGTGCTTTAATTGTTGACTTTTTCTTCCAACTTTGATATTATATATTTGTTGATACGAAAGGACAATGAATATGAATTGCGCTCATTTGATTTATGACAAGCAGAGTAAGAATACAACCGCTGTTTACCATCATTCTTACAAGACTCGTCCCTATGAGAATATTCGTTTGATGCCGCTGTGCATTGCTGATGTCTCTGATTTGGGAGCAGAGGGCCGGAAGACCTGCCTTGGCACTCTTGCATACAATGAAATTCGTGAGGATGGTTCTATCAATCATCATAATCGCGGCTGCATGAAGTCTGATTGTCGCCGTACTATGCGGCGCGTTCTTCGGCACCGGGATCGTGCCATTCTCAAGAAGGAGCTTTCTGCGGTTGTGAATGATTGGTATGGATATGACCTCGATTTTAATTCTGGCTTGGTTGATACTACTCCAGACTGGTATGGACGTGATGCATTGGATAGCATCGAAGATTATTACTTCAGTGACTACATTGAAGACGAAATCGATGAAGCGGATAAACTCTATGAAGAAGATCGTAGACGCGAGGAACTAGAGAAGCAGGAAGAGCAGGAAGAGCTTGAACAGTTTGAACAGTCGTGCTACTGTGAGGAAGATCAGTACTTGTGGTAGTTGACATTACTCCCGTAAATTGTTAATATGTATCTGTTAGCAGTTTACAGGAGTCGGGAATGACAAACAAAGATGATCTGCTCGATGCTTACATAATTGCATATAATCTGGTACTATCCGAGCAGACCAGAGACCGAGATCAGTATCGTGCTGATATAGAGCGCCTAACGAAACTGTCAGATGAGATGGGAAAAGTTATTTCAAAGCATCAGCTTTCTTGCAAATCGTGTGGTGGAACCGGCACGATCCGATGCGGAGATTTTATGGAAGATTGTCCGTACTGCTCGGGTGATATAGCTGTGCTCAAGGCGTGGGGCACAATGGACAAAGGATAATCTTGGCAGTGATGCGCAAATTATCAAGACTTAATCATTGACAATAATTGCAATTGTGGTATTATTAAGTGAAGGAGATTGATATGCAAAAAGAAACTCGCACTGTTTATATTGATGATCGAGGAAATGAGCATACAACCGAAGATGCAGCCATTGCGGCTGATCAGAGGTATGCGAATATGAAGTTTTTTTCATTGAGATATTCCCCGGACCTTTGTGAGGGGCGTGGCTTCCAGAAGGTGATGCATCTTGCAATTCCTGCCAACGTTGATTATATTGAGGCCGTCGATTGGGCGAATCAGTTTGCAGCAAAGAAGATTGGTGTTCCTATTGTTGAGTTCTATGGCCATGGCGCACGAAACTGGAGTATCGTGGAAATTACCGCTTATACTTGGAAGAATCGTACAGATGCTGGTGTGATTGGAAATGATCATTTTTTGGTGGAGAAAATTGAATTTGATGAAGAGAAACTTCACAAACTGATTTAAAATAATTGTTGACAATCCACCGATCCTTTGCTATTATATAAGAGTAGTCAATCACCGAAAACGAAAGGAACAAATCATTATGAAGATTGATCAGATTTCTGATATTCTCGCACAGATTGCTGGAGTAACTTTTGCTGGAATTGATAGTACTGTTGAGGTTAAGCTCAAGGGTGGTAAGAGCAACCTTCAGAATGGTCATATCACCAAGAAGACCATTGGCTCCAATGTTATGCTTTTTACCAATACCAATTCTAGCGGGTATGAAAATATGGTAAAGAAGCATCTGGAAAAGGAAGGCTTGAATCCGGATTCTTTCACGGTTGGCGAACGCAAGTGGGGTTTCCGCATTCCGAATAGTCCTATCATCGTTCATAACGGCGGTACATTTTATCTTGATGTTATTTTTCTGAAGGCTGGTAAGTCCGAGTATTTTCTGGATGGTAAGCACATTGACAAGGAAAATATTGTTGGGCTGGATGAGAAGATTTCTGCACCTTCGCAGGGCCTTTCTGATGAGAATATCGTTGTCATCAGAACGTACAAGTTGAGTTCAATTGATGAGATTCGTCTCTTTGGTGAGCAGATCAAGAGCAAGAGCAAGGAGAGTGTTAAGGTTGATCTGGCTGCTCTTCGTAATGCTCTTACTGAGGCAGAAACCAAGCAGTATGCGAAGTAGGTCTTTATAGGTGGATGGTTGCTATGAACGTTACTGCGGTGCGTAACGGAATCCTCGCGGACCGACTTGAAGAAAGCGGAAAAGCGACAGAGCTTAGGCTGTGAGATCCGACGGCCATTAGGCCCGTTAGACCCGGTTTAGAAACTCGGTTTATCGGGATTGGATGTTCAATCTACCGACTGGGACGTAAGTTAAAGCCGCAGTAACGTTCATAGCAACCATCTTTGTGTTGACAATCCATTGGAACTTTGATAATATAATACCATGAATGATACCATCATCGATGTGAACTGCGTTATGGACGGTGATTATCAATCTATTCCAGAGACAATTTCCATGAAGCATGCTATTGAACTGATGATTCGTATGGAAGAACAAATTAAGGAGAATTAATATGGCCCTATGGAAAGTAATTGCAGATCACATTTCGATTCTACCTCATCCAAATGCTGATCGTTTGGTGGTAGGCAAGATTGGAAAGTTTCAAATTGTGATGGGAAAAGATAGTGCTCCGAATGATGGAGAGATTGTTATCTTTGCTCCAGAAAGATCAATTTTGCCAGAGGAGATTCGTAAACATTATGTAAATTCAGAAACAGGAGTTTCATTTCTTCATGGGTCAGATCATGATCGCGTTACCTCGGTTCGCTTGAGGAATGAATTGTCAGAAGGTGTTTCTCTTGATCCTGCTTGGGTTCTTTCTAAGCTTGGACTGAATAGTGTCGAAGAGCTTCCTTTGAATGAAGATCTTTCGGAGAATCTTGGAATTATTCGATACGTTCCTCCTATGCCGGTTGAAATGCATGTGAAGAATATGGATGATGTTTACGACGCATATTTTGTAAAACATGATGTTGATAATTATCATACGTTTGGCGATGAATTTGTTCCCGGAGAACTGGCCGATCTGACTGAAAAAATCAATGGAAGTCAAATTAATCTTCTACGAGAACATGGAATATTTTCGGTTACTTCCAAGGGAATTGGCTCAAATGGATTAGTAATTGAAAAGAACGACGGGAACAAGTATTGGCAAGCCATTGCAAATTCACATCTTGAAAATATTTTGAACAGTATTTTTACCAATGATGAAACCCTTCAGGTTGTTGGTGAAGCCATTCCATTTCAGGGTGAAAAATGGAGTTATGGATTTAAATATCCCGATGTTCGAGTATTCAAGGTAATTGTTGATGGAAAGGAAGTCCCAATTTCAACTATTCATTCTGATAGCAAATACGAAAAACTGAAGAATATTTGGACTCATTATTTTGGTCAGATTCCATTTGATCCGGCGTCATTTCCAGAATATGCCAATAAGCGTGAGCAAATCAGCGGGAAAGAGCTTCATATCAGTGAAGGAATAGTTATCACACCGATTGTTCCTCGTAAAAATTCCGAAGGAAGCGCTCTTGCAATCAAGTGGCTCAATCGCAAATATAAAGATAATCCAGATACCATTTCATAATCTGTGCTATACTGAGCAAGTAGTGAAAGGAGATTTCATGCTAGATAGTTTGTATGAGCAGCTAACTCGGTCGGTGTTGGAGCATAAGAATAAGCCAGAGGTAATTTCTCAGGCGAAAGAGGCCACTGTCATCAATTTGAAAGATTCTATTGATTTTCTTACTGAGGCTGATTTTCATAGCTATTTTTTTGCCTATGATATTGATGAAAAGACTGCTGAGATTATTACTGCCGGTTGCATTACTGGTGGTTGGCCGGTGACAGAAAATACTCTCAACTTAGCATTGACTTCGCTACTTGAAGATAATACTATTAGGGAGTATCACGTTAACAAACTTCGAAATGAAGTTCTATTGGAATGGTGAGGAAAAATATGCTTAATGGAATGAAAGTTGTAGTAAGTAGTCTTTTAATTATTGGAGCAGTAATAGGAGAATACTTTGAGAAAAATTGTTTTCAGAGATGAAACATACGAATATGTTATCGGAGAATCTAATTTAAAAGTTAAGTTTCCTTCCGGCAAATCTCACACCATTGGATTAAATGAACTGACTGGATTTGATGTCGGGCGCGGACGATGGAAGGAATCCGGCGATGGCGAAGTTAAACCATCTCATGTAGCAAAATTTATTGCAAGTATTTTGAAAAATGCTTGACTTCTTCCTAGAAGTTTGATATTATATATTTGTTGGTGAAAGGGAAGAACATGAAAAACTGGTTTGGCATGGAACCTCACATCTCGGATGAGTATATTCATTGGAATGGCGGATTTGATACGAAAGAAAGGAAAGATTAGATTGTTAAATTCCGCGCAGCATGGGATCTTCTTTATTCCACTCCGGAATTAAAAGAAGCGCTGAAAATTGTGGTTGATCAAATTATTGATTCTGAGCATGCCGACTATTATGATGGTTAAAGGGATGAATATTCATCCCTTCTTTATTATGCACGAGGAATCAAGGGAATGATTTTTTGGGTCAAGAATATGCAAATATGTTTTCAATGAATGGCTACATTGTACCGTTTGGCAAATATCTGCTTGTTCTGGCAATTTACAAATATAAGGATATTCTGCATATACCGGCGGCAATCTTGGAACAAGGTCTAATGCATAGGCATACATGATGGCATCCAATTTTGCATTTGTTAGATTTTTAATAAACGTGCTATCCCCAACTTTTGGTGCTGCAAACGTAACAAGATGGATTCCTTGGCGCTTGGATAGGTCATATGCCAATAGAACGGCCAGAGCGCCACCCAGAGAATGCCCGGATATATAGATGGTAGTAAAGTCCTTTAAAAAGGTTCCCAGATCATTAATGAACGTTGTAGAGGCAGAAGTAGTAAAAGACAAAGCATGATATAGATCATGAAATCCATCTTCTTCTCCCCCGTCCGAGGTAGATGTTGGCCAACTTTTAAAATCTTGAATCCATTCTTTGTTTCCAGAAGTACCTCTAAAGATAATAAATGCAGTATTATCTTTTCCAATAGAAATAAATCCAATTGATCTAAACGATTGAATTATGTTTGACACATCATTTGCATTTTCATCTACGTAAATTGTTTTTATTACGCAAGTATTTGAGAGGGATAATGCATCATAATTTGCTTGATTTTCTAAAGATTCTGCTGATTTTACCAACTCGCCGCATTGTAAAATAATATCTTGATTCATAATAATATTTATCCAAAATAACAAAATTATTGCTTGACATTTACTTTGATATTTGAGATAATAAATAAGTCAGAGGGAGGAACACAAAAATGTTGAGTGAAGAGATTTTTACTGAGCCTAGCGATGTTCTGGTTGAAGCGGTCAATTCGATCAATGAAGCTGATTGGTCTGCCCCGATGACGGGAGATGAATTGTCCACTTTCCTTGATAATCTTGTCAAGGAGAATGTGGATGGTAAAATTTAAAGTCTGTAAATTATTCATCCAATCATTTCTAAAACATTCCGATATGAAAGATAAACTAGAAGTATTCAAGTCTTTCAAAGAAAATAATCCAACAGGATTATTTGGATCATCGGACAAACCATTTGCATCAGATGGATTATTTCAACAGAAAATGAAAGGAATGAAGCATGCGCATTTGACACATGATATTTCTATTGTTTATAGAATGTATGGAAGTAATCCAAATATTATTGAACTATATGGAATCTTTACTCATGATGAAATAGGCACCGGTGGTAATAGAAAGAAACAAGGAAATATGGCAAAGCAATTCTCAAATCAACTATTTTAAAGGATTAAAATGAATAAAATTTTTATGATTATTGGAATAATGTTCTTAATTCCTTTTGGATTTTCGGAGCAACCTTCTCCACATGATGTTTCAACTTGTAATATTCAAGTTCCTTATGGTCTTCCACAGAGCAATAAGCAGCATACCAGCCTTATTTGCCGAGGAAATTATATTACATTAAATGATCTTGATGCAAAGATTCCTATCTATGTTGCCTATACTTTGACTCCTGCTCATGCAGTTGGTTGTTTAGCAAGAAAGAATCAATTTGCATCTGATGTTTCTCTTCCAAAGAATCAACGTGCAACTCCCGAAGATTATGCCAAAACCGGATATGATTTGGGACATTTAGATCCTGATGGTGATAACAATTTTGATGCAGTTGCTCAGCAAGAAAGTTTTATTTTAAGTAATATTTCTCCCCAAGCGCCATTTTTAAATCGTCGAGGGTGGAAATATCTGGAAGATGCAATTAGAAATTGGGCAGTATCAACCGGGCATTCCCTCACGATTTATGTTGGACCGATTTATGATGAAACCGATAAAACTATTGGAGCAAATAAAGTTGTAGTTCCCCATGCGTTTTATAAAATTGTTATTGATGATACAACACACCATGTGATGGAATTTGAATATCCGCAAGCAGAAGTTAATAGCGAAGATTTTTCACAATTTATCAAAAATACAACTACTCATCAGGGAACTATGTTTCCATTACCAAATGATGCTATATTTGATACTAAACCATGGCCAATTACACGGGCGGCCGATGAACTAAAGAAAAAGGAGTGTGCGAAACATGCAAATTAATCTACGTAAAGCGAGTGCAATTCTAAAGGAAATTAACAATGTAATTGCTGCTGAGCCGTTGGCTACAACAATTACTATTAATGAGTATACCGATTATGGCGTTGCGAGAGCCGCCGCTCAGCAAACTTTGATTAATAATGCTGCAAAACATGTAGCATTATATAAAGTGGAAGCATATATTCGAAATGAAGTAGCGAGAGCTAATGTAGCTAGCGGAGTAGCAAGCACTCTTACCTTGATTGCACGGTTTGATAAGGAAATTAAAGAATTAATTCCGGTAGCATCTGCACTATTAGCAAGTCTTCCAGAACACATTTCGGATAAGCAACACCGAATGAAGGAAAAGACTACAGATTCTTATTATGCAGAATCGGTTATTACTTCTGGGTTTTTATATTATGATCAAAAGGATATGTTTATTAATAAGTTAAATAAATTGAAGAAAGAGAAACGATCTTTGCAAGATAAGTTGCTAGATTTAAATATCAAGTCAGAAATTACTTTATCTGATGCAGATGTTCGTACATTGGAAGATAGCAATATCCTCTAATGCACGGAACAAAACAAAGGGCTAGAATAATTATAACAACCTTACTCAAAAATGATAAATGCTTTTGCTAGGCGGTAATATACTTTGTCAATTGCTCCGCTCTTTTATAGCATTATGTCTATTGTTTATTGCAATTTGTTTTTTGCATATTGTATTAGTTATGATTGTTTTTGCCCTTATTTTGTGATATAATGAGGATATTATGAAAAGATATTCGGCTTATGTTTTAACCAATGAATCAAGAAAGGAATTGCTACAAAATTTTCATCCAAAATTTTCAAAAGTGGTGGCACATCATATCACTGTCAAGTTTGATTGGCATGAAGAAGACGGTATTCCTCCGCTTGCAAATGTTAAAGTTGTTGGATATGCGAATGATCCAAGTGGAGTTGAAGCGCTGGTAGTAAGTATCAATGGAACTATTCAACGTCCCCATGGAGGAACATATCATATAACGCTATCATTGGCTCCCGGAAGAAAGCCAGTTGAATCAAATGATATAATTTCACGAGGATGGAAGCCGGTGATCGTTCCATTTAAAATTATTGCATATCCGCAACTTCTTCCATAGAAGGGAACTTATGAATTTAATTCTTGAACCTGATATGAAGTACTTCATTATTTGGTTTTGCAATGAGGGATTAGAAAATATCATGGATTTTTCGTTGGAAGATCAAAGCGAAGACATGGCAGCAATGATGGAAGATGATGAAGAGCATGCATCGTTAGAAAAAATAATCTCACAGTATATGAACTATATGACACTTCGTGCTAAATATAATTCTCAGCGATTTTACGAATGCTGGTCCACTTCTTCTAAGGAACTTTCAAAGGAAGATTTAACACAATTTTTTGAAGATAGTCCGCAAGCTGCCGCCAACCTTATTCGTGAAAAAGGAATGCATCTTTATGGCGAAGGTGAACGGGAACATCAATCAGTAATTCGTTAAAGGAGAATTAAATATGTTTGATCAAGCGGCAGCAGAAATATGTGGATTAGAAAAATCTTCAACAGGCGAGTTATCCAAATGCAAAACAATTATTCAAGAACCGACAGATAAAGAAAGAATTGCTTTTCTTGAGCATGAATTGCGAGTGGCAAAAGATGCTATAATTAAACTCAAGAATGAATTGAAAACGTTGCTGGAGGATTAAATGGATAATTTACGAATTGTTGAAAAATTGGTTGATAATACTTGGAATATAGTCCGCTTATCTGAAATTAAGAAAAATGACATCTATCGTCTCTGGGAAGATGAAAAGAAAACTATTCCGGTTGAATGGGATGAAGATGATACATTCCGAGCAGATGATGATGCAGTCTTTAAATATGATGTATGGGGAGTGAATAGTCACGCTCTTCATCATGAATCAGAAAAATAATTTTAATTTTCTTGTTGCAAAGTACTAGAACTGTGGTATTATATATTTGTACTTGAGATTGATCAAACTTCGAAAGGGACAAATACAAAAATGGCAACCAAGAAAATTTCTCGTCGTACCAATGTTCATGCTTCCACGATCACCGCCGCCCAGTTGGAAAAGATGACGGTCGTTCAGCAGATTCGCCGCGCATTTGCTCGTGGAGCGCGGGTTTCGGCATTGATGGGATTGGCAATTGGTTCTCTATTTCCGGTGTTTTCGTTTGTTCTGATTCATTTTGAAGTGAAGGATCATCCTCTGTCTTGGATTTGGGCCGGGGCCGCTCTGATCATGTCTTTCAAGGAAACCTTCAATTGGTTTTCGGTGGCACGCTCTTCGAAGGTTCTTGGATTTTTCTGCGCAATTGCCCTCGAAGGTATTATGAGCGGTTGTCATATATTCGCACTGAGCGTAGTATGCCTTCTCGTTCTGGTATTTGTAAACGCGGTTGGCTCGGCTGTTGGATTTCAGGTTCGGAAGGATGTGGCGTAAATCAAAATAGAAAGGATATTTAAAATGTATCCCAAGGCATGGTTCATCCAGATTGAGCGCAAAACACAAAAAGACAATGGTAAAAAGGAGAAAACTGGTGGGAACAATTGCAGCAATTGTAGTAAAGAAAAATGATACATTTTTGGGTATGCGAGTTCGTTATGACGGTGATCTAGCTCACGCTGGGAAACTGTTGCATGATTTTTATAATACCGAAGAAAAAGCATTTGATCTAGTTAAGAAAGGGAACACAGACGTTTTATCTAGCAATATTAATTTAGTTGTATTTGATGGAGATGATCCAATTGAAAGTGATTCTATTTCTATGCTGAATACAATGCTAGATGGGAAATATGTATATATTTTCTGCAATGGAAGTTGGTTATATATTGATATTGCAAAGCATTTGAGTCAACCATTGGATGCCGCGCTACAAACAAAGGAGTGATATGAAAGTATATCTTATAATGCAATATGTGGAAGATGAAGAAGTTCCATTTCAATTGGGCGGAATTACTAATTCTGCGGAACTGGCAGATAAAGGATGCTTAACTAAGAACTGTTGTTATTGCGAAGTAGAGTTGAATGAAATATTTCCAGTTGAAGGGGTTGATAGTTTAACTTGGATTTATCCACGCAGAGGACAAAAAATCGTTCCCGGTTCATACAAACTAGAGAGGATTTAATATATTGAATATTCCAATTGAACTAAATTACAAGGACGTATTTCTTCGTCCAATGAAGACTATTGTAGAATCGCGCAAAGAATGCAATACCTCTGTAACATTAGGAAAATATAAATTTGATATGCCAATTTATCCATCTAATATGGCTTCTGTGGTAGATGAAGAAACCTGTAAATATTTCGCGCAGCATAATTGGTTCTATACTATGCATCGATTTGGCATTCATGATCCTATTGGATTCACCAATAGAATGCATAATGCTGGGTTATATTCTTCTATCAGTGTGGGGATTGATAAGGAAGTAACTAAAAGGTTTAAAATTGTAAAAGAATATAATGCTATCCCAGACTTTATTACAATTGATGTAGCTAATAGTTGGTGCAATCGAATGGAATATGTTATTAAATTCTTTCGAGATACTTTTCCAGAATCATTTCTTATTGTAGGGAATATTGCGACTCCCGAGGCAGTTGAAGAATTACAAGAATGGGGAGCACAATCTTTAAAGTGTGGTATTTCAAATGGAAAAGTTTGTATCACGCGAAATAAAACCGGATTTACTCGGCCTATGGCATCTACTATTCTTGATTGCTCAGAGGTTGCCAAAGTTCCTATTATTGCAGATGGAGGAATTCTGGATCATGGTGACATTGCAAAAGCATTAAGTTGTGGCGCTCATATGGTCATGGCAGGGAATTTATTTTCTGGTTTTGATCAGAGTGCCGGGTCGGTTATTGAAATAGAAGGGCGAAAGTATAAAGAATATTTTGGTTCTGCCTCAGAATTTAATAAGAATAGTAAGCACAATGTTGAAGGAAAGAAAATTCTTGTTGACTATAAAGGAAACATGGACGATCTTCTCGTAGAATTAAAAGAAGACTTACAATCAAGTATTTCTTATGCTGGCGGGACGGATCTTTCTGCATTCAATCCTAACCTGCTTTTTCAGGTGAGGTGATATATGACTGTTGCAAACGCAAGGACAATTGGTATTAATCTAATCGGGATAGCTACATTTGCAGTGGCAATTTTTCTGGTATGAATTGCCAAGTTGGAGAAGAATAGAATTGGAAAACAGAGCTTGACTTCTTCTCCAATATTTGATATTATTTAATTGTACCAAGGAGGAATTATGAATGTCATCAAGGCTGTGGTAATCGAAGATGCAAGCAGTGTGGATTATGTTGCACTTTATACCGATCTTCCCAATACTTTCAATAATGGTAATGCAGTACTGAATATTCAGCTTAAACCAAAGACAGGAGCGAAGTGGGTTGAAGAATATTTTCACGTTATTCCAGAAGTTGCTCAAAGGAGCGCGATCTAATGAAGCCGTGGATTTGGGCTCGGGATGAAAAAAGAAGCAGCGAGAATTATCCAACCATGCTTCGATTGGATGATAGCGAAGGCAATGATGTAATTTCTCTTCAAGATGCCTATGAAGGCTATCCAGAAGCCGGTGAAGAGCTTCGTATGGAAATTACCGCAGGAGATGCAAAACTTATTGCCGCTGCTCCCGTTCTTTTACATGCTTTAAAGGAAATTCGAGATTCTTTGGAAAAGAGGGGAATATATTATGCTGATTTTTTACAAGACGCCATTGATCTTGCAGAAAAATAATACTTGACTTACCTTTGAATTTTTGATAATATTACTTCATTGGAGAATATATGAAAAATCAATTCAAAATCGTGCCAGATAAGTATTATCGAGGAAATGGACGATGGGCAAAGGTTACTAGGCTTCATACAAAAGGAAATAGCGAAGTCCAGTCATGGGGAGGAATTGAATCAGTTTGGACTCCTTATTGGCATGTATCCTACGGAAAAGAGAATGAAATAACTGCATTCTGTGGAGACGATTTTGATAAATCAAAGTGGGCACATAGTGCTGCAAAGGATTATATTAAGGAGGGAGTATAAATGAATATTGAATTGGATGATGAAGTGATCGCTTCTCTTAAAAAGAAGGCAGAGAAGATTGTTCTAGATGATCTTGTTGGTAGTATGAAGCGGGAGATTAATCTCCCGCAAGTAATTGCCGAGATTCGCAATAAAGCAGTGTCGCTTGCTGCAAAAGAATTGTCAGATAGCGTTACAAAAACTTATACGTCAAAGGTTTTTGATAAAGCCATGCAGTCAGTTCAAGATCGAGTGAATAGCAAGGTACATGAGATATTGTCAAGAGGAATTACTGTGAAGTTTGGTGATCTCTAGGAGGAATTAATGATTTCGCGATTGGAAGAAGCAATAAAGCGGTATGATTATGCAAATGAAGTATTAACTGTTACACAAAATGAAAAGGATAAGGCGGCATGGATTCGGCAAAAGGATGCCTATGAATGGGTAGCAACCGGAGCTTATACCAAGTCTGATGAGTGGCATTCTATTCAGAATAATCCAGACGTAGTTGCAGAACAGGCCATTATTCGAGCTAGGAAGGCCCAAGAAGCGTCCGAACGTGCCCAACGATGGGCAGATGCCGAAGAAGCAAAGAAATTGCAGGGAAGGGGATAATCAATGAATGACAATGAAATTTCATTAAGAGACAAATTTGCAATGGCTTCATTATCTGGTGACCTCGCACATTATTTTATAGACACCCATGCAACAATTGAAGATTGCATGGGACGAGCAAAACTATATTATACAATTGCTGATGCAATGCTCCGAGAAAGAGAAAAATAATATGAATTTAAAAAATCCATCAAAATTCGACAAATTTCTTCTATGGGTGTTATCTACCATCAATCTAAGTTTTGGGTCATGAATAACGATTATGATGAATTTTGGAATATTCATCTGGACAATCTGTTGTCTGAATTTTCATTTCAATGCATTGATGAATATTTCGCAATGCTTGGACCCGACAAATTAAGGATTGCCAATTATCCACATGCGTGTTTTATGAAGTATGGAGCATCTAGGCGTCCATCCCGAGCAAACATCCTACGAGCGTATCTATTATTAAAAGCTGCTTATAAGGAGCAAGAGAAAAGAGAATTTCTGGAAACGGTAAAACAATATAATAAGGATCATGGTGAAAAATCATAATTAAACATTTATTAATAGGCATTTTATTATTTGGAGGAATCAATTCTTATTCATACGCGCACCATGTAGTGAAAAATAATAAGGTTAGAATTCCGAGCGCAGTTGTAGTTCAATATATGGATAATTCTTCCACCGAAGATATTACTTCTTTGAAATTCTCTGGTAAAATAGATGGAGAAAAGTTAAGAGAAGGATCGAAGATTATTTTCGTAAACAAAAATATTGGACCAACGTACTACAACAAAATTTTCTATGTTTGGAAGCATAATAATCATATTGTATTACTGCCAATTCAAACATGGGAAATTATAACAGGATTTGAAATTTACGTAGAGTATGGTGAGATGTTTGGAAAGAAATTATATATGTTCATTCCAGATGAATCTCATGACGAATGGCAAATAATTAACAATGATCATTTTTCTTTTGATCATAACAGTCTTTACCTGAAAGGAAATTAATATGACATGTAAATGCGGATCAACTCGAATTATGAACGTAAATGGGCATTGCAGCGATCTTGGCTTTGTTTCTATTCCTCATCTTGATATTGAGCATGATGGATATATTCCATATGATCTTAATATTGGTGGTGGGGATGATGTAGAGTTTTCTGTATGTCTCGATTGCGGAAAGATTCAGCGCGATTTTCCAATCAAGGATGAGCAGATTTTTGCTAGTTTGTCTGACGTATAACAGAAAGAAGGATATATGACTCTACTGCAATATAATGTTATTGTATTCATTTTTACAATTATCATGAGTAGCATCTCGGATCATTTTGCAGTTTTTGATTTTTCTACCAAAGATACAAAGGATAATCCATTTGATAAAGGTATTTCAAAATGGATTTTATACATTATGTTCGCTGGCCTTGTTTATGGAACGGGAGAATCTTGGATGTTATGGGGATGGATTTATCCTCTTACTAGCCTGATTGGAATTATTCTTGCTATTTGTATTGCTGGAATTCTAAGAGTAACTATTTTTACTACAAAAAATACCCCAGATTAATCTGGGGTATTTTTTGTATTGCAAGGAGAGATTAGAATACGAAAGGAGTAACAGTTACATTTGAAAAACTGACATTTGAGAAAGGAGCTATAGTTGATCCGTTTCCGGTAGCAACATTACCTAATGCTTGAATTTCTGTTTGTAAGCTAGAAGCAGCATTTACGCCAGTTGTTGCAACACGAGCTAGAATATTACCAGTTGTACCATTTACAAAACTAATTGCTGAATTTGAAAGGGTTCCAAGAGTTTCAATTGTGGCGGTCTGTTCGATTGTTTGAATAACAATGCCATAGGCACCATTCTCCGAAACGTTCCATGTAGAAGTTAGATTTGCAGCAGGGCCAGTTGAGGCGTTGCCAAAGTTGATTTCAAAATAATCAGGTTGCTTGCCCCAAAATGATGCGGCATTTGCGTAATTTGTTGGACTGTTTAGATTCTTGTAAAATTGAGCCATTGGATTTATTTCTCCGTTTTTAAATTTTGGTTATCTTTCGATCACCTGAGAGTATTTATCATGATTAGAAAAAAGATGCCAGTTAATAACTTATCCTTTCAATCTCTTCATAATTTCTTCTTTGTATAGCCCATAATCAAAAGCTATCATCTGACCATGAACCCAAAGGTCGCGTCTCTTATCAATAGCATCTTCGATTCCTATATTGTTTAACAAAGAATTATTCTCAACAAATTGCTTAGCAATTTCCATCTTATTTGGCATAGCGTCCAACTCTTGTATGGTAGTATTATATTTTTCCGCATAAGATAGCGGAGAAAAATCATAGCCATCTGCTGCCGTATTACTATGCGTTTTAGACCAGCCATAAGTGAATCCATTAACTGGAAATACTACATATGACTTCCCCCATACCACCGTATGCTCATAGGATGATGAGCAAAATAAACTATTTCCTCGAACTGCTGAGAAACCAGCATATCTTAATAATTGATCGCACAAATTGGCTGCATTTTGATCACTCCCAGTAACAACTTTACGATCATTCCTAGACCGTCCTTTAAAAATATCCGACGGAGGATGAATAATTCCCCGAAATAAAACAGTACAATTATTAATAACTCCATTTTTTGCGAAATTATTTTTATATAACGAAAGAATATCTGAGCAGTTTCTTACTACTATCGGCCACGCTCTATTAAAAGAGTTGTATGTTTTGCGTTCTCCCGGTTTTAATATTACTTCATCTATTTTCATATTTTAATTCCTACGTTTCAAGAACCTATTAATTTGCTGTTCCAATTTATGAAAAGTTTCTTGTGTTAACTCTCCATTGTTAATATAAAAGAAATTATTCCCAAATATAGTTTTATATACGTTTATTTTATTATGAACTTCATCAAACGTTGATTTAAAATAACCCAAATCAACTTTCCTTCTATCTTCGGGAATATCAGAATGCATTTCTCTATTTTCAATTCTTTTCAAAGAAGTCTCAATATCGGCATCTACAAAAACCATCGCGGTTTCATAATGATTATTTTCAAGAATGGTATTTGTATTTAAAATTTTAGTATCATCTCGTCCAGTCATATTAAAAATCAATCCAAGATTCTGCGAAAGATACATTCTAAGCTGTGCGTTGGTCGCTTTTCCAGCAGCATCATAATCATGCTGCTGTAAATAATATTTTACGTAATCTATATTCAAAGTTTTAAATCCAGCAGCTTCCAAATTCAATTTACTTTGAATATAATTCTTTCCAGAACCGGGAGCACCCACAATAAAAATTGCTCGAAAAGCATATCGATCATGAATTGATTCGTTTAATAATTCTGATATCGTCATATAATTATTTATCCAAATTTCCATTGGTATTCAATAATGGCGGAAGGCCATTGTCATCCAATGAATTACCAAATTTTTTGGCTTGTTTTTGCGGTTCTCGAATACCAACATCTTGAGTCAATCCAGTTTTGTATCGAGGATCATTTGCTTCTTTTTCATTTTTCGGAATATGACCAGTCACTTCATTAATATGCATACTAGTATTTATTTTCTTGACATCTATTACCATTTTTGATATTATTGATTCATTGGAGAAATGAATATGACTTTTACGCAAGCGAAAGCGAAGTTGCCATCGTGGGCAAAAGGTTTAAGCAAAAGAGCGAGCGTTAATGATGTTCCTTCGCTGATTGCAGCAGTAAAAGGAGAGATTTCTTTATATTTCAATGGAATGAATCCTCTTACTGCAAAACAGTTTTCTGATCTGGAAAAATTTCTTAATAAGATGTGAACAGGAGGGAACATGTATCAACAGTTACAAAATGAATAGAAAAATATTCGTGAAAATTTTAAGAATCTGAATTTTGTCAAGAAATTTAATACTTATTTGAAGCGGGCAAAGCTAATTCGAATTGAAAAGAACAGCGGAGCATTTATTGAGGTCATTGCAAAAGTTAATTTCACATTTGAAGGAAAGAAGTATTTTTCTACCGTTGAAGTGCTTCGGAGCAATCCAGCTATGGCACAATATGGATACGGAACTTCCATCAATCGATTTAACCTTGTATTTTATGATACCGCAGCGAGATTGGTGGGAACTCAGTATGATGCAAGGGAAGAGGGAATCAGTTTAACTCGATTTGATGAAATGTATGATATGGCATTTCAGAATGAAAATGAAATGAACACCGTCCTACGAAACCACAAAAAGAATCTAGATAATTTTTTCAAATCATTTTCCATTAAAAATTAATATTCAAAATCCTCATAATATTATGAGGATTTTTCTTGCATAATATTCTTAATATTGATATAATTGTTTTGTTGAGAGGAGAAAGTACAACATGGCAGAGGTAATCAATTCAGCAAATGTCGAGTCCATCAAGGTAAATGATATCATCTATATGAACAGCACTCGATATTTGGTGAATGAAATTCTCGGAGATTCTCTGAAATATATTTTGATTACCAATGATGGCATGTATCGTCATTTTACTCCGGAGCAGCTTTATCTGAGTCGGCTTGTTCATGCTGAAAATGCGAAAACTCGCGGCACTTCTACCATGCATATTTCCAGCAAGGATCTGGATTCACTTCGAATCAATGATATTTTGTACCTCGGTAGCATTCGATCCGAAATTGTTAGTTCAAAAAACAATTTTTTCACATTGTACAATTTCAAAGCTGGATACCGCACGTATGAGAAAAATGAACTTTGGCTTATTTCTCAGAAAAAGACTTCTCGCTATGTTCGCCGAGAAAATACTCGAAAGAAGAACGTTAAAACACCTTCCATCGCAAAGCCGAAAAATAACTACAGTTATGTTTATAGCGATGGAGGAAGAAGCGTGGATTATCCAAATGAAGACAATGATTGCGGAGTAAGAGCGCTGGCAATTGCCGGAGGATGCAGCTACAAACTAGCGCACAATGCCTTGACAAAACAGGGAAGAAAAATGGGGCATTCAACCAGAATTTCAATGATCACCAAAACACGCGATCTTCCCTTTGAATATTTTGTGACTGCATCAATTATTTCAACCATTGGTAGAAAGAAAACTCTTGGATGGTGGATGGAATCCGGTCTGCTTCCAAAGCGTTGCATTATGACAACTCGCAATCATGCAATTGCTTGCATTGACAATATCATTTATGATACTTTTCGCACATCTTCTCGGTCCAAGATCAATAACATTTTGATCCCAATCAAAAAGAGTTATAATACTGCGGAAACGTATGAAGTGACTAAATACTCTTGCTAGAAGGAAATTCTAGTTTACAATTAATATCAAATTGATTGTACGAGATAGAATCTCAGGAGTATTATCTAATGGGTCGTCCATTACCAAATAAATTTTTTAGAACTGCAAATGATGTTACTGCAAATTGTCAGATTCAAGCAACTTGCTGGGGAATTAATGATAGTGCTGCCACTGCCGGGGCACTTACTGGTGAAAAGAATCCTAAGAAGTTCAAATTTGACACGCCAAATGGTCAAGGAGTTGGTGTTTTAGTAAACGGTCCTGCTCCTCTTGCATCAGGGCAAATTGTTGTTACTTGCCAACCACAGACTAGTACTCCAACCGTGGTTGCAACAGCAAATGCAGCCTTAAAAGCAATCACGGCCACGGTTACCGCCGCTGGCGCAAATTATGCAGCAAATGATTATGCAATTTATGCTGGCGGAACCTATGGCGCTGCTGCCAACGTTAAAGTACTAACAGTCAATGCTAATGGCGCTATTTTAACGGTTTCTAGCCCAGTTAACGCAAACGGAACACAACAGTATACCGTCTTGCCAACGAACATTGCTGCGATTACAACCACAACCACCGGAAATGGTTCGGGCGCTATATTCTCTTCAACATTTGGTCTAGAATCATCTTGGATTGCAACGGCTGGAACTGGATATATTTCTGCAAATGTTACTTATTCTGGAGCTATTACCGCTCCAACAGTATCAGCCCCCATTGTTTCTTCTGGAACGATTGCCGTTCAACAATTGACTATTTCTGCTCCGGGTTCATTCTCAACTTTCCCTTCTACTGCGGTTGTTTCTGGGAATGCTGCAATTGAATATGTAAAAGCAATTAGAGACAAAAAGCATCTAACTACTTTTACCGGAAACTCTTATCTGTTTGTTCCAACTTCCGGAAATATTCCATCTTCTTGGAGTGGTAAACCAACAGCATACTTAGATACTTTATAATTCAAAAAAGGCTAGGATTTAATCCTAGCCTTTTTAATATAAGTTTTCAACAAATTTTATTTTTTCTCGAACTGCATCGGTATTAATAGAATTCCATAATCCGGGATGAAGAGGTTTTGGATGTTTATCTAATTCCACCCAGCAATATCCAGCATGTTCGCTATTCAATAAAGGTATAAATTCTTTCTCAACTACAAAGATATAAGAATAAAATTCAAATCCATTATCCTCGCTTGTATAAAGATCAAGTGGAATCATTTTTATAATTACCGGATTTCTCCCCAATTCCTCGTGTATTTCTCGGAATAATCCTTCCATTATCCCTTCAGTCGATTCTACTTTTCCAGAAACCATCCCCCATGTATTTCTAGTTTTGGTATTATTTCTCATTAAAAATAATACTCGTTTAGTATCCTTTGCAAAAAATAATGTGCCAACTGCTATCATAATGATATTATTTATCCAAAACTGGCCAGTCTATTAATGCCATTTTTAGGGTACAGGTAATTGAATAAGCTATTCCATGCGCGTGTTTGAATTGATAGCCCGTATGAGCGCTGTCGATGGCCCACACGCTCTCCGCAATAGATTTCCATGGCAACCCGCATAAATGCCTCTTCGCGGGCCGTATGATGGCTAGAAACATCGCCAATTCCTCAATAGACGTGATTTGTTCTGGCAATGCATGAATAGTATCAAAATAATTTCCAATATGCGGAAGTTGCTCTACAAAGCCTCTATCCATATTCAATCGATTCCAATTTGGAGGAATGGATAATAGTCTCTCCATCTCTTGATTAGAATGAATATCTTTATATACTGAATTGTTAAGAAAATCAATTTTAAAATATCCATATTTTTCGGAAGTTTTATAATCAAGGCTTGCTATATCAGAAAATGGATCGGTTGGAATAGGAGTAACATATATTCCAGACGGATGTTTTCTTCCATCCAACAATCTAGCAGGAGTATGATCAATTAATTTTAATATTTCATCTCTGTTTCCGAAATCTAAATCAATATCAAACATTATATTTTCATAACCCCGCACAAATCTTTGATTGTATTTTCTAATTCTGAAGACTTATCAAAAACTTCCCCCCATTGAGTAGGATTGATCCATGAAAAAATCTTTGATAAAGTATTTTCATCAAGAGACATAACCCAGTTCTTCCCACTTTCACATTGTAATATAATCCAACCAGTAATTGCTCCTCGTAAAATATCATTAATAACCGTTGGATTATATGGAGAAAAATACTCACTGGTGGATTTACCAGTTCGTTCACTCCAAGCAAAGATAGTTTGCACATTTCTATCCAAGGCATCTTCGACTTTTTCTCTTAATATATATGAATGAAGATATTTCTCATATATATTATCATTTGCCCAAGTATCAATGGGAATCTTTTCAGAAAGAAGCCATGATAAAAACATCATCGGATTTATGCATTTACTTTCTATCGCATATCTAGACCATCTTAAACATGCCAAATAATAATCGCTATGTCGAAATTCTTCTTCGCTAACATCACTTTTACCTTGAGTTATTTTTTTAATAGTAGCATAACAACTAAATCCCAATCTTCCATGCGGAGTGTTTCTTTGATCATATCTTCTTTTTTGTTCACAGAAATGAGTCAAGGTAAATCGCTCTCTTGTAAAAATCTTTTTACACCACGGACAACTATATTCTCCTCGAATAGTAATTATTTCTTTTTTACTAGCAGCTTTGATATATCTTGGTTTTGTAATCCGTACTGTTGCAGCCATTCTTTTAATTCCTCTCGCGTTTTATCTTGCAACAAAATTTTAATTTCTTCATTATTTAAATCTGGAAACCTTTCTTCAATGAAAGATACAATGGGTTCTTTCTTTTGCTTATTCGATCCATTCATCCAATAATGTTTTACAAATCCGATTTTTGGAGTCATCGCACAGCACATTAAATATTGCAGCTTCTTGTGTCTATATAAATCAAACATATTTTCATTTGCATAGATATTAGCTGCAATAATATAATATGACTGCAAATCAGAAGAACCAATTACGTTAGCCCCCCATTTCATTATAACATAAGGAGCCATTGCTTTTTGTTGATTTTCATCCAAGGAATCAAAAAAATCATAATTCTTGTTATCAATCTGTTTTAACTCATTGAAGATATTCAATGGATCATCTTTCTCTCGTATTGCCATATTATAGAGCATCCTTTAATGGGAAGCATTCCATTGACTTCGGCATATCTCTTGCAATATACACGCAAGGAGATTTGGGCTTGGTTGATAGAGGTACGCATAAAATCTGTCCAACTGCTAACCGAGGAACAAACCATTTTACGTTTGGTAAAATATCTTGAATATCTACTTGAAAAAATTGTACTCTAAAACTAGAGAGTGGGTTATTTTCAAAAGCGGTAAATCCTCTATTAGAAATGTTAGTAACTGGAATCAATTCCAGATCATTATAACTTGAGGTTCCGATCAAGATGCTATAATCTGCCGGAATAGTCAACGAATACTTAATTGGCTCTCTATAAGAATCATCGGTAAAAGTCAATTTTACCACAGGAGAATAAAAGTTATCAAGCATAATAAGTGGAGCAACATGATAATCTCTTACATCTTTATTCACGTCATATACCCAGAAATGAATATCACACTCATTCGGAATTAGGTTAAGATCAATTGATTCGTTCTTTTCATTTAATAAATGCATTTATAACTCCCATGTTACTTTTTCTATATGAATCGGAAATTGACTTTCTTTATACCATTTTTTACGAATGGCAAGATGCCGTTTAGAATACTTGCAAGTAGAGCAAATATCATATACTTGAGCATAATTCTTATCTGCCGCAATACGAAGCACTCTACCGATTGCTTGGGTTGTCTGAATGAAACTTTTACCAGACTCAACAAGAAATAAACTATTTAACCGGGGTATATCAAGGCCAACGGCTGCAATAGAAATTGTAGCAATAATCACTTTACTATTAGAAGTTTTAACTTCATCATATTGTTCTTTTCTATCTTTAGATTTGGTTGCCCCAGATACAAACACACTGTCTGGAATTAATTTTTCCAATTCTTTCCCGGTTTTCTTTCTCCCAACCAACACCAATACATTTCCTTCTTTTCCTTTTTCAGCAATCATGTTAGCAACATATGCTAATCTTTTGGAATCTGATATAAGATATTCATACTCGCTTTGATAAGTAGAATAAACTCTAGTATCAATTAATTGCTTCACATATACATCACACTTACTTAATATTCCCAAATCTTGAAGATCCGGAGTATATATTCTATGAAACTGGCTCCCCACCGCACACGTTAATTTGATAATTTCATGTTGCTCTTTTGGCAAAGTACCGCTCATTGCCCATCTAATTGAAATATGTGCCAATTCTTCTGTTAATAACTTAAATAATATTGGAGATTTTATTCCGTGGCACTCATCAATTATAACAGCAACAACTCCATCTACAAACTTCTGAAAAGTAACTGGCTCTTCTAATCCAATATCAATCGGAGAATTTTTTAATTTACCTAATGATTGCCATGTTGAAATAACGTGCTTCGTAAAGAATTCTTTTCTTTCTCCATAATATACCCCAACATCTAATCCAAGCATTTTATAATATACTTCTGTTTGGGTAATAAGATCCTTGTTAGGAACAATGATCAAACTTCGCCCATATTTTTCTGTATTCATGGAAAGTATTGCTGCAATTAAAGTTTTCCCGGAGGCGGTCGGCAACACTTCAATACCTTGCTGATTATCAAAAAATTGATTGACAGCCTCTACTTGGTGATCCCGAAGAATAACCGACTTACCATCTGGCCAATTAATGTTAGAAACAATATTTTTATCAATATGATCAAAGGTAAAATCTCTATTGTAAGTTCTTCTATCTTCTAACTCAATTTCATAATTTTTTTCAATAATATAATCGATGATATCTGGAAGTAAATTAATATAAGTCTTTCCTCCCATCGAGAAGAAATTTTCGCAGCCCGACCACCTGCCCATTCTGACTGAAGGAATATATCTATTGGCTGGATTAAATACCTCATTTCTTTTTACTAGCTCTCTTCGTATTTCTGGAGCAAGTCCCTCAAACTTACAATTAACTTCGTCGTATATAATTAGTTTTGTTTTTTGCATACTTCAATGATATCAAGTAAAAAATGAAATTTCAAATGTTAGATTTCTTTGTTTGGATACTTTTTAAATATATCAGTATCGGTTAACGCCTCTTCTTCTGTAAAATCAACTTGATAGAACTTACAGTTGGGATATTGGCTTATATAATCATATGCTGACTTAGCGCTCTTTGCATCATCATAATAATACATAAGTTCAGACATATCTTCTTCACTTAAAATATTTCCATGAGTTAAAAGAGTGTGGAAATGTTTTGCTAACTCGTGAGTATCTTGCAATCCATAATATTCAACTTCAATTAAATCATTATCACAATCTTTCCAAACAGTTTCTTGAATGCTTTTAACTGATGGTATCTTTTCAAATGGAAAAATAAAACTGCTAGAAGAACTATTACTTACAAAACCGCTTCTAATTTTCATCTATAATCCTCATATTCCTCATATTCTGTGATATGAGGAATGTTTTCAAAATTACTCGTTGGAGACATTGACATAATATCAATTACCATAAAAATACTATCTTCATTATCATGAATGAAAGTATATGCCTTTTTAATAATAGCCGCCTCTTGATTGTTTTCAGTTGCATAGAATATCATCCAATCAATAATATCTTCTTCTTTGTATTGAGACATTCCCGTAACTAATGTATTATATAATTGAAAAGCAGTTCGGGAAGTAATATCAATTATTTCTCCGGCATAGGCAATCTCAACTTCTCCTATCCACTTTTCGCATTCAATTGTATCTCTTGGAATATGATCAATGGCAATTAAATAAGAGCAACCCATATTCATCTCATTCGAATATTTCATGACTCTCCTAGTGATTGTTAAGTTTTATATTAGGAAATTCATCAAAATACTCTCCAGATTCCAAAGCAGAATATCCTTCCCCATGATCATCAACAGAAATAATCACATATTTATCTTTTCCTTTACCAAGATTATATACTTGGCCAGTAATCGTACTTATGAATTTCCCTTTATCACCGCGCCAATATTGATACATAGCTTCTTCAACTGCATTTTCTTCGGAAATTAAATGAGATGGATCATGCAATTCATTATATAATTGCTCAATGGCAACATCAGTTACATCATTATAATTCCAATCGGACACATTCCCGATTTTTTCTCGTAGTTCTTCTATGCTCGGAAGTTCTTTAAATGCAAAAATAAAACTGCTAGAAGAACTATTACTCACAAATCCATTTCTAATTTTCATCTCGCCTCCAGAATTCATAGCTTCCATCCGCACACAAACATGGATATTCCAGTAAAATAGAAAGAGAATTATCGTCTATCTCATCAATATCAATCTCCCAAAACTTACAATAATCATTATGCATCTTCATGAAATTATATGCTTGCTTACAACTCTGAGGAGATACTAAAAAGTTACGAATAATATACTCTTCGTCAGTTGAGATGATACTTCCCTTAACTGTGCTTCGCTTATCGAAAATATCATTTACATTTATAATATTCTTGTCAATAGCAACAACAAAATATCCTAGATCATATTGCATATTATCCTTCTCTCAATATATCGCGAACCGTCATCAAAGAAATTCCCAGCAAATTCATTCCTTTCCAGTTATTAATATCTAGAACTCGATCATCATCCCATTTCAAACCAATTCCCCAAATTTTATCAAACGGACTGGCTTCACAAATAATTTTGCTACCAGTTGCCAACAGCAACTCTCGAAGGTCTTCCTGCTGTGTAAATTTCAATAAATTACCATGCACAACAATCGGAACTCGGTGCATCGACCAAACAAGTTCAGAATAATTTTTAACTTCTCTGCCAAGATGCTTAATAGCCTTGGGATTGGTTTCATTTAAAATAGTTTGCATAGCTCCTTCATCATGAAATAACTTAGCTTTTTGGTACATCATATACTGCTCACAGCAATTATAAGTAATACCATCACTATCTATCATTTCTCGCTGAGTCCATTGCCCAAAACGATGCTGCCAGAAAAAATAATATTTGTCAGTTTCTCTCATCATTTCTCCATTTGCCATTGCAAGTATTCTTCTTCGCTCATTTTCTCTAGTTGCGAAAACTTTGCAGTATTCTTGTTTGGAAATTCTTTGCCAGTAGTACGCGCAAGAATCTCATAGCTAACTGCAATCCTTTTCACAATTCCAACTTCTTGATTTCCAGAAGTCTTATATGTAACCAAAATCATGTCTCCTTCTTTCAACCCAATATCCATATTATTGCTCCATTATATATTGTAAATATTCTTCTTCCGTTATTCCGATCACTGCTGGTACTTTAAATACCGCATTATTAGAAGTTTTTAATCCCGTGAAATAATTAAACGCGCCGCAGCACACCCATACTACTGGCGGATCGTTTTCAAAAGAAGTAATATGATATTGGAATGCCAATAAAAAGATTTATTTGATCTTTTTATTGGCATTCCAATATGTAATTCATTTCCTTCATTGTCTAGAACTCGCATAAGTTATTTCTCCATTTCATATTGCAAATGCTCTTCTTCTGTCATCGGCCAGATATTCCATTTTTCTTCACATATACCATTCCACCGATCATTATCAATATAATACGCTATTGATTCTATTCCATTCACTTTAAACGAATGAATATTACTAAGAGTATCAGAAGAATACTTATATTCAATATACATAATAATACCGTGATAGACTTTGTTACTGTTTCTTCCCTTTCGTTGATAAAAGATCCGCTGACCAAGCTCGTATTTCATTTTAAACTCCATCAATATTAACTAATGATAAATTATTTTTCTCGTTACATGGGGTAATATCATATACAATACAAGACCTACAACTATTTGAATTTGCGCATTCGCAGTTCGAACTACTACCTAATAGTTTATTTCTCCAAGCAACCACCTTTGGATTATACCAGATATCATCATGAAAATTATTAACTTCGGAGATTTTAATTCCGTGAGTCCAATCACCACTAGAAGTTGTTCCTTGGGTAAATGAGCAAGGAAAAAATTCAGCATCATTTCCTTCATTTGCAACTGAAAAATATCCAGAAAAGAGAGTTGATTCACAATTCTCTACATAAGTATGATATTTTTCATCCGTACTTTTGAGAACAGATGGAGCGCTGCACGAGTCAAACCCAAAACCAATTTTCTTTTCTCGTGCATAATCCATTAACTTCTTATACATTCCCAAATCTCGTAACGGAGTAAGAGTATTGCGCTTTCCTTTTGGTTTAACTGCTAGAAATACAATTGCATTCAACTTAGTAAGGCGTGGATCATTCTCGGCACTATCAACTAAATCAAAACAACTTTGAATTGTCTGCTCCGACAAAATTTTATGAATATTTGTTTGTTTAAGACCGGCATCTGTCAACTTCTTCACGGCATCAAAACAAATATCATTCGAATAATGACTAATCGCACAGGCACCTACCAAGCTAGCAAGATTCTTAACATTATCGTCAGTCATATTCGCGCCATTCACCGTTAAATTCGGAACAATACCATACGAACGAGTAAGCTTCAAAGCATCCCACAATTCTGGATAGATATCGCCAATTCCATATGCAATTTGATGAGTAGTTCTCGGAAGCTTTGATAAAATCTTATTGAGTGTGGAAAGAGTCATTGTATATCCGTGTTCATTATTACTCTTATAGCAAAATGAACACGGAACACCAGCAGGGCCATGGCAAATAGTAGATAATTCTACATCTAGCAAACTAGGACCAAATTCATTCATTACCGGATTATCGTCCTTGGTTTTTCCCCAAGTAATACATAAGCCATTGCTATCATCGAAAATCTCATTAAAATTTTCTGATTTAATTCTAGAAATAGTCATTATATCCCTTTCTTAATTGGAAATTACTTCAGGCAGAATACCAATTTTAAGTTCCTTCAATCCGCGAGAAGTAATAATGTTCTCAATGGCATTGGTTGCTCTATCTTTAAATTCTTTTCCAGTCTCATCATCGCGAAGATCATAATAGGATGCTCCAATATAAACATCTCCGCAGTCATAATCGACAGCAACATCTACTTTATACTTGCCGCAGAATTCATCTGTAGTAAGCCAGTCCATAAAATCATACCAATACCGCGTCCTGCGACGCGATAGCTCTGCAGAATTATAATATTCGTCAATGATTTCTTGTTTAAGATATTCTTCTTCGTAGGTAAGATGAATTCCATATAGCATGAATGAACTGCTTGATGGCGACGAAGACCGTGCCCATGCTTTTGAAGCAAAGCCGCATCTAATTTTCATGTTAATTTTTCTCCAATTCATCAAAAAACTTTTGATTGTCTTCATAGAAGTGCTCTTTAATCGCGTCGTAGCCCACTTCAAAGGTGTTTACTTTATGCTTAGGATGATTCTCTACCCAATTCGTAATAGAATTGCATACGGATAGATGCCACCATTCTTCCACACCAATATAATTTAGAACATCGCAAATACGCATAAATACATTCCAAGTAGTCCATTCAATAAATGCTAGCCACCATGGCTGCTCAACCAACTGAATGCTGGAACGCTCTTTATATTCTGCCAGACTATTCACTGCATAATTCCACGTTTTCATTTTTCCTCCAATTTTAAAACAAACTTCTCAATATTAGAATTGTACCAACCGCTCGAATTTATAGAATTAAATTCAACGACTTTAATTTCCCCGGTATTTAACAGACAAATATCCATCACAATATCTTCGTTCGGTAACCATTTTTCTGCCATCATACGAGACTTTTTCCAAATATATTCTGGAATCGGCTCACGTATTCTTAAAACGCCATCGTGCTTATATTGACTACCAACTATTACTTCTCCAGATAAAATGAAAAATCTCCATTCTTGAACAATTCTATCACAACATGGGCTAATTACCAACTTTTCATTCGGATCAATATAATATTCTTTTTCAAACCATTCCTTATCTTCGACTTCCAATACCATCCCAGTTAATTTCTTCGGCTCAATACTTTTAATAAATGACACTTTAGAAATCCAATTATTATGTAAATCTTCTCCCATTATCAATTTAGTATCTTCATTGAGAAAATCATCCCGCTTACCAACCCAACCCAAAGGATCAAACCATTCTGGTTTGTATGATACCGTTAATCCATACTTTTCTCCCAATTCGCCAATCTTGGTTGACCCATATGCAAAATGTTTCTCTGGAATAGTTCCAATTCCAGTTAAAGTATCATCCTCTGAACAATAACCAATATATTCTTGCTCCAATCCCAATCTATTCAATACCTCAATCAATGGCAATACATTTCTCTCTAGTGAAGAAAAAGTTTGACCACTGTTTTGTATGAAATATTTCATCTAATGTTCTCCAACGGAAGTATGGCAACTTACCAATTTCTACAAATAAATCTCGAAACATACCTCATTTTGCTGGGGTTTAGGAGAGGTTTTTCAACTTTTTAACGAAAAGCATCCACCCCACCACCGAGTATTATATGAGTTTCCCTCGCTTGTAATCAATAATAAATACAACTGCCGGAAAGAATAGCAGATACATCGCCACCCAGAGAAAGAACCTAACCAAAATTGTAAAACCTCCCGACACCAGACACGATCCAAGTCCAAATAATTGAACAAGAATTCCGCACCATGCTCGGCCCGTATAATAATTTTTGTAAATCCCGCAAAATCCATCAAAAATAAATTTCATATTATCTCCATTCATATTCTAGATTATTTGGTACATTCGGAAATAGTGGCCCATAATATTCTGGCATTTTCCGAATTAAATTTGATTGATGCGCCCTATGAAAAGATTCTCTTCCATACCATGCTGGAATCTTTTCAGAACTTGGAGTTATTCTATCACGAATTGCAGAAAAATTCCACTCAGATTCTACACCATTATATCCGCGATTCTTCCATTCAATATTACATTCTTCCATATAAGAAAGCAACCCACTCTCCCATCCCTTCCACATCAACGCTGCGGGATGATTTTTCCATCCTTTCGCTTCGTGCTCAATTAACGATGCAATACCATTATTTCTGATTTTCTTCAATCCAAGGTTTACACAAAGCAATTGAAAACATTCAACTCTCTGCTTTCCTAATCTAGCTCGATCCAATATTCGAGCACTCTTTACAAAATCTGAATACGGCAAGAACGTTTGCATATATCCATATTCTCATGATTGAATAATAATGTCAAGAAAATAATATTTTGGACGAGTATTATATAAAAAGATTATGGGTGGTTATATTAAAAGCACTATATGTTGTGTAGTAAATTATCATAGACAACTAGGTGCGACATGTTTTTCGTATAGATCTTTACGGGTTTCCTGTCACGCTTCTAATGAGTTATTTTTCTATATATTTTTGTAAAATAGATAATATATCCATCTTATAATCATATGTTCGTAAAATATTCATTAATTCGGATGTTTTGTTTTTTAATAATATATTGTTCAATGAATAGGAATCCAAAATCTCTCTTCGAATGTTTATTAATTTAGTATTATGTATTCGCAGTCTACTTTGTAATTTTATAAAGAGTGCTCGTTTATCCGAATCAGATAAATTACTCCTCAAATAATGTTTGATGTCTAAAATAGGAATATCAATAGAATATTTTGCATCAAGAATTGTTTTGGCATTCTTCACCATAGAAATTGCATTACCAAGATCGGTAGTGGATAAATAAATTCTATCAAACATTGGATATTTTAAAGTATCTAATTTATAAGATACGCAATCCTCCGGGAGGAGTTTATATATTAATTCTACCCCTAGCATCATACCAAATAATATTTCTGACATATCTTTGCTGGAGAATTTATCAATCATATTTTCATTTCGAAAAGCTTTGGATTCTGTTAGATATTCAAACATTAGTCATCATCCTCCGAAGAAGTATCGCTAGTGGATGGGGGGTTTCCACTTGTCCCATAGCTACTTGAAACAGTTGGCACTGATACAATTGAACTGGTAGTATCACTTGTATCTAAACTTGATAAATCTTCTTCAGACGAAGTTGCAGATGATAATACACTGCTATTCGAAGAAGAACTATAATTGTTACTTGTACTAGTTGTTGATAAATTATTACTTGTGCTGGAAACATTTCCGTAATATCCGGAACTTACACTATCAGCATATGATGCTGTTATTAACGTGGTTGCCAATGAATTTGGACTCGTGGTTGTATCATAATAATTATCACTTTTAATAGCTTCCCATTCAGCAATTTCAGAACTTGGCAAATATCCAGTATTATATGCAATCGTTTCATATTGAATTGACATTTTAATACTAGTGAAATCTGCATTGGACATATCCAAGGTGTCTGGATCAAATGATGATATAACTGGATTAATTAAACAATGCTCTGTAAATTGCGCACCATTGCTATCATTCGCTCTTGATATATGAAATATTCTAATACTTTTGAAAAATGGAGATGTCCTGTTTGCAATATTAACATCTAATCCATAACCATAACCATCTTCTTGCGGAGCCGTCGTATAAACACTGGCATTAGCTCCATATATCGGATTTAACGTATCTTGAATGGTGACTTCTGAAGTCTTCGACGCAGTTACATAATTGGTTTCTTCAATCATATAATCATAATAAGAATACCACAATGATAATATAGCATTTCTATTATCATCCCAAAAAGTAATATCTACTGGCTTATATGTCAGCTTAGTCGTAACATGATCCCATCTATTATAATTATTTCTCTTTTCAATCGTAAGATCAACCGCTGGCAATTTTACAGTCTTTACTAATACTCCTAATATTCCAACATCTAATGATATATAACTCTTATATTTTTTTAATGCTACCGTACTTAATTCAAATGCAACCAAAAACCAATTTTTATTTTTTGGCAAAAATGATGCATTATCTGATTCAAAGATATTACTCGCATGCGTATATGATCGTAAAATAGTTGTTGCCATAATACTATTTATGTACATTTGAATGTTCATTTAATATGTGATAAGGTTATGATTATGAAAAACTTATTAAAAGAATATTGGCTATCTCAAAAATGGGGAAAATTAAAGTTAGATCCAAACCAAGAATTACCGAATGAATGGAGCAAGGGATGTAATAATAAATTTAAATTTATATGCGACTGTGGAAAAACAGCAGTAATTAAATTTGAGAATGTTACCAAAATAAAATATAATACAAAGACCTGCGGGCATTGTAATGATAAACCAAAAGAATATTGGTTGAATTATGATTTTGGTGAAATTAAATTAAAAAAGGATCAGCCATTACCAGATGCTTGGCCGAATGGCTGCAATAAAAAATTTCTATTTACTTGTCCGTGTGGAAGAAATTTTACTCCTGTGTTTGATAATGTTATGCATGCGGGAATATCTTCGTGCAGACATTGTACGGAAATTTCCAAGGAATATTGGTTATCTCAAAAATGGGGAAAATTGATTCTTGATAAAAATCAGAAGTTACCCGATGAATGGTCACAGGCTTGCCATAATAAATATAAATTTATATGTGACTGCGGTAATTTAACAACACTTCCCTTTTGTAAAGTAACAATAAAACCTACTCCGCAATCAAAACCAACCAAGTCATGCCATCATTGCAATGATGAATCTAAGGAATATTGGTTATCACAGAAATGGGGAAAGCTAACATTAGATCCAAACCAAGAATTACCAGATATCTGGAGTTTTTGGTGCAAAGAAAAATATAAATTCATTTGCGATTGTGGAAATATATCTACTCCAGCATTCGGTGATGTAACTTGTGGAAAATCAAAATCATGCGGATGTACTCAATCAGGAAGAACTTTAGAATCTCCTGCTGGGGAAATATTCAATTTTATTAAGAAATTTACACCAGATGCTATATTCGGTTATAGAATTAATCCGCCGTCACTAAAAGAATATGATATTTACATTCCAAGCCATAAGTTAGCTATAGAATTTCACGGATTGGTTTGGCATTCTGAAAAATACAATAATGATACTCCACTAAGAGATCATGAAAAATACCTATTGGCTAAAATCAAAGATGATAGATTAATTCAAATTTACGGAGATGAATGGGAAAATAAACAAGAGATCGTAAAATCTTATTTGAAAGAAATACTAGCTCCATGCGAGAAAACTATAATAACTCCTAGTTATAAAGTAATCAAAGGAAAAACTCCCAAAGACGTTAAAAATTATATAAATTGCAACAATATTGTTGGTTGTACATCTGGAAGTATTAATATTATAGCAAAATATAATAATGAAATAGTAGGTGCTTGGATTTTTCAAAAGACGGGAAAGACTGCTATGTTAGTAAGTATTGCTAAAAATAATTCATTTGGATTTGATGCTATTTCATTTATTAAAAATTCATTATTAAAACTTGGATATAACAAAATAACTTCCTTTGCCGATAATAGGCTGGAAATTGGTGAGTTATATGAACAATTCGGATTTACGTTTGAAAAAGAAATTAAACCAGATTTTTCTTATACAAAAAATCACACGCGATGTTTGAAAAGTGAATATAATAAAAATAAAAAGAAAGGATATTATAAAATCTGGGATAGTGGTAAAAATAGATACTCATTGAAATTAACTTGATTTCTTGAAATTTTTATATTTTCGATAAATATCATCAAGGAGTTATATTAATATGTCTTCAGTTACCTCAGTTTCCTCGTTGTCTGCGTATTCGGTCCCCTTAACGGATTTAGGATATTCAACGAGTGCATCGGGTCTTATTTTCCCACGATTAAAATATCGATTCAGGGTATTATTTACTGGATTTGGTACATCTACCAGTTCCATCGCATTAACAAAGCAGATAATGGATTGCACCAAGCCAACTGCACAATTCGATCAAAAGACCATTGATGTTTATAACTCAGTTATTAAATATCCGGGTAAACCAACTTGGTCTGATGTTACAATTACTATTAGAGATTCTATGGATGGTGCAGTTCAAGAATTGGTTGGTGAGCAAATGCAGCAACAATTTGATTTTGCTAACCAAGCTAGTGCAACCGCGCCGGGAGCATTCAAATTCGTAACTGAAATTGAAGAATTAGACGGTGGTAATACCGCTGGTACTGGCGAAGATCCAACGGTATTAACTACTTTTACTCTCGGCGGATGTTGGATTAAATCCGCCGCCTATGACTCGCTTGATTATAAAAATTCAGGTGATCCAGTTACAATTAAATTGACAGTTTGCTACGATAATGCTTTGCAAGATACGGGTATTGGTGATACTATTACTCGGGCATCTAGTACTTCTTCAATCTAATTAATCATAAACTCTAATTGGTGCAAAGTCAACCTTGACTTTGCACCAATTCTATGTTAAAATGAATATAGGAAGATATGAAAAATAAAACAACAGCAGAATTTATAGGTCAAGCAATAGAAAGGCATGGAACTACTTATAATTATTCATTAGTTAACTACATTGATGCAAAAACAAAAGTACAAATTATATGTCCTATACATGAAATGTTTAAACAAATTCCCGCAAGTCATTTGAGAGGTAGAGGATGTCTGAAATGTGGCGGAAAATATTCATATACCACTTCGGAATTTATTGAACTTGCTAATATTAAACATAAAAATAAATATGACTATTCAAAAACAAAATATCAAACAACCGAGTATACAATTATAATTATTTGTCCTATTCATGGAGATTTCATTCAACGCCCAATAATTGTGCCATTATTGGTTTACCATATTTAATTAGCATCTCTGAAAATTTTATAGGATCATTTAAAACTTCATAGCTTTCATCACTTATGTGAACTTGGCTTTCGTGCTCTTTCCCACATTTCTTCAACATTGTTTCTTTTCTGGTAGCAACTTGCTTAGCACATATTTCTGGAACAGATGACATCGAAGTAGTGTGGTATCGATCCATTTTTGTTTTATTGGATTTATCTTGTACTTCCTTTGATGTAATTGCCCAAGGAGTATTATATCTTTCAATATTTGTATTTTTGAATTTTTCCATTAATTCTTTTGATTGCAACGGGGATTCTACATGATAATGCTCCCATAATGTTTTCTTTTGTGCTTCTCGAAATTCTGGAACTTGTGCAGTACTTTTAACATGATATCTTTCCATATTAGTTTTTATAGTTTTTTCTTTCACTTGTTCTGATTGTGTGGCAAATTTTGTTCCATATTTCGTTAAGTTGGTTTTTGCTGCTTTATCTCGAAGTTCCTTGCATTGCATTGGATACTCCACACCATAATGATTTTTAATAGAAGCTTTTTGTTTATCTTTTACTTCTTGCAATAACATTGGACTAGAAACATTATATTTTCTTAGGCAGGTATTTCGAGCGATTTTTGCTTTTATAGGGCAATGCACATCGCAGGTTAATCTATTGAATTTTCCTTCATATTTTCGTGGTTTTCCGCATTCACAATAAATAGATTCTTCTGGATGCAAAATAAGATAACACTTTGTATGAAGTCTTATTGCGAAACTATATGGTAAATTATCTATTTTTGGATCTGACTTGTTATTAATCCATTCAAGTAGGTCATCATTGGCTTTAATTTCTCTCACGAAATATGATAGGTTAATTTGTTCAAGAATATTAAAATACTCAATATCTGATAACATAAAATTTCTCCTTTATCTTTTGCGGAGAAATTAACATATAAATAATCATGCTGGTGTTCTTCCCAAAAGAAACATAACATTAGATGGAGTGGAGACGGCAATCTCGCGACTTCAAATATATTTAGTTCAAAAGAAAACACCGAGAATATTCTCGGTGTTTTCTTTGAGTGTGATTTAACTATTATGAAGTTGAAATAGTTGAATCTAAATTGAGGTTAATATAAACGAATTCTGCACTTTTTAGCGGGACTACTCCCACGTCTGCGATTAGCTCATTTGCATCGATTGTAGCAGTTAAATTATTATCGGCATCGCATTCCACAACGTAATCCGAGATTGCACGATCAGTTACGAGAGTGGCTAAGAATTCGGTAATTTGATAAGCGAGATTTTTTCTAGTAGTGGCATCATTTTGTTCAAACAGATAAGCGGCACCAATACTATCCAATTTCTTTTTCATATAAATCACCAATCTAGCAACATTGATACGATCCAATGCAGTTGATTGACCATATAGAGTTTTTTGACCATTGATTTCAATTCCATATGTTTTTGAATTAACAACGGAATTAACATTCAATGGATAAAGAACATCTTGTAGGCTCTTAGAGATGCTATTAGTTATGTAGTCTCCGGTTTGGGCATCAATATAGCCAACTGAAGAAACTGAAGTAACCAAGCCTCTAGAAGGACCTGCTGGAGCAAACCAAACATAGCTTGAAGCATCGCTACTAATGATAGTAGGTAATGCCATATGAGAAGCAGGAACAATAATATCATTACCTGATAGATCAGTTGTTAGACCGGCAGGATAATATATTCCAGCATAGGCACTATTTGTAACTAGGCCATTAATACCATCGGTAGTTGCATCATTTGTATTTCCTGCCCAGTCTGCAAGAGTTTGAGTATCAGGAGCTAGAGTCATCGGAGTATCTGTAACAATAAAAGCTGAATAACTACGATCTTCATTGATAGTTACCATGGTAGATAAAACTTCTGGATACCCGGGGCAACACATCAAATTAAAATCATAATATTCGTCTTGCAATTCTTCCGAATCTTCTAATGCAGCAATCATTGCTTTAACAACTAATCTACGTTGAGCAGCACTTCCGAGATATGCAATACCACTTTCATCATTTCCACTATCAGATACCCATGTATTGGTATAATCTCCATCACTAATAGCATTATCAGTAAATTTCTTTACATTCATGCCACTTCTACGGGTATTGAATAGGAGAGTCCCGCGAGGATAGGATGCATAACTTGGTGCATCTGAATCTAGAACAATTGGAGAAGCAACTAGCATTTCTGAAATTGCTGGAAGAGTACTTGCACCGGGATCAACATTTCCATAAGCAGACCAACGAGCATCTGCAAAAACAATACCGGAAGTTGAAGTATGATCGCTATTGGTAATCTGCGACCATGCACTGCCATCATAGCGATAAATGCTAGGAAGAGAGGCTAGATCGGAAGTATTCATCCATAGATCACCGGCAACCAATGCATTACCATTGGATTGTGTAGTAGGAGTAGAAGCACTTGCAATTGGACCTGCAATATCGGTTGCAGTTAGATCAAAACCTCTAGCATCTGACGATACTGTACGGTAAGATGCCCATGCTGTACCAGTATTAATTAAAATATCTGCAACTGTTTCATCATCATAATACCAAATAGATCCATCAGTTGGTTCAGAGGTTGGAGTAGTATTTCCTTGAACATATGTTGGAGCAACCCAATTTGAAACTTTATGATAGATAGATGTTAAATCCATGCCACAAGCAGCTAATGGAGTATTTGTTCCATCATATAGATAAAAAGTGCTACCATATGTATTTTCAATATAAGTATAACCGGAAGAAGTAATACCAGCAGTTAATCCAGATATTCCAAGTGTATTGATTGCAGTTACTAAGTTTGCAACAGAGGGTCCTTGGAAAGATACTACTGAATTTCCAAGAAAATCTGAATATCCGGGAGCATATGCATTAATAGTTAATGTATTAGTTCCGTTAGCAAGAGTTGGATTTGCAATAGTACCTGTAATACTGGCATTACCGGCATCATCCCATTCATACAAAATAGAAGAGCATACATTTGCATAAGTTCCGGTTTCTAAATAAAATGCTCCGTTAGAAATATTTGCGCCACCATTATCTGGGTCGAGTGCATAAATTGCAGCAGCATCATTTTTAGCAACGGTGACTGTATCTAAAGTCCATACATTTGAAGTAGAATTAAATGTTTCAATTACAATATTTGCGCCATCATTTTTATTACTTAAATTATACCAGACTGAGCCAGTTGGTGCAGGGTATGCATCGGTAGTTAGCCATTCTGGCACATTTGTAAATGTGCTAGCAGTATAAGCAGGAGCATAATAGGTGGCTGCGGGAATGCCAATTGCTGCGTTTGTAGTGGCTCCAAGAACGATTGCGCTATTGGCAGCTAATGCATTAGCAGTTAATGATAATCTAGAACCATTAGCATATGCTCCAACACCAGCAATTGCAGCAGCATTAATGTCAGATACAATAGTTGATAAATTGGCATTTGTTAAAGTAACATTTGATCCATTAATGGTAACAATACCAGAAATAGATGAAGTTGTATTGACTGTAACATTTCCTGTTGCAGTAGGAAGAGAAGATTGCCAACTATCACTTCCAACTAGATTCCATACTCCAGCATAGCCCATATACCAAACTAAGTCACTTGAATTAACTGTGACAATAGCATAATCGCCGGTTTTTCCAATAGTAGCAGATGGTTTATAATAGCTACCATAGGTTGCGCTGGTATCTCCATCAGTTTCATCAGATGAATCAATAATCCATAATTTTGCATTGCCAGAAGTGTTAGTTGATTTAATTGTAGAAAAATCTTGTGAAGCGGCGCTCCATTGTAGCAATCCCCAAGATGATTTTGAGGTATTCAACCAAATAGTTCCATTTGCTGCATCTTGCGTTGGGGGAGTGGTCGAACCAGATAATGAATCAAGATCAATATTGGCTCTCATAATATATGCTTGGTCACTTAATCCCAAACAGGTATAAGCCGTCATTAGACCATATTCATTTTGTTCAGAACCATTAACTGGAGTTCCATCTGAAGTTAAGAAATTTGGCTGACCAAAATATGATACCAATTCTCTCTGACTAGTTATTTCAAATAATGATCCAGCATTAGCACTGGTGGTATATGCTGCTGTTACATTACTTGTATTAAGTTTATCTTCTGTTGTTGCAATTAAAATAAATGGTACTGTTCCAGTTCCAGAACTCGTGTAAGCGCTATTATCTGCGACGGTTACTTCTACACTCGGACTAAGTAAAGTTGTTGACATAGATTATATCTCCTATAGAATATTTCGCTATAGGTATTTAATCTAATACCCTAAATATGGGGTAGATAAGGAGAACCATGGGGCACAAGAAGACGCAAGAAAAATTTATAACAGAAGCAATCATTATTCATGGAAATAAGTATGATTATAGTTTATTAAAATATGTCGGAAATAAAAATAAAATAAAAATTATATGTCCTATTCATGGAATGTTTGAGCAAATACCAACTAATCATTTAAAAGGATGTGGATGTTATCAGTGCGGTATGATTTCTATGCGGAAATTACAGCAGAAATCATTGTATGATTTCTTAATAGAGGCGCAAGCGATTCATGGAAATAAATATGATTATTCTCAAGTTGAATATGTTAATATGAATTCGCCGGTAATTATAATTTGCAATACTTGTGGATATGTTTTGCATCAAACCCCATCTAATCATATTAGTGCTGGAAAAGGCTGTATAAAATGTGTGGGAAATTATAAATCAACTCGGGAAGAATTTATTTTAAAAGCAAAATGCATTCATGAAAATAAGTATGATTATTCCAATGTTATATATAAAAATAATCATACTCCCGTGGAGTTATATTGCAATAGGTGCCATAAGACTTTTTCTCAAAATCCAGCAGATCATATTAATCAAAAAAGTGGGTGTCCATATTGTGCCGGGAAAAATAAAACATTTAAAGAAGTTATGTATTGTGCCAAAGAAATACATGGTGATAAGTATGAATATGATGAATCAACTTTTATTAATATGACCACGAAGATGAAAATATTTTGTAAAAACTGCCAAAAATGGTTTTTGCAGTCGCCGTCAATTCATATTACGAGAAAACATGGATGTGCCATTTGCAAAGTTAATTCAAAGGGAGAGGAGGCGGTAAGAAATATTTTATCTTCGTACAAAATTGCTTTCTCCGAACAGCAAACCATCGAAGGTTGCAGATACAAATTACCATTGCATTTTGATTTTCTTATTATGAATAATGAAAAAGTAATTGGTGCTATAGAATATAATGGAAGGCAGCACTATATTCCATCGTTTGGAAAAAATAAAACAGAATGTGAGGAGCAATTTAAATTAACAAAGAATAGAGATAATTCCAAGTATACATTCTGTGAAGATAAGCATATTCCATTATTAATATTAAAATATACCAATAAAAATATTTGTTTTGATATAGCTAGATTTTTGCATAATATTATAAAGTTTTCATGAATTCATCAATGGTGTTAATAAATTCATCTTTGTTTCCATTATTATAAAGTTCTTTATCAAAGTGTTGAGTAATCCAAGCCCATTCTGAGTAATGGATATTTGGATATTTTCTTTGCATAGGACTTTCCCAACCAGTTTCATAACCCCGTTCTTCTATCCAAGATAATTCATTGAATGCGGTATTATACCATTCTGGATTATTCCCTCTGGTTATTTTTACAATGGTAGCACCAATAGAATGTAATGTTTTGAATTCATTTGGGAAGCGGCAATCATCAATTACAATATTATCATTAGACATTGATTGTAATTTTCGTTCCAAGGAAGCAATCCAAATGTCTTGATGAAATCCATTTCTCCATAAATCAGTTCCACCAATTTGTAAAACTAATCTAGGAGTTAGATTGGGAATATCTAATCGCTTGGACCACCATGGATCAATTTGTTCTCTCCATTCTCTACTTTCTGAAGTAGTTCCCTTTAAAAGTTCGTAATCCCATCCAAAAATTTCAGAAATACTTTTCTTTAATGACTCGGCAAATGATATATGTTTAAATTTATAAGTACTTTGTAAATAATCCGAAAAAAATCCCTTGCCTGATCCAATAAAACCTGATACTGCAATTATACTCATTTATATTTTCTCCATTGATAGTATATCATTTATTTAAGTATTTGTCAATTAACCGAGAATGAATCCCAATGGGGTTTCGCCAAAGTGATATAAAGTAATTTGTTCTAATAATGTTTTTTTAAGTTCAGCAGCTTGAGTTTTTAGAGCAGCACCATTTAAAGTAGTTCCGCCAGTTGGACTAATAACAGATGAATATTTTTCTCTTGCTTGCCCAATAGATTCTAGAATAAGAGCATGGGTATATTCTTTTATAAATGATAATGTTTTTGGATTAGTTAATAATTGATCTTCTCCGCGATATGCATAGCATTGCAAGGCAGCAATTTCAATATTTCCTGCTGGCTTTCTAAAAATAGTAAGCTTATGAGTTTCAGCATTGAAATTAAAATCTAATTGCCCGCCAAACATTCTATCTACTTGAAATTGATAATCCTTAAACAATTCATAAGATGTCAATGAACCCGTTCTTCCTGCATTAAGTAACATAGTAGAAATTGTTGCCTGAGAAAATGGTTCAATCATACTACCCGTATTAAAATCACCCACCGCTCTTCTATAGATTTTTGCTACAACATTTATATTTGCTGGCAGAGTATAAATTTGTTCATCTTCGTGCAATTGTAAAAATGCAAACCCTTCTTCAACTGCGGCACTTGATCTTTGACGAAATACTTCAATAGATCGATCCAACATAGTTTCATAATGAATAGGATCTGCTTCTACATCTACCATCCCCTCACCCAAAATTAATTTGCAATAATCAAAAACTTTCTGACGAAGAGATTTTAAATCTGCACTCATAATATAAACTCCTCTCGTATTTATGATATTTTGGACGAGTATCATTTTAAGCTATGGGCTGGTTATATTAAAAGCACTATATGTTGTGTAGTAAATTATCATAGACAACTAGGTGCGACATGTTTTTCGTATAGATCTTTACGGGTTTCCTGTCACTCTTCTGATTTCGATAAATACGATAGGAGTTTATTATGAAAAAATTTATTATTGGGTTATTATTATGCGTTGGGGTATCGTTTAGTTATGCGCAAGATATTAATGCTAATACACAAGTACTTGGCCCGTTATATTCGTACAATGAATTTTTGCCGGGAGTTGCATCATATAATAGTACTGGTATGACTGTCAATGGATATCTTGGAGTAGGTACAACTTCGCCAGCATATAATGTTGATATTGTTGGCCAAGTAAAAACTCGTCTCGCATCTGGTGATGGGACTGGAATTTTTCTTGGATATGTAGGAACAAATCAACCGCAACTTCAATTTGATGCTAGTGATTCTTCTGCAAGATTCAAAATGCAGATAAACGGAATTAATACTACATTGGAGAGATTGGGAATTTATGCTGGGCCGGTTAATACAACTGCAACAACCGAGTTAATATCAATTTTGGGTTCTGGCTATGTCGGTATTGCAAATACGGCTCCAATTTATCCATTAGATGTTACAGGAATTATAAGAAGTACCGGATTGTTGGGAAGTTATGCCGCATTAAGCGGGAATGTAACTTCTGGTGGTAAATTTTTAGCAGCAGAAGGAACCGCTACAGCAGGAGGATATTCTTTTACGGTAGATGGATCACAAGATACCGGAATGTTTTCTTCTGGGGATGGAATTCTTAGTTTATATGAAAATGGAAGTATGGCATTGCAATTTAACTCTAGTAACTATCCAATATTCTCAGCATTAACTGGATATGTATATTGTAATGGAAGTACTGCCTGTTCATCGGCTACTACGATTCCCGCTAGTTCAATTTCAGGAATCCCGGCTTCGGTTACGGTATTAGGAACAGATTCATCTAAAAATTTTATTGATAACTCAACTGTTACTCTTTCTAATTCTACTACTGGTAATGCTGGTACAGCAACAGAAACTATTGCAAGTATTCCATCAACAACCACTTCTGGGTCAGTAACATTAGTCCAAGGAAACATTTTAGCAGGAACAGACAAAGTGAGAATTGCTGCTGGACTAACCGCAAGCGATGCTGGATATTTAGAACTTGCAACTGCTGATAATGGAACAGAACCAATTTATGTTAGACAATATACAGGTACAAATGATTTTACCGCAATAGCAAATACGTTGACTTTATTAGATGAAAGCGGTGATACTACTATTCCGGGAGAATTAAATGGGAGTTCTATTAGTATGTCTGGAGGAATTACAACTAATGGAGCGCTAACGGTTGGAGACACGGCAGCTACTAATAGTGGAATAGAACTAGGAAATGTAAGTGGAACTTCCTCTACTCCATATATGGACTGGCACTCTACCGGAGGAACAGAGGATTATGATGCAAGAATTATTGCAAGTGGCGGGACTTCCGGCACCGCTGGATTAGGTACTTTAACAATCGATGCTGCAAGTGTTTCTCTTCCTGCCATTACTGACAGTGCTCTTACTTCTACTACGGTAGTAGGAACAAGTAGCACTGGTTTATTACAAGCTACTTCGACAATCGGTAGCGGGAACGTTGTACTTGCTACGGAGCTTGATAGCTATCTTCCTCTGACAGGTGGTACACTAACGGGAACGCTGTATGGAGCAAATTCAGATTTTACCGGAACATCAACTGTCAGTATTCTTGTTGATCTCGGTGGGGCGACGATTTCCGGATTGCTAAACGCTACAGGTTCGCTAAACGTTGCCGGTTCATCTGCACTTGGTACGGTCACAGGTGGCACATGGAATGGTAATGCTATTACCAATGCTTATCTCGCCAACTCCTCGACGACGGTGAATGGCGTCACTTGCACGCTTGGTTCTACTTGCACAATTTCTACTAATTCAACTACCGCATTTCATCCACTATCGTTTGCTGATATGGGAGCAACGGTTTATACTGCTTCCCAAGTTATTACTTATTATGTTGCACCTATTGCAGAAACTATTTTAACTAGTGGAACCGTTAATTCTGTTACATGCACCAGTAAAGCAATGTTGCAAGTTGCTGCCACGTCTAGTATGACCATAAATATTAATGATAACGGGTCATCTATTGGAACGATTACTTTTGCTGCATCTGGAACTTCCGGAACAGTTTCTCTTACATCTACCACTTTATCAGCCGGTGATATTATAACTTTTGTTGCGCCTTCAACAGCAGATACAACTGGTTATGGATTATATGCGTCTGTTTGTGCGGAGTATTAATATGAAAAAACTTATTATAATTTTATTATTTTTAATTCCGCTTAGTTGCTATGCCTATACAAGTACAACTGTTACTGAGTCAGTTAGTGCAAGTACTTATAGCTTTTTTAATTCCTCGGAATGGGAAGCCACGACAGGTAGTGGTATTAGAACTTTTACAACTGGTAACTCCGTTACTTCCCCAGTAAGTTTTCATAATTTTGGATTTAGTATTCCATCGGATGCAATAATTGATAATATAAGTGTTTCCGTATATACATCATATAATGATCTTGCGTATGAAGAAGCATATATTTCTTCTGTTGATTTATACTACGGGGGAAGTTATACCGGAGGAGATACGTTTGGAACTATAACGCAAACCCAATATTTTACAACTTCTACAAAAACATGGTCTGGATCATTGTCTACATGGGATGCTAGTTCTACTTCTTTAACTCCTGCCATTATCAATGATTCTAATTTTGGATTTAGATTACATATTACAAATAACAGTGTTAATAGAATTTTTTTATATAGTCCATCCATATCTATTACTTATCATGAAAGGCATTCTGGTGTTGTATGGTTCGCTAACTAAGTATAAATAATTATATGGCCTCAGTTAAAGTTTCAATTCGTAATAATTCTCTTGATGATATTGAGATGGATAATTTTGCCACAGAAGAAACTCTTCAAGCAATTTTAGACCATCTCAAAGAGAATCTCAAAAAGGAATTATCTACTCCAAAACCGAGCAATCATTCAACTTCTCCAATTTTAAATAATACTCCATCGGTGGATAAAGATGCGGTTGATGACTATAATAATGCAATTAAAGAAACTGGCAATGGAACTGAAAAGTTAAGTGGCCTATTACCATTATTAGCAAAAGGATTAACTCATCAAACAGAAGAATTAGAATTAGCATCTCTTGCTTTAACTGGATTTGAAGCTGCAACTGATTTTGCAGAAAAAACATTATTAAGTTTTAGTCATACAACTGGATTACTTATAACAACTTTTGCAGATGGTAAAACTCAGTTCAATGATTATATGCAAGCCATTACCGAAGGAACTAAAAATATTCCAATCATTGGATCATTTACTGCGTTACTTGGATTAGCAAGTGGAGAAATCCAAAAATGGAGTGATAATTTATTAGACCTTAATGAAGTTGGATTATCTTTTAATGGATCATTAATTGATTTAGTAGCAAGTGCTCGTAGAATGGGATTAACTACTGATCAATATACTGAAATATTAAAAAAGAATATTGCAGAGCTTTCAACTTTTGGTACAGTACAGGCTGGTCAAAGAAAAATGACTGACGTTGCGTCATATACTCTTCAAAATTTTTCAGATCAATTATCCAATGCTGGCATTTCAGTTGATCAATATAATCAAGAATTGCCTTCTATTCTTAGTTTATTTGGGGGATCATTAAAATCTTCCAGCGCTTCTTCCAAAGATTTATCATTGGCTTCTTTATCTCTTTTAGATGAATTTCAAAAGATGGCAGAACTTACTGGTAAATCCAGACAAGCACAAGAAGATCAGTTAAAAGAAGAAACAAATGATGCAGCATGGCAGAGACATTTAAATGCAATGTCCGCTTCTGAGCAAGTAAATCAAAATAAAGTTTTAGCTCAGATGTCAGCGATGTATGGTAAAGCTGGAGCAGAAGCTTATAAACTCGCTGTTACCGGAATGCCGCCATTAACCAAGGAACAGCAAATTCTTACTGCTACTATTCCCGGATTGCGCGGAACCATGGAACATCTTAATGCTGAATGCAAAAATGGAACTTTTTCTCAAGCTAGTTTAAATAAATCAACCGCAAGATTGGCAGCTAATACGGTTGCGGCTACTAATACATTTGGTACTGCAATTGATGCGCAATCTGCTGGTATGAATACTGGCTTGGGAGCATTAAGTGAATTTTCTGCAAACGTTTATATGCATAATCAAGCGAATATTAAGAATAATAAATTAAATGAAAAGGAATTAGAAAATAGACTTAATAATCTAAATGCGCAAAAAGCTGCTGGAGAGGATGAGCAAAAACGTATTCTTGATTTTAATAATAAGATGAAAGCAATGCAGGATCAATTTACATTGAAGGTTCTTATACCACTAATGGAAAAAGCTGCTCCTATGCTTGGTAAATTAATTGATTTTCTTAGCTGGTTATTTACTTCGAAAACAGGATTAATTACTGCTGGTATTAGTGCATTTGTTATTACAATCGGTGGGGCAGTTGCCACCATGGTTACCACTATGGCTTCTCTTCGATTAATTAGTTTGGCATTAAATGCAATTTTACCTAAATTCCTTTCTGCGGGGGCTGCATCAAAAATTGGAGATATTGCTGGTGCTGGAAAAGGCGGTGGTGGAATATTCACAAGTATTAAGAATATTTTTTCAAAGGGAACCAAAGCTACAACAATTGCAGAAGAAGAGGGCGTCCTTTCTAAAGGAGCAAAACTTGCTGGAAATGCTGAAAAAGGTAGCGGTGGAATTCGAGGAATATTAGGAAAATTATTTAGTTTTGGGAGCAAAGCCGGTAAGCTTGGTACAGTTGTTTCTGGAGGAGCCGAAGCGGCAGAAGGAATTGCTGGTGCCGCTGGAACTGGCGCAGCAGCTTCGGGGGCGGCTGGTATAGCTGGCGCTGCGGGAACAGCAGCAGGAGCCGCCACAGGCATCGGAGCAGGGGTTGCTGGCGCAGCGGGCGCAGCAGAGGGAGTTGCTGGAATCGCCGGAGCAAGCACTCTCGGAACAGCGGGAGCAGTAGGCGCTGCTAATTTTTGGAATCCTATTGGATGGACCATTGGTGGAGTTTTGGCAGTCGGTGCAGGTGCAGCAGCTTGGCATTATTATCAAGAGCATAAGAAAAAGCAGCAAGAAGAGCAAAAGCGTCAGGAAGAACAAGCCCAAAAGCAAATGCAAGCTGCGCAACAACAGATTAATAATATGTCTAGCATCCATCAACAACATTCATCGGTAGTTCCCGGAATTCCAAATATGTCTGGAATGTCAATGACTCATAGCGCCGATACTTTTAGCATGATTAAAAATATTAATGCGCAATTGTCTACTATGAATAAGCATTTGATAGTTATGTCAGATCATATGGCGCAAACTGCGAAATACGCAAAGCAAACTGCGCAAACTATTTAATGAATATTTGAATTATTATTTTTCATACGTTAAGATGAAATTATCAAGCTATTATTGGCTTCAATAAACATAAAACGAATTAAAGTTATATCCCAATCAAGAACTTCCGAATGAATGGAGTAAAGATGCATATGGTAAATTAACAATCGAAGAAATCGAAAAGAATAGATATTATCGTATTTGGGATAGCGGTAAAAGAAAATATTCCTTTCATAAATAGAACTAGAGGAATTTCATGAGTTGGAAAAAATATTTTAAAAGTACATCTTCTACCCGTAGTCCACTTAGTCATCGGGCTGGAAAAAGAAATGCATCTCCTTCAGTTGGGCAATACCCTAACTTGTTGAAAGAAAGCTACTTAGGATGTAATAATCGTGTCCAGCGTTATCAAGAATTGGAAATAATGGGATTGGATTCAACAATTGCCACGGCAATGGATATTATTTCTCAATTTTCCACTCAGGAAGATGAATCCACTGGATTATGTTTCAAAATTAATTATAAAGAAGAAGCAACGGAAACAGAAACCACGATTATCAAGGATCGGCTAGAATCTTGGTATTATCTTAATGAATTCCATAAGAGAATTTTTAGAATTTTTCGCAATGTGTTGAAGTATGGTGACCAAGTATTTTTGCGTGATCCAGAAACATTTAAATTGCATTATGTAGAAATGGATAATGTAATCAAGGTAATTGTAAATGAATCGAAGGGAAAGAAACCAGAGCAATATGTTATTAGAAATCTAAACATGAATTTTCAGAATCTCACTGCCACACAAGTAAATTCCGAAGACATGTTTAATATGATTCCAGCCGGACCGGGATATTCTTCCAATGGAGATTCATTCAATAGTCCAAATAATCCATATTCTAGTTCAAGTAGATTTGCATTAGGAAAAAGTGAAACTCCAATTGATGCAAGTAATATTTTGCATTTATCATTAACAGAAGGACTTGATGCAAATTGGCCATTTGGCACTAGTATTTTAGAATCGGTATTTAAAGTATATAAGCAAAAAGAAATGCTGGAAGATAGTATTGTTATATATCGTATTCAAAGAGCGCCAGCTAGAAGAGTTTTTAAAATTGATGTTGGAGAAATGCCAAGCTATCAAGCACAGGCATATGTTGAGAAGTTAAAAAATGAATTATATCAACGAAGAATTCCAACAATGGGTCCGAATGGATCAAAGTTTGTAGATACTTCTTATCAAAGTATGGCAATTAATGAAGATTTCTTTTTGCCAATTTCTTCGTCTGGAAAAGGAACAGATATTACTCAATTAAATGAAGGTATGAATCTAGGTGAAATAAATGATCTTCGATATTTTGATAATAAATTAATTAGAGGATTACAAATTCCTTCTTCATATATTCCTACTGGAGCAGAGGATGGAACACAAGCAGTAAATGACGGAAAAGTTGGTATTGCTTTAATTCAAGAATATTGTTTCAATAGATATTGTGAGAGATTGCAAAGATTGATTTGTGATTTATTAGATTTAGAATTTAAAGCATATTTAAAATGGTGCGGAGTAACGATTGATACTAGCATCTTTAAGCTAACGTTTAATCCTCCTCAGAATTTTGCTCAATATCGTCAAACTGAGCAAGATGCAGCCAGAATTAATATTTTTTCTCAAATGGCAGGATTTCCATTTATGTCAAAAAGATTCTTAATGAAAAGATATCTTGGATTAAATGAAGATGAAATGAACGAGAATGCAAAGCTACATCGCGAAGAAACAATGGATTTGAATGCGTTGGATAATGAGAATGGAAATCTTCGGGATTTGGGAGTTACTTCTGGAAGTATAGACTCTGATATGCAAAATTTTCCAGCAATGGGAAATGGCGAGGAAGGAGAAATGCCAGAAGAAACTATGGCTGGAGAAGAAGGCGCATCAGATGAGACGACTGGCCCATCGGCCACAGGCGGTGGAGGGCCAGAATCCGCCATATGAAAAAACATACATTAGATGAAATATTGATTAAATGCAAGGAAGTACATGGTGAAAAATATTTATACAACGATTTAAATTATGTCAATGCAAAAACAAAATGCAAAATATATTGTACTGTATGCCATGAATATTTTTTTCAAACCATGGATGCTCATTTGAATAGCAAGAATGGGTGCAAAAATTGCGCAGTTATAAAAGCAAGCAATAACCTTCGGTATTCTTTACAAGAATTTATCACAAAAGCCAAACATATACATGGTGAAAAATATGAGTATAGTTCTTTTAAATATATTAATTATAATACTACCGGAAATATTTATTGTAAAACTTGTAAAAAATATTTTAAGCAGTCACCTAGCAAACATTTGGCTGGGCAGAATTGCCCGACTTGCGCAATGAAAGAAGCGGGAATTAATAAAAAATACTCACAAGAAGAAATCATATCAATATTTAATACAGTTCATTCATCATATTCTTATGAAATGTTCGAGTATCTTGGATACAATATCAAAGGAAAAATCAAATGTTTAAAATGTGAAAATTATTTTTTTCAAACTCCGGCCAATCATATTAATGGAGAGGGCTGTCCTATTTGTTCATTGCAAAAAAGAGGATTAAGTAAGAGATTAACCAAACAGCAATTTGTTGATATGGCTAATAGTATTCATCTTGAAAGATATGATTATTCTGATTTCGTTTATATTAAATCAAATATTAAAGGAAAAATATATTGCAATTATTGCAAAGAATATTTCTGGCAAACGCCAAATCATCATTTGACTGGAAATGGCTGTCCGCATTGTAAACGCTCAAAGGGGGAATATAAGGTTAAGGAACTTTTAAAATTATATAATATGGACTTCATTGAGCAAGGAACTTTGGCTGGATGTATCAGTAAACGATTATTGCGATTTGATTTTATACTATATGAAAATGATAAAATTATTGGGGCAATTGAATATAATGGAAAACAACATTATGAACCTGTTCAGTGGAGTTATCATATGAACGAGGATGATATTGCATTATCATTTAAAGAAAATAAGAATAGGGATATCATTAAAATAAAGTATTGTTCTGAAAATAACATACCTCTATTATCAATTAAATACAGTGATCAGAATAATATGAATATAATAATAGAAAAATTTATTTCAGAAATCTTATAAATAGTATTATATGAAAATCAAAGAGTTATTAAGAGAATATGTGAATATGGCGGATACTCCCGCTTTCAAAACTTGGTTTGGTAATTCAAAAGTAGTTGATAAATCTGGAAAACCGTTGCGGGTTTATCATGGTACTACTCATAATTTTTCGGTTTTTGGGTATGGTAATGGTGATAAAGAAGGCTATCATGGTGCTGCGAATTATTTTACTAGCTCTCCAAGAGATGCCGATAAAAATTATTCTGGTATTGGCCCAGACCTTAAAAGTAGACTTGATTTACGTTCGGAAAATATTATGGCTGAATGGGAAGATAATTCAGAAGATTTTCCAGATTATAATAGTTCAAAATATAAAGCATTAGAACGAAAATCGAAAGCACAAGCTAAGCAAGAATTAGTTGGTCCTGTAAAAAGATACATTATGCCATGCTATTTAAAAATAGAAAAGCCTGTTATTCTTTCTGCTAAAGGTGGAACTTATTTTGAATTAGATTATGATGAAGGCACCGGAGAAGAAAGTGGTTCTGGTTCTGAATTATATGATGCTTTTATGAGAGTGGTTGGGGATCAAAATATATGGGAGCAAGTTGAAGAATCATCTCAATTATATGATGGTTGTTCCGCTGACGATTTTGAAGCAGCAGTTAGAGAACATGACGACTTAATGGACAATGATCTATCAGCAGGAGAAGTTCTTTCTGATATTTATAAAATCATGGGATTTGATGGAATCATATTGGATACCTCAATTACGCATTGGAATATGAAAAATATGCCAGCAGGAACAACTCATTATGTTGTTTGGAATGCTAATCAAATAAAATCTTCCATAGGCAATAAGGGAACTTTTTCTACCAATAGCTTGAATATCACCGAGGATGAAGATGCGAATCAATGAAATAGTAATGTTGTCTCCGGATGATGTACCAAATACTAATTTGTTATTTAATAATATTGTTAGTGATTCTCCTGCTGGGGCGTATAAAAGTGTAGTTGGTTCTATTGGGGATTTTTTAGTTGTTACTAAAAAAGCGCAGCAATTATTTTTCTTTTTAATTGATAAGTCAAACAAGAAAGTAGTAATGGCATGCCAAGGTAGTAATAAATACACAGGATTATTTTGCATAGAACGAATAGGGGTTGTTAAGTCACATCGAGGAATGCAGTTACCAATAAAATTGTATAGTTTTTTAATTAAAAAATTAAATTATAGAATTGTATCAGATATCACGCAATCTGTTGGAGGAAGAAGCATTTGGGAAAAGTTAATGAAGGTTCCGGGAATTGACGTTGTTGGATATAATACCCGGTCAAAGCAAACATTTCAAATAGACCCAGAGCAACCATATAATAATGATGTTTGGTCATCTGAGATTGATGATGAAATTGCAGATTTTGAACATGAAAAGGATGAGGTTGGTAAAGATTCTATAAAACTTGCTAACTTACAAAATAAAATTGATAAATTACATAAGTCATTAATAAGTATTAATAATATTAGGTTGCTTGCATATAAATCGGTGAGACAAGATGAGAATTAATGAAATAATTCGAGAAAGTATTTTAGATAATCCATCATTTAAGAAATGGTTTGGTAATTCTATATCAAAAGATTCTAGTGGGAATCCAATTATTTTTTATCATGGTACAACCGAGTCATTTGATGAGTTTTTATCAGAGAAGGGCGGCTCCTCTACTTTAGCAGAAGATACCGATCAAGCTTTTTTCTTCACCAGTTCGGTAGAAGTAGCAGATGATTTTGCTGGATATATGTATACTACGAAAGATAAAAAGACGGTTGATAAAACATATTTTCGTGGTGCAAATATTATGCCAGTTTATCTTAAAATGGAGAACCCACAGATTTGGGATAAGTTTGGTGGTGCATATGAAGAATCATGGTTGCAAGCAGCGATCAAAGAAGCGAAAGAAGAAGGATGCGATTCTATTATTTTTAGAAATATGAAAGACGGTTCAATAAATACGGTTGGCCCATGGAAAACTTCTCACGTGGTTGCGGTCTTTTCTCCAACCCAAATAAAATCAGCTATTGGTAATAAGGGAACATTTAGCCCGAATAGTAGCAATATTACAGAAAATAAAAATACTAGATTGCTAAGTAATCAATATTCTCATATATTAAAGGATGCTGATGCTATTGCTGAGTATATATCATCTATAAGTAGTAGCTATGTCAATGAAGAATTTATTAGTGAATATTTTCGTGGATGCCAAGCAGTTCTGAAGAATATTCCTATTAACTCTGTTCATGAAGGAAACGCTGATTCAAATGTTCGCAGTGAAGCAAAAGAAAAGCGATATATTAAAAAATCATCGCAAACTATACCTCCTCTCGTCGTATGGGATGGAGAAATAGTAGACGGAAATCATAGATATAGAGTAGCAAAGCAACTAGGATTAACCTCTTTGTGGTGCTATGTTGTAATAGTTGGAGAAGTATAATGAGAATTAATGAAATAATTTTAGAAGACTTTGATCCAGATGATAATGATTATCATAAAATGACTAATCTGAGGTCATCATTATCATTTCCATTAGTACTTTATCGAGCGATATCCCGGGATATTAATTGTATTAACCGAGATAATATTGGGACGAGTTGGACAAATGATATAAAATATGCCATTCCTTATTATGGTTCTGACAGACACACTCCTACTATTATTAAAGCAAGGGCAAAGGAAGATGATATAGATTGGGAAACCACCTTTATTCAAAATGTTACTTATAATTGGAATGAGAAGGAAATATGTATTAAGCCAAATAATAATATAAAATTAATAGCGTATAAGCAACATGGAGATTGGATTCCGATAAATGAAAATAAGATGATTGACGAATTACTTATCGAAGCATATGATAAATCAAAATTTGTAAATGTTGATGTTATTCTTGATGAACTGCTATCTCTACTTCCCAAAACATTACCAAGACCAGAAATTAAATATGTTAATCAAGTACGTTCTAATTGGTTAGCCCAAGATGTTTGGACTCCGGGTAAGCCCAATACTACTATTTCTCTTCAGCAATATATATTGCAAGATGAATATACCACTAAAAGAACTTTGGCCCATGAATTATGTCATCATCAAGAATTTCTTTTTGTACATCTTCCCACTTTAGCTAAGTATGGAGTAGAACAATATAAAGCAATTGTAAAGAAATATATTACTCCTCATGGAAAGTATTTTGAAGATTTTGCCAAAGTATTTAATGATAAATATGGTAAAGATTTTGTAACTAAAATATCTGATCAAAAAGATGTTATTGCGGAAGTGGATAAACCTTTTAATTTATTAATTGTAAAAGAAGGAGATAATTATTTAGTAGCACATTCTTTGGGAAAAATAAATACTGCGCAAAAAGATTATATTGAAAAGAAATTGTCTGATTTTGATTGGAAAGTAGTAGAGACAACTGAACGAATGTTTTTAAATGCTCCGAAAATTGGAACAAAATTTTCTAATTGTGGCTCAGAAAATGCCATATCATTTGCAAAAAATCTTTGGGAAAACGGTACAATATTACTTTCTCCAACTACTATTAATAAAGTAACGCTTTTTTCGAAACGATATTATATATTTCTCATGAAAGGATTTAATGGAAATAATGATATGAGAATTGCTAAAGGAATTCCAAAAAATGATATTAAATGGATGACTGATTTAAAAAATCCTCCGGATTGGAAAGTTGTATCTAGTACTAATGAAAAATTAATTCCATTGGTGGGTAAATATATTCATGTTGATAGAGAACCGCAATATACCGAGTTATTCAACGAATTGTGGGATAATGGTAAAGTTTTGAATCAAAAGGATAAATAATAATATGGTATTGAATGAGTTGTTCGATCAAGACGAAGAAAACTATTATGATCCTGAACAAGATCAAACAGTTCCTAAATTGACTGATCTAAGAAAGACTAAGTTAACATTGGGAATGATTTCACGCATGAGATTGATTAGAGATGTTCGTAATTTTGAATTAAGAACAAATCTTGAAAATGTTCGTAGGCAGTTTGGGCAATCACCAGAAAATGCTGGTGGTGGAATTTAACTAACAGCATTTTCTAACAAATGCTAAATAAGTCTAGGAGAAATAAAAAGAAATGGCATCCAAGAAATTTGATAAATTAGTTGAACATGTTGTTAACGGTGATGAGAAGAGTGCTCGTGCTCTTTTTCATAATATTGTGGTTGGAATGAGTCGCAAGATTTATGAAGACTTTGATTTAGATGAACCTGATTATAACTATGAACAAGGTTTTGCATTTGATAAAACGTATGAGTTGGGAAGTGGCGACCGAGTACGAGTAATTATTTATGATCCAGCAAGAGGAGATTGTAAAGTAAAATTTAAATTGAGTTATCAATCAAATGGCGAAGATGAATCTATTCCGCCATCCGTAAAAACTTTTAAAGATATTAGGTCCGCTTATAGATACGGAAAGCTCACATATGGAATTTCAATTCCCAAAAAAATTAGAGAATCCGATGAATCTGAACGCGCTTTTGATGAAGTCAACAGTGATCATTCCGGTGATGTTGATCCAGACGAAGATGAAGTTATTGGTGGTGATGAAACTGATGACTTTGAAGATGAAGTTAAGGATGATAGCTTTGATATTGACGGCGATAATGAAGGTCTACATGGCGGTGATGAGCTTAATCCTCCCGAGGAAGAGCGCGTAACCGATCTAGAAGATGAACTAGATTCATTGAAATCGGAATTTGAACAACTTCGTGCAGAGACCGCAGAATTAGCCGGGTCTGACGCTGAGGGTGATGCAGAAGAAGCCGAAGACCTTGATACTGCTTCTGACGATGATGAAGAGGTTGAAGATGACCTTGAATCCGAAGAAGGGGACGACGAGGATTTTGATTTTTCTGAACATGAAGCATCGGAAGACGATGACGACGACGACACCGAAAACGATGAAGATGACGATACCGAAGAGGTTCACGAAGATGATGAATCGGTAGAACTTCCGTCAGATGATGAAGAGCCTGTATCTGAAAATCTGATTCGCGAATATGTTGAAAAAGTAACTCGTGGATTATCGACTTCTGCTGAAGCGGATTTTGTTGGTAAGAAATCTCCAGTTGCCGGTAAAAATGAAATTGTAAAGGGAGTTGGCCCAAAAAATATTGCACAAAATGCAACCGAAAAAGGCCGACCTGCACCAACACCAAAAGAGATGTTTTCCGGAGAAATTCAAAACCGTCCGGGCGGAAAGGCAAAGTTGAAGCCAGCAGCCAAGGCAAAAACAAAGCCAGAAAAGTCCAACAAAGGACCTATTGAAGGCGCAGTAAAGTAATCTATTAATAACAATAAAAGACTAGCACAATTTGTGCTAGTCTTTTTGTATTTGTTTCAAAAAATCAAATAATATTTTTGATAAATTTCGTTCTGTATATGGAATAATGCAAAGGGGAATATTATTATTGTTGCAATACTTTTCTTTAATAGAATCGCGAAGTTTATTTTCTTGTAACGTTGGTTCCCCGCCAAAGAATGGAATTGGTTTATAATGTTGTGCTCCCTGATATTCAATAACTCCGATTACCGAAGTATCATTATATATTGTAAAATCAAATCGAAGCATTCTCTTGTGTCTACATTTGGGAAATCCCTGCTGTGATTTGAAATTATAGTTCCCGTCTTTTAATAACTTTCTTATATATTTTTCTCCATGTGATTCGTTACATTTTGAACATCCATTTCCTTTTAAATGACTTTTCGGAGATTGAGAGAAATACTGCTTACATTTATTACAAAATAGTTCTACCGGAGTTTTTTGATCAATATAATTTACTTTTTCATAAGAAAATGTATCTTCACCATTAATTTCTTTACTTTCTATTATGAATTCTTCGGTGGTTTTATATTTTCCAATGCAATAAGGACAGCCCTCTCCAGATTTTCCCGCGTGTGCTGCGGGTTCTTGCCAAAAAACCTTTTTACAGGTATTACAAAAAATTTCAATCTTGCTGTGATTTGCGATATAAACAACTTTATCATAATTATATTTGTTCCCATGTTTCTTTTTAGCTTTTGCTATAAACTTTTCTTTTTCCAAAGTATTACTTTTCGCTGCCTTCTTTCTTCCACAAATATTGCAGCCTTCTCCTTGCAAATGGCAATATGCCCGTTGCTGAAAAAATCGTTTACAAGTATTGCAATATATTTTCACCTTCTCGTGCGCGTCTATGTATTCACATTCTGAATAAGAATACTTATCTCCGTGAGTTTTCTTGGCTCTTTCAATAAATTCTTCTAACGTCATGGTTTGCTTTATTCCAGTATTAATATTTGCGCATCTAGGACAACCTTGCTTTCCATTTATATGAGCATTGGGGGTTTGCGAAAAATATTTATTACATGCATTACAATATATTTTTATTTTTTCGTCAGTGCCGATATAAGTAACATTGTCATAATTATATTTTATTCCATGTATTTTAAGTGCATTTAATATAAATGATGCAGTATCATATACCAGAACTCCACCGCAAATTTTGCATCCACTTCCACTTAAATGATCACCTGCCCGTTGCCAAAAGTATATCCCACATTTATTGCAGAATATTTCTACTTTCTTGCCCATTCCAAAATAAATAAGTTTATCATATCTATACTTATTTCCATGTTTATCAATGGCCCGTTTAATAAACTGTTCTTTTGTTAGTTTAATACCCATTTAATTTCCTTTAATTATGTCATGAAATTCATATAGATTTTTCAAATAATTTTTTGATATCCTGAAAGCCGTTCCATGATCCCGCACTCTTCCATTTTTTAATTTAGCTCTAAAATCAATACTTATTTGTTTGTTTTTAATTGCTTCTAAAAATCTATCAAAAGAAAATCCCCACATCAGTTCTAGTTCTCTATAATAAAACTCTTCGTGATCTTGAATAACTCTAGAATCGGCAGTAACAAATCCCATTGCAGGCAATTTTTTGGATGTGATTTTTTTAAGACGATCATATTCCCATCTTACAATCGCTTCATCATTGGCAATAATATTAACAGAATCATTTATGGTTATATTCAAACCAATATCATTATAAGTAGTAATTCGGTTACATAATAAAGTAGAATAGAATCTTTTCTCTGAGCTATCTTCTGAATAATATCCATAGTTATTAATTAAGTATTTGGTAGCTTTGGGAGGATAACATGGTCTAGCAGTAAATAAAGTAATTGAAGAATCAGAAGAAGATCTTTTAGCTTTAATTTCAACTCCATATAAATCTGCTTCTGGACTATTGTTTTCTTTTATATGCAAGATATCTTCAAAGGTTTTTCCAATTGCCGTATCTCCATTTCTATGGGAAACTATCCATTTATTCCATATAGGTGCATTACTAACTTCAGTTATAAATTTATCGTACATTTCCTAACTCCATTTAAGTTAGTATGACAGAAAATAAATGGAAATTCAAAAGTTTGATAAATATATTTGTTGAGGTAAGCTATGAAGCAAAACTTGTTAGAATATCAAATGGTTTCTTCTATGAAAACAGAATTACTAGAAGAAACGGATTTCACAGGACAAAAAAAGAAACATTTATATATGAATGGAATCTGCATTCAAGGCGATGTTAGAAACCAAAATCAACGAATTTATCCATTCGGGGAAATTCAAAGAGCCGTAACCGAAATCAACGACCAAATTACAAATGGCCACCCCGTTCTCGGTGAATTAAGCCATCCTGATAGTTTGCAAATTGCTCCAGAACGGGCATCTCATGCAATCACCAAAATGTGGATGGAACAATCAGATGGTTATGGTAAATTGAAAATTTTATCCACCCCAATGGGAAATATTGTGCGTGCTATTCTTGAAGACGGTGTTCCGCTCGGAGTATCTAGCCGAGGGTCCGGCAGTGTTAATGAATCTACCGGAATGGTAAGTGAATTTTTTATTACGACCGTGGACGTCGTTGCAACACCATCAGCGCCAAATGCCTATCCTGTTCCAGTCTATGAAAGTCTTCTAAATTCAAAGGGTGGTTATAAAGCATATAACACTGCCATTGACGCGCAATATGATCCAAAAGTACAAAAATATATTAAAGAATCTCTGGTAAATGTTATTAGAGATTTAAAGAAGCTATAAGGAGAAATATGTCAGATAGTTTGCAAAAATTACATCAAATTATTTTGGAAGCAGAAGGAACAAATCTTGGATTAGTAGATCCTCCGGGCATGCCAAAAATTGAATCAAGCGCCCAAGCAAAAAATGCTTCTATTTACACAATGGGAAAATCAACTTCGGGGGGATTCGTTGGAGCAGAGGATGAAGATTGCTGCGAATATGGAGACTATGAAGGCGATACTACCAGCGATGCGGCATCAATCTATTCTGGAAGTTCAAAAACCCCGCCCACCAAGGAATCTGCTCCAAAGACAGCGGATTCAAAGGACCCGTCTGAACCAAAAGATGCCGAACCATCGAAAGAACCCAAAAAACCAAATTTTGATAATAAAGTTGAAGAATCATTAGCTGATCAATTGGCAAAACTTCGTGGCATTATTGATGAAGAATCCAATGACAAATCATTAAAAAGAAATTGGATAATTAAAAATATAAAAACAGGAAAATATTGGAATAGTAATACCGTTGGTGGATGGAGTGATACCCCTACATATTATTCGAGCAAAGACCTTGCATATGAATTGCCTTGGTACGGAAAATGGATTAATTCAGATAATGAAATTAAAGAAGCATGGGATGAAGCTATATCCGATAAAGCACACGATGTATATAATTCAGCAGCCAATGCAGCCGATAGTGCATATAACAATGTAGTTGATTATGGAATTCCAAAAATAAAGCAGTTAGTATCTATGATTAAAAATAGAAATTCGAAAATCAAGGTTATTAAAATTAGCATTATTCCGGGAATGGATAATGCGTTTATCGGCATTGCAAATATAACTATAAATAACAAACCATTTAAAATTCAATCCCTTTCAATGGAAGGACTTACGAAAGAAGAAGCCAGAAAAGCATGGATTAATACGTTAAGACAATTTATTATTACAAAATATCCAAATAATATTATTGCATATAATAAAGACCTTTCCAAATTCGTTAAATCAGTCAATGAGTCATGGGATGAAGAGATGCATACTTCCAAGAAAGATAAAGGCATGTGGGATGGTTGGACTATTGCAGAATTAAAAAAGGAAAAAACTCGATTAGATAAAAAAGAAAAGAAAAGTGATAAGGATTCTAAAAGATTGAAACAAGTTAATTTTGCGATCCGTGCAAAACAAAAAAATAAATTTGGAAAAATTAAAGAATCATCGGAATGTACCCTTGGATGCTGCAAATCTGGAACCCCATTGGCAGATATTTCAGAGAAAATAAAAGAACATGGTTATCTTGAAGAATTTTATCAAAAGAAAGGTAATTATGATATGTATGAATTTCATAAGAAACTTCGTAAAAAATATGAAGAAAAATATCGTTTAATGAGAAGTAAAGAAGTTTCAGAAAGTGTAACTGAACATACATTATGCGATCAATGCGGTAATAGAATTTCAGAATATACTTGCCGTAGATGTAAAGATAAACTATGTAATAAATGTAGCAAAGATAAAGATTCTGAAAAGCATGTAGCATATTGCAAAGATTGTTATAAAGCAATTAATGAATCAGAGTGTGATGAATCTATTTGTCCAAAGTGTCACAAAGATCCTTGTATTTGTGATAAAGAGAAATGTGAAAAATGCGGCAAAGAAGTTTGCGAGTGCGGAATATCAGAATCATTCATTGCTGGCCCATGGTCAGCAGCAAAAAGACATAAAAAATAAAATATGGGGATAACATATGTTATCCCCATATTAATGCTCATTTTTAGCATTAATTAACCATATTTTTATTAGTCTTACTAAATAGTATTAGAAGGAGAAACATATGATCGAAGCATTAAAGCCTTTACTCGAAAGTGGAATTGTGAGTCCCGAAACTCGCGAAGCCATTAACGAGGCATGGCAAAATCAGATCAAAGAACTTCAAACATCTATTAGAACAGAAATTCGCGAAGAGCTAAGTTCTCGTTATGCTCATGACAAAGCTACGATGATCAAGACTTTGGACAAAATGGTATCAGAAACATTGACCAGCGAAATTCGTCAGATCAAAGAAGAGCAAATTGCAGTTTCTAAGTTAAAATTGCAAACTCTAAAAGAGATGAAAGGTTCTAGTAAGAAGTTTGAAAATTTTATGACTCGTGCATTGGCTGAAGAGCTAGCACAATTTGCGCAAGAGCGTAAATTACAAGAATCTCATAAAGCAAAGCTAGAAAAGTTTGTTATGTCAACCCTTGCCGAAGAATTAAATGATTTTCAATCAGATCGCAAGGCAGTTATTGAAACAAGAGTTAAGTTAGTATCTGAAGGTAAAGAACAACTTTCAAGATTGAAAAAGAAATTTGTTGATCGTTCAAGTAAAGCAGTTTCTAAGATTGTTGCAGAAACACTCAATCACGAAATTACTCAATTACACCAAGATATTAATGCTGCCAAAAAGAATCTATTTGGCCGTAAAATTTACGAAGCATTTGCTAACGAATTCACTACAAATTATCTAAGTGAGAATGTAGAAGCTAAGAAATTGCAAGAGCAAGTTCAAGAGCTATCTGAAAAATTAGTAAAAGCACACAAGATTGTGGAAAGCAAGAATACTGAAGTTAAGAAATTAGCAGATCGTGCAACTCGCTCTACCGTAATTTCTGAACTATTAGATCCTCTTGCTACATCAAAAAAATCCATAATGAATCAATTGCTTGAATCAGTTCAAACAAGTCAATTGCGTTCCGCTTATAACAAATATCTACCTTCAGTTTTAAACAATAAAGCAGCAGTTTCTAAGCCCGTTTTAACTGAATCAACAGGTAATAAATTTCAGCAAACTACTGAACATGATAATTCCATCGATGAGTTAGCTCATCTAGCGGGAATTAATAAAGGAGAAAAATAAACACTATGTCTAAGAACATTCTTACAGAAAGTTGGGCACCACTCAAAGAAAAATATCTTTCTGGCCTTAAAGGATCTCGCAGAAACTCTATGGAAGTTATTATGGAGAACACACGAGTTTCCCTTCTAGAATCAGCCGCACTTGGCACAACTACAGCAGGAAATATTGCCACATTGAATCGTGTCATTCTTCCTGTTATTCGCCGAGTTATGCCAACTGTTATTGCCAATGAATTGGTTGGTGTTCAACCAATGACTGGTCCAGTTGGTCAGATTCAAACAATGCGTCTTCGCTATGCAAACAGTGTTACACCGACTGCTGCATATCCATTTAATACACCCGTAACAGCCGGTGATGAAGCTTTATCACCATTCAAGATCGCCACAGCTTATTCTGGTTCTGCCGCAACTGGTAAAGCCGATTGGACTGCTAATCTAGAAGGTCAGGCTGGTAATCGTGTAAGTATTCAAATGGTTCGACAGACTGTAGAAGCCAAAACTCGTAAGCTTTCTGCAAGCTGGACATTTGAAGCTGCTCAAGACGCCCAAGCAATGCACGGCATCGATATTGAAAATGAATTGATGGCTGGTCTTGCGCAAGAAATTACTGCTGAAATTGATCAGGAAATTCTTGGTTCACTTCGCGCCCTAAGTGGTACAGATCAAACTTTTGATCAATCACAAGTTTCTGGTACTGCAACTTATGTTGGCGATGAACACGCCGCTCTTGCAATTCTTATTAACCGTGCTTCTAACCTTATTGCACAACGTACTCGTAGAGGCGCTGGTAACTGGGCTGTCGTTTCCCCAGCCGCTCTAACTATTCTTCAATCTGCTACTACTTCTGCTTTTGCCCGTACTACAGAAGGAACATTCGAAGCTCCAACAAACGTTAAGTTTGCCGGTACTTTGAACAATGCCATGAAGATTTATGTTGATGCTTATGCTTCTGATAGCATTCCGGTCCTTGTCGGTTATAAGGGTTCAAATGAAACAGATGCAGCGGCCTTCTATTGTCCATATATTCCACTGATGTCCTCGGGCGTCGTTTTGGACCCCGTGACTATGGTGCCAATTAGCTCATTTATGACACGTTACGGATATGTTGAATTAAGCAACACTGCTTCTTCCTTTGGTAATGCCTCGGATTATGTTTCGAGCATCGCTCTAGCAAATATTTCTTTTTACTAGACTGAACTGTAATTATAGCACAAAATCCTCGGAACGTTCCGAGGATTTTGTTTTGTATCAAAATTAATGTAGATTTGAATGTACATTTTTTATTTGGTAATATAAAGATGGGGAAAATAACACATGGGATCAAACAAGAAAACAAAACTAGAAAATTTTATAATAATGGCCAACGCCATTCATGGTAATAAATATGATTATTCTAATAATACCTATTTTCCGGGAATGAATGAGAAAGTTTCTATAATATGCCCAATTCATGGAGAGTATTATGGAAGTGCCCGTAATCACATTTATAATAAAAGCGGCTGTAGAAAATGCGCAAATAATGATATGCGAACTCCTACCAAGGATTTTATTTCTGAATGTAAAAAGAAACATGGAAATAGGTATGATTATTCCTTGGTAGAATTTACTAATATGGAAAGTCCAGTAAAGATAATCTGTTCAAAGCATGGAATATTTGAACAAGTTGCAAAGCATCATAAGTTGGGAAGCAACTGTCCGCAGTGTGTTAGAGAAGGGCAGATGTTAAGTTACGAAGAATTTTTGGCTAGATGTAAAGAGATACACGGTAATACTTATTCATATGAAAAAATGAAATATCTTGGCATGGATAGCAATATAACAGTTATATGTCCTATTCATGGAGAGTTTTCATTGCTTGCTAGTAATCACATTGGCGAAAATGGTAATGGTTGTGCAAAATGTGCAATCAAAGAACGAACCAAAGATATAGAAACTTTTATTGCAGAATCGCAAGAAAAGTATGGAATGGATCATTTTGATTATTCACAAGTTGATTATATTAATAATACTACCGATATAACCATCATATGCAAATATCATAATGAAACATTGCATTTACCTCCAAAGGAGCATTTGGCTGGAAATGGGGGGTGTCATGCTTGCGACCTAAAAAGAAAACGAAATGATCCAAATGACTGGTTAAATAAAGCCAAAATTATATGGGGCGATGTATGGGATTATTCTGATACGCATTATATAAGTAATCTTGAAAAAGTTAATATTCGCTGTAAGAAGCACAATATAATATTTGAACAATCTCCTGTTATTCATTTAAGTAAGAAGATTGGTTGTCCGAAATGTAAAGTTAAATCTAAGGGAGAATATGCAGTCGAAGAACTATTAAAGACGAATAATATTCTTTATGATAGTCAAAAATCATTTCCAGATTGCAAATATATCAACCTATTATATTTTGATTTTTGCATATACAACAACGATCATACTATTAAATTACTTATAGAATATGATGGGGCGCAGCATTATAGACCTATTAAATGGGGCAGTAATATGAGCGACGAAGATGCCGAAGAACTTTTCAAAACAATACAGGAAAGAGATAATGCTAAAACCAGATATTGTATAGAAAATAATCTCACTTTAATAAGATTAACTAATGAAGATGATATTGAAAAAGTATTAGCACCACATCTTGTATAATACGAAAATACCCTTAATATATTTTATGATACTAGGGGTATTTTTATATTTATTTTTCTAATTGATTTTGTAATATTTCTTCTGGAGTCCAGCAACCCATTGGTCGAAAGTCTGCCCACGAATTATATTTTGCACCATCATTTCCAAACTCACAAACATAGTCTCTATTTTCGTCTATTACTGATGGCCAGCGCGAAGCCACGGTAACCAACGTATATTCTTTGGTAGGATTATCAACCGCGCACACCGAGTCGCCAATCTTTAATTTTGCCATAGCTAAATGCAACTTGATTGGCAACTTCTCACAATTTCGCAGCGCTAACCATAAATTTTCAATATCTGAAATACTGCTAGCAATTCGATTTCCATAAATTGCAATATAAACCGAGTTTTTGTCTATCTCTAATATAAAACATGGTTTCTCTTTATATATTCCTTTAATTGGCGGGGTATACTCTGCAATATATTCTAATTCTTCCCAAGTCATAGTATCTCCTTAAAAATCTATATAAATCATAATACCAAATATTTTCATGGATGTCAATACCTATTATAAATAGTAATATGAGATTATTCGAAATAACCAAACATTATTATCATGGAAGTAAGAAATTATTTTCAGTTGGTCTTACTCTTACTCCAATGAAAGATGGATATGCGGAATCGGATGATGAAGATACAACAATGGTAGAAAATATTCTTAACAAATATAAACCATCTTTGGCATTATCTCGCCAAGATTCTATTTTTATGGTTGATACTCCAGATCCAGATTTAATTGAAAAGATGGGAGGATATGCAGATCACATTTACGAAGTAATACCAGCAGGAACAGTTTATAAAAATGATTTAAGATGGTATGGCGAATTATCTTCGATTATATGGAAGGAAGATGATATGGAAGCTAAGAAACTTGCACTTGGATATTGGAGTGGGAAATCATTTGATGGCAATCCTCATTTTGAATATCGAGCAAAATCTGCCACAATAAATAAGGAAGTATCCTAAGATACTTCCTTATAGTGTTTCATACGTTTTAACTCATATATAAAAAATTCTTTTTCCAATGATATTCCCCATTCAAAATAACATCCGGGGTATTCTGACACCGAATTTTCGGAATCATCGTTACATTCTGGCCTACCTTGCAAAAATAATTCGCGGGATTACGTCGCGTAGGACCCGGCACATGTGATCAAATATATATTCTTTGGCATCGGTAATAGAATCGAATCCCCTTCTATCACGAAGATATTGATTATTCCCTTTCACTACTGGATAATATTCTGCTACGTATTTTTCCATAATCACCTTCTTATAATATTTTGATTAGTTGATCCGCGAAAATTGGAAGGATCATAATCTTTAAGTTCTTCTTTATATAATCCATCTACCATAACATCGATATATTCCAATGGAGTATTCTCGGGAAGATTATCATATGTAAATCCAGTATATAACCAAACACTTTTTTCTGGACACATAGCTTTAAACATTTTCAAAAATGTAGTTAGTTCTTCACAATGATAAAGTGGATCTCCTCCTGAAATAGTTATGCCATCGCACAATTCATTATTTTTAACCTTGTTTATAATTTCATCTTGTAATTCTAATGTAAATTGTTTTCCATAATCAAAAGATTGCGCCGCCTTATTATGGCATCCTTTACAATTATGGTTGCATCCCGAAATGAATATAACTGTACGAATTCCTTCACCATCTATAATGCTATCTTCTATTAATCCTGCTAAATTCATTTCCTTCTCCAAATATACTTTATTTTTCCTGCATCATAAATTCTATCAAGGCCAAGCTCCATTGCCATAGAATATTCGGTATCAGATTCCATTATAGGTCTGTTCAACATTTTAGATAATTTATCTTTTCGAAAATTAAATTTATGATATCTACGGTCCCCAACCACATAAGAATAATCCGGCTTAATAAATGATAAATTTTCAAATCCGCATTTATTATATACATCACCAGTACTCCAGCGCAAATCTGCAAATGTTTCAATAACTGCTATCTCAGGATAATTTTTATTTATATATTTAAGAATCTTACTCATTAATCCCGGATAACTTGCTTGCTGATTATTGGTATATCTATTCATAACATAAATATCATCTTTTCGTATTGTCATCGAAACAACTGCTACTAATTCTTCTCCTAGAAAACATCCAAGATCAATTGTACCTTTATCATATCCTCCTTGAATATGATATTTTTCATGGAAGGGGGCAGCAAAAGCTTTGGTAATTGAAGAGATAGATAGTTTTCTCGCACCAATTACTTTATGAGTCTTATTGCAAATATGCAAAATATGATTCTCGATGATTTCTTTTCTTTCATTCCATTCATCTTCAAAAATTTGAATTAATTGAATTCCTTTTTCTTTACATGCCAAGTATTTTTCATAATGATAGTTACTATCTTTGAACTTATCCGAATGCCAATATATCCCATTAAATTCGATTGCTAAGCTACAAGAAGGAATATAAAAATCTAATTCTTTCGGTGAAATTATTGTTCTATCATTGGAAGAAAACTCAATTTGATTATTAGTTAAAAATGTTTGAATTTCTGTTTCATAAGTTGACGTTCCACCATGTATATAATGAAGATCAAAGGCATCGTGCTTTTTGCAAACAGAAGTAAATGAATATCCGGTTTCTTCTGCAATCTGTCGAACCGATTTTGTCTTAAATTGAGTTTCCAACCACTCCTTACTATTCATATTATCAACTATTTCCATAGAAAGATGCTGCTGAGCGGCATACATCACTCCGTATTTTTCAAAATTAGTCTGCCGAGCCTTTTCTTTTCCTTCCTCTATTTGACCTGCAAATTCAACCCCATATCTTTGCAAATTTGTATTACAAATTCGTTCTTGATATTCCAATAATTGATTCGGATGAATGACGCCATATTTTTCAATATTTGTATTTTTTGCTTTTTCCTTTGTTTCTTCTAGTACCGAGGCAATTGGTACTCCGTATCGTTCTATATTTGTAGCAATACCGCGTTCTCTAATTTCTTTGCTTTGCATAGAATATGGCACGCCATATCGTTCGATATTGGTTTGTATGGTCTTTTCTTCTACTTCTTTTCCGTGTAGAGAACATACATTTCCATATTTTTCCATATTAGTTTTTTGAATTTTATCCATTATTTCTGGGCAACGCGCAATATATTCTTCACCATACTTTTCTAGATTAGTTTCCCGAATTTTGGCTTTAATTTCTTCATTCGCAAATGGATTTTCAAAACCATATCTTTCGATATTTGTTTGTTTAATTTTATCTTTTACTTCTTCTGATTGTAGTGCATTTCCTACTCCATACTTATCCAAACAAGTTTGTTTAATTTTATCTTTTACTTCTTCCGATTGGAAAGCCCACTCGGTTCCATATCTCGCCATATTTGTTTTCTTAATCTTTTCTTTTATTTGGTCAGATTGCCCGGCATATTCCGTTCCAAATTTCTTCAAAGTAGTTTTCTTTGCTTTATCTTTAAATTCTTTAATTTGCAATGAGCAAGTTGCGCCATCATATTTTTCAATAAATGTATTTGTGCGTTGAGCAATTACGCACGCATTATCACCGCAAGTACTTGAATATTTCTGGGCATTCCAATGTAGTTTCTTTATTTTACATATAGGGCAAAATGGGGATTCCGATAATCCATTCCTCAATAAATAAAATTTTTCAACTTTAGTACCGAATTTCATAGTAGATATATAAGTGTTCAATACTGCAATTTCTTCATTAGTTAAAGTTTTGATGAATCTTCTATTTACAAAATTATCTCTTCCAATAAAATTCTTTAATATTTCGGCTAATTCCATGATATTTTCCTTTTATAAATCTATTTAAGTTATTAATATCTATTATATCATTTTCTATTACATTTTTCAATAGCAATTGAAAAATAATGGGGAGAATATTCTCCCCATTATCTATTCTATGTTGTGTTTAACTCTGTCTTCCACTTCAGCTTGTTTTCCTTTATTAAAATGGGATTTATCGGTGGTGAGATATCCAGTAACCCGGCGAAGACGTTGGATATCTCCACTGTTACATTGTGGGCATTCGTGAGGAATTTCGCCGCTATATCCGCAAGATAGGCATTCATCAATCGGAAAATTGATTGCGAAGTATGGTATATTGCTATCCATCGCATAATTAATTACTTTTTCGATTGCTTTCTTATTTTGAATTAAGCCAGAAGAGAACTCGACATAAGTAATACAACCAGAAGTTGCATAATAAGCAAATTCAGATTCAATGTTAATTTTTTCTGTCATCGTAATATTTTCCCAAACAG